ATGAACAATCCAACGATACTTGATATCGCGCTCGGATTTATTTTTCACAAGCACAGCGAGGATGAATTCGGTCGCAAAAATAATAAAGCACAGGCTATCCGCGAAATGAGCGACGAAGAACTTGCGGCAGCATTGAATGAAATTGTGGCTCAACAGGACAATTGCCCGCACACAATCGATGGCTGGAAAGAATGGCTACAAGAGGAAATAAAATGAATAAAATAGAAGTGATTTGTTGTAAGGACTGCGATCTTTGGAACGCATGGGACAAGCATGGAGATCTGTGTAGCTGCGCCTACTTCACGCTGGATGATTCTAAGCCTGTGTATACAAAGCCTGATGACTTTTGCAGTTATGCAGAGCAACGATAAAAACTAAGTTCTAGGAGGATTTTGTATGCTGATATTTGAAAAGAATCTGTTTTATGACTGCACCAAAAAGGAGCTCGAAAAGATTTCAGAGGCCATCAAAAAAGACCAAAGCAATGGAGTGCTCACTTTTGGAATGGAGGCTATGAAAGTTCAGATTGAGCGAATCCGAGAACATTTCAGCGTTCCCGGAAAAGCATTTGATCGTGTATCTGCTTACAATCTCGCCAAAGAAGAGCTGTATGATGAAATCGCGGAACGTTATTTCCAGATTTAATAAAAATATTGTTATCTATAAGATGCTAAAAAATGGAGTACCAGTCCAATTAAGGATTGATACCCCATTCGTTTTATATCAGCTCGATATCACTTGACTCAACATAGCCCGACACATTTACTGAGATTGGATACTTGCCAATACGGCTTTCAAGATTTGTCACTCGATACCGCCCATTGACGAGTTTTCCATCATAAATAAACCACTCACCAGAGCGGCGCATCCCACAATGTGTTTGGCTGTTTGAATATAATATTCCGTCTAATTTGATTTTATCTCCTACGCGAAGAGTATTCTGATGTTCCATCAAAACGAACCCCATGTAGCTGGCCCACAGATACCGTCAGCAATCAAGCCATGCGCCTTTTGCCATTCCATCAGTTTTGTCTTAGTGCCTGCTCCAAAGATACCGTCCGCTTTTACGCCTAGATGTCTCTGCAGCACGGTGACTGTATACGAGATGCCGCCAGTGCAATCTTTCGCGCCCTGACGAATCGTAGGCATGATTTTACTCACTGATACATAAGCAGTTCCAGCCTTACTAATCCAGCGAGACTTCCAGCTCCGCACATCAACATGAACAAAGCCTCCTGTTAGCTGTACTCGACTGTAATAGCCGATGCCGCCCCGCTTCTGGAAATAAGGCATGGAGGCCAAATATAGCGCAATCCGAATTGGGTCAACACCTTTGATGGTAACATCCGCTGCCGTACCCAAACAATGCTGACTGCGAGGACTGCCGCCGATGGAAATATTGTAAGAAGGGGAGCGGTAGCCGGAGTTGATATGGACAGGTTTGCCAAAATGAGCCCGCACCTGTTCAAGAATGTAGACAAGCTCTGTATCGATTAGAACGGTATCACTGTGGTCGGAGCAGGCGAACTCATAGACGGAGAAATGAGCCGACACCTTTTTGTTCCAATCTTTTTTCATTGAGTATGTATTTACTGCCATGTGGCGCACCTCAATTCTTCTTCAACTCGTTCTCAATCTTCTCATTCTGAATGTCCAGCTCCTTGACAGCAGCTTCAATCATCATATCGATAGTCGGGGTGACCTTGACACCCATCTTCTCAAGAGCAGCGATAACATACTTCTTTTTGTCAGCTTTCTTGATAACACCAGTTGCGCCGACCTTCTCAGCAGCGCGAACGGTCATCTGGACAAGCTTATAAACGCCAATTTTCTTGAGATAGGGGATGCCATAGACCATAAAAGCAGTACCAGCACCTGCGACGACTAGCTGGGCAATAGTAGCAACAACCTGATTGAAAAAGTCCATCATAATATACCTCCTGATAAAAATAAAAGACCCCGAACACATCGTTCGAGGTCATGAATCACGTGATCTTATTCTTTTGGTTTCAAAAAACCATTAGTGCGTAGCATTTCGTCATATACGCGCCCCACGTTCTTGATGGCGAAGGGCATCTTGTTGTTCTTGTAGTTGGAATGAGTCTTACAATAATCTTCATACTTCCCAATGACATCAAGGATGTCATCAAAGTCCTCTTCGGTGTGGCCGAGTCCGCGAACAAGCTCATTATTGAAGCGCAACACCTGACTACGATAACCGTCAGCTTTGGTTTCTTCACCCTTTTCGATGTGATTGTCTAGCTTTTTACGAGTCTCTTCTTGCTCGGAGCGAATATCTTTAAGCTCGGATTTGGTTTCCTTAATCTCGTTCATCACACCGGCATTCAGGGCGTTTCCAATGTGAGTGGCCACCTAAGACCACGGATTGATCTCTATTTTAGAGACTTGTATCACTGACATAACAACGGCGATCAGTCCACTGCTCCCGGCCATCACTGAGCCGAGATGATTTAGGAAAAAATTCAATAATTCGTCCATACGATTTTAATCACCTCGATTCTTTTTTATATTGACAAATTTTGCACATCATGATATAGTAGTGCTACAGCATGATTTACTTTCGTCGAGCAAATTATGTGTTACCTACTCTAATATGTATGTGGGGAAGAGGTCCTTAGCCGAAAAGCTGAGGGCTTCTTTCTTTTTATTCGGATGGTGTGTCTGTTGTGTTTTGATTTTGTTTCTGCAGTTCCTCTTTAATGGCGGTCAGTTGTTCGGTGATACCTTGCAATGCTATTACGATTTGCTGACCGGTTTCATCAAGAAGAAACGGTTTTAATATTTCTTGAGACATAGTTCCTCCTTAGCTTAAAGATACTGGTATCCTTCAAACCACAATGAGATACCACTACTATATGTGCTGCTAGAAGATATTTTAAAAGTATTATTTGAATTATAAGATATAGTAGAACTAACTGTAGAACTACTGCCTGAATAAAATATCTCTGTTGTACAGCCTTTGACAATTTTAATGTCATCAATAGGGGTAGAGAGTCCTTTAATAACTATATAATTTACATAGGAAGGAATAGTAAGATTTATAGAACTATGGTAATCAATATGACCGTATCCAGTCCATACTAATTTATCGACAATCATTTCATCACCTCTTTATCAATAATACTGATAAGCTTCAATATAATAAGTGCAAGTGTCACTTTTACTGGAGGCATCGAAACCAACACAAGTTATTTTGCCGTTTGTATCAAAAGTTATTTTTCCATAGTACCCACCATTATTAGTATAAAGAGTAGTTCCAATAATCATTTTTGTATTTATGGGAACCGAATAAGAACTACGCCCGGAAACGCTAACTATTTTAATGTAATCGCTCGTGGACGGAACGACTAATGTGCCATCGCTATTATAACTATAAGTTATTCGACCGGTTCCTACTAGTTTCCCTTCACTGTACATCGCTTTTTTCATGAGAGTATTAACTTCAGCTTTAGTATACAATTCTGGTTTACCCGTTATACCAGTCTATGCGACCGACTTGGCTGTGTCTGCGTTTGGGTGATAGTTTTCTGTATAGATGCGCTGCCAATTGTACCAGTTGTCTTGATAATCTCGAAGAGCTCGTGACCATAAACCTTTACCGCCTGTCCATTCGCCACAGATTTCAACAGTACCGGCTGAGCCCTGACCAAACCCAATTGTTGAAGCATAAGTAGTAGGCATTCCTTCATGCGCTGAATTGTTTGAATTATAACTATATACGTTTCCGTATGCTTGATTTCTTCCAGTTTGTGCGTTTTTTGCACCAAGTGAATTGATAGACGAATGAGTATGTCCTGCAACCGCATAACTCCCCAACCCAATCTAACTCTTCAAGACATCCTTGGACACATCTTTGATTTTTGTACCATTGTCTGTATAGCCTGCAACATGACTTAAATTTCCTGCAGTCAGGCCAGCGCCAGCGTAACCAATCTTGATAGTTCTATTGGCATCGTTGTAGTCTTTTACACCGTTGGAAGTTGTCGCGTTGTCTGCAGTTCCATTCACATTACCGTGGAAATTGCCATCATCTGGACTGAAGTAACTCTTAAATGAGCCGTTTTTTGCAATACGCAAATAACAGTTTGAGTCATCTCGTAAATTCAACACGAGATTACCTTGGTCGCTGGCAGTTGTCTGATAATAAATATCTGCGCCGTCAGTAGAACCACTCCAACTGATTTTGTTTGAAGTATTTGTATTACCAATATTAGAGAATGTGATATTACCACTCATTGCGCCACCACTAACAGACAGCTTTTCATTAAGTTTTGTATTTACTTCACTCTCAGTATAATAACGGTCGTCGTGAGTGTGTCCGGTATTAGACTTTCCGCTCAATTTACCGTCTACTTCGGCCTCAGTATAGTATCTATCATCGTGAGTGTGTTCTCTCGCAGCATAACTACCCTTGGGTTGATATATGCCATCCGTCTTACCTCTGATGTATGCCCATATCGTAGAAAATTTCACACGGCCAAACTGATTCGTACCACCGGTATCCTGTCGAATAAAATAAGTATCATCAGTGGGGGTTGCACCCCAAGATGTGGTAAGTTTGGAAAATAGCTCATTCGCCCCTGCTTCGTTATTGTTTACTTTGCTGTTCAGCTTGTCATCCATTTCAGCCTCAGTATAATACTTATCATCGTGGCTATGGTTCTTCGGGGCGAACTTTTCTTTCAGCTTATCCCACAGATATTGCAATCCGGCAAGATCTAAATATCCCATAAATCGACCTCCTGTCTCAGTAAGAACTGAAATCAGCTTGCCAAAATAGTGTCGATTTCAGTATTTGTAATTTTTGTAATTGTAAAAATTTCGCCAAGCGCATCCCACTTAGTACCGTTCCAAGCATAGTTCATACCGTCACCAACGTCATAGACATCACCAATGACTTGGTCGCTAGTCGGTAATTTGTCTACAGAAGCAACAGAACCTTTATAGCGATACGTTTGGACAACATCAGACTTCAATGCATAAGTGTTTGCATCGCCAAATGCATCCAACTTCTTTTTATCGGTAGCGGTCATCAAACCGTGATCGGACTGAGTAGCATCGTTGTACTGAATATTTGTAGGCATTGCCCAAATGCCGTCTCCACGTAAAAACTGATCTTGTCTGCCAGCTTCGGGGGCAGGGACAAGGCCAGAGTCGCCAGCGGTAGAAGCTGTAGCAGGTTTCATAACAGAATAAATAGTATCCTGCGCAGGAATACCAAGTCCAGTAATATCAGATTTACCAATAGCAGTAGCGGCACTCACATGGCCCTGTTCGTCTATGGTAATTTTGTACATTCCGCTGTTTTTTGCCGTATAAGTGGGATGAACATAGTTATTCGCACCCTCAGCAATATTGGACAATTTTGTTTTTTCAGCAGTAGTATAATCGTTGGTTGATAATTGTTTATCAGGAATCTTATCTACTTTGTTCGAAAGAAAGGCATCTATTTTCTTTTTAAAATACGAAAGTCCTTCATAATCCAACCATTCCATCTTTTCACCTCTTTCTTGTTATTAAAATAAAAATGAGCCACTTAAATCGCAAATAGAATAAGTGACTCATCTGTTACAAATTATTACTCTCTGCCGATGTTCACAGAGACATATGTAATAAAAATTAGCCTCCTGTCTGTTGCGCAGCTGCGCCATCATTATTCCCAAATAACTTATCGATTTTTTCTTCTGTTATTCGTGTCAAAAAGATATTTGGGTCTGGCGTTCGTATTAACAGTTGACCATATTCATTAACAATAACTGAAGTAGTATCAACTCCCTTTATTGTAATAGAATTTTTAATAAGAGAAGAATGCTTTAACTGTAAAAATACTTCATTACTATTATCTGAATTAGCAAATCCGATGGAAAAATTTGAATCATTCAATAATACCCAGTCTTTATCATTATAGCTATATAACTTATCAGGCTTAATATAATACAATTTATTGGCGAGAGGAGCCAAAGGAAGTTCGCTCACAACCTCCAAATCGTTTCCGATTTTTACATGAGCTATAGAAGAATCTCGATAGGCGTTTCCGGTGTCAAGACAGATAATGATTTGTCCGTCAATCACTGGAGCCGTGTCAAGTTGCGATTGATTGATTTCACGTAGTGATAATATTGACATCGTTTAACTCCTTTTCGATATAAAAATAAGCCTGCCACATCAAAATTGACATGGCAGAGAATGTAAGTTTAAATTAAACAATGGTCTTCCATGTAATAGCACCTTCGACAACCTTAACACGATTGTCCATTGCGGTGTTCAAACCATCAGAGTAAGTTTTTGCATCAGAGAGAGCGGATTCGGCTTTCTTGGTGGCGTCAGCTGCTGCTATAGATATGGTCTCATCTTTTGCAGAATTGACCTGTTCAACAGTAGCTTTTTTATTCCATGCTTCGCGTTCTTCAGCAGTGATATGAATAATAGTATTTGCCGAATGGTCTGCCAGAGTATCACTCACAGCTTTGATTTTTGCATCAGTCTCAGCTTTTGTGTAAGCATCAGGAACAGCTACATACAGACCATCTTCTTCGATAACGATACTGTTATCGGCCTTTGCAGATACACGTACTTTGACACTAATTTTATTGTCATCAGAGACCGTAACCTCTGCAGTGGAAGTGGCGATACCGATGTAAATGTCAATCAGAGAGCCAACAGGAATTTTAATAACCTCGCCGGTAGTGATAGTCAGCTCAATATTATGAGTCTCAGTGTTATATGTGCCACTGGTAACGACCAAATCTTTGCCGAGTGCAATAGTCAGCACATCCCCGCCAAACACGGGCATTTTAATAGTGCGAGTCTCGGCGTCGTATGTGGGCGCATGAACCACACCGGTCAGAGTGGTCTTTACAGGTTCACCGTTCTTGGAAACATTCAGTACGCCGTTATCTGTTTCATAAGTGACATCTGTAACAAAGAGTCCTTCTTTACCCTCAACTGCGGCAATCTTTGCATTGACGTAATCAGCAACAGCCTTTGTGGTCGGCATATCGTCATGGGTTGCCCCGTTATCAGGAATCTGAGTAACAACTGGGCGATTCAACTGGATAAAGTCAGTACCATTCCAAATGTGAAATGTGAAATCAGTTGCTTTAACGTAAATAACACCTTGGATCTGGTCAGCCTCTGGCAATAAACTAACCAACTTGCAACTCTTAGAGTATTCCTGAGTGCCTTTATAGAATTGTCGTGTATCAGTCAGAAAGTACAGAGTATCGTTATCTTTGGTGGTCAGGGCTTTATAATTGGCCGCTGTACCGTATGAAAATTTAACTTCCGCCATTATATCCTCCTTTATCAAAATTCAGTCCAACGAAAATTTGTTGGTGCAACGCTGAACGGTTCAACCATCAATTGTCCATTCTCGCCGGCTTCGCGCTGTACAATCCAAGGAGAATATTTACCTTTCTCATCTCGAATCATAACAGTCTGACCTTCATAAGAATCTTCAGAAGAGTTGATTTTTTCGTTTGCAGCGGACACAGAATCAAAGACCAGTTGACGTGGCCTAATGGTTTGCACCGACAAATCATCGCGGACATAAAGTAATTCGGATGTATCTTTAGTGATGATAATATCCTTACCATCGATCATTCCTAGAGCAATGGCAGCTTCAACATCCTCTGCGTTGCCATAGCCCAGCTTCGAGTATTCTGCCATCGCTAGTTACCTCCAAAAAAATAAAAAACGAACGGTCAGAATTCAACCACTCGCAGACTGCCATCTTCAGTTTCAACACTCTCCTGAGTAATCTTGACTGCATTACCGATAGGCTTGCCATTTGCGGTCAGCTGCAGTTTCTGATCGATATAGCTCAGGTTATCAGCCTTACTATCAAAAATAGCGGCGTTACGGTCACTCAGAGCCTTTAGCATCGCCTCAGCAACAAGCAGGCGCTGGTCAACAGAGCTTAAAGCAGCATCAGGAATGAGATCACTCCAATTCTGAATTGGGACGATATGAATGACGCCCGGTCCAACTTTTCGGACGTGCTGTACAGTTGTACCGTCTGAATCCATCGTTACAGCCAAAAAAGTAAGCTGTATCTGAATATCTCCGGGCTCGCTGGTCAAATCAGTGTCGAACGGAAGAATATATTCCAACTTATTCTTATACAGCTCATCTGACTTGGTTAGAATTTCCGTTTTATACCGCTTACTGATAGGAAGGACATACTCAAGATTAACTGTATAATCGGTCATATCAACGCCTTTATATGTAGGGTCTGCCAGGAAGTGAAGCTTGTCCACCATTTTGCTTCTTTCCATAATCGCGTCTTGAACAGAACAAGTCAAAGTATTGTTCTCGTTAATCAAAAAAGTATACATATCACACCTCCTTTCCATTCACGATGTACAGATACTCATTCATTGAAATACGCTTATCTGCAAGCTTTTTCTCCAAAAAAGAGTCTTGTATCATATGGTCACGATAAAGCCGTCGCAGACTTTCAACGAACGGACTAAAAATCTTTTCGTTCATAACAGTCCTCCTTGAATTAAGCTCAGAGTGTAAGCGTCAATAATAGCCTCGGGCGTTTTCCCACCCAAGGCTTTCAGCTGTTCATACTCGTATTTGTCTATCTCTTCAAGTAAGACAGTGTCATACTCAGGAGATGGGATAAGGTAATACCCATCAACATGCCAGATATGACTGCCGTCACTACTGATGATACCTTGAGCATCGTCCTCAGTGCAGTTCACCATAATACCGTGCTTTGGCTGATACCGTACAAAAGAAAGACGGTCAAGCGCATCAATCACCCGACCGTTCAAAAGAACCTTATAGTACACACTTCCACCTCCTTACACGCAGAACATCAAGCGAATGCCTGCCTGATCGCTGGGGAACAGATAACCATACAAATTGCCCGTCTCGCTAACACTATAGAAATAATTTCTATAAGAAATGAAAGGAGAACGAGTCCAATAGTTGGTCTTGTTTCCGTCGAGATCTGTACAAGCACGACTCTCGTTTGTAGTCATAAAACTAATAGAATCACCTTCATTGACGTAAGGTTCGGTGGTCATTGTCGGGTCAACTTCAATTGCGCTGGGGATGAAGAAATAGCTATCTGCTGTGACAATATCCGTAGACGTACCACCTGCGGAACTCGGGACCTTGACTTGTTTAATCAACTGTTGCCAACCAATAGGCAAAGCTTTGACGATTCGAGAATCAAGGTAAGTACGGACAGTCGTTCCGCCCCAGCCGTTTTCATTGCTGGATGCTTGACTCAGTGCCATTTTCTTCCCGAGAGTGGTTTTCTGTAGGAAGGTAAGAGAACTACGTTTGCTAGAGTTGCTGAGATAATAGCGTTTAAATCCACAAGCTTCAAACTCGAACTCTTCATGAGTCCACGCAGCAAGTTGCCGGCAGGCAGCGTCACCGAGGTCGGCATACCAAAGCTTTGCCCAGTAAATGACACCAGTAGCAAAGTTCTCGTATGCGCCATCGTCGGCTTTAGCGCAACCGAGCACCAGAGTTGCGTCAGTCTTGGTCAAACGATTCTTAGCGATTTCAACATAATTGATGTTGTCACCATAGCAGTTTGCACAATAGATATGGATACTATTTTCACCTTTGATGTGACGCAGAACCAACATGTCCCGGGTATCAAAACTTGCTCCGTCGGTAGACCCTGTACCCCAAGAAACCTTTGCAAGGCCATTTGCCCAGAGACGGAAGCCATTTGTTCCATTCGTCTCGTAACATTGCATCAGAGTAGAATTTCGATTATTGGAACCAGCCATTGAATAATCGACAGCTATGACCCAGTCACGGTCCTCGTTGAGCAACTTTATACCAGTGTCGATATAGTTGCTGCCATTGAACGCAGTTTCTCTGGAGACGATAACATTCTCAACGATGTCGTCATAAGTGAAATCGTTGCCCATGCGAATTGTAATATCATCCTTGTCCTCGACTACCTGATTCGCGATACCGACCTGATTCATTGTATAAATTTCAACAGGTCGGAGATTTCTCAGTTCTTTGCCATCAAAATATCCGGTGGTATAAGCGCAGCTATCGAACACAGCATTGATATCTTTCTCTCCATTAACGTAGCCGCCCTTGTCCCAGCCACTAAACAGATAGAACTTGAATGCGGTCTCTTCAGCTGTATAAGACGGAATGTCCCCATCGTACAAAACCAGACTGCCATACGGAGCCTCAGTGTCCTGAAGGATATTGCCGTGGTTCATGTAGCGAACATGATATTTACGCACGGATTCGGTATATACGGCAGTAACAGTTTCATTGCTGAATGCAGGAGCAAGCTCTGTGTCCCATCCTTTAAAAGTAAAATCAGTGCTGATAGTGCTTTCATATGTAGGAATCGAGATAGGATTATCAATGCGCGTAGTAGGATCAACTGCTTTAGCTCCCTTATCAACATACTGAATATCCAACACAGAACCGTCTTTATTGACGAATGTCCATGTATACTGCTCGATAAGAGTGTTGTATTCAATGGTCAGATCAGGCCACTGAGCTTTAAAGTTTTCCAGCTGTTTTTCGCGGATGAGCGGCAGATGTACAATGCCCTCGATAACAGAATGATCAGAATTGTAGCCGTTCTCGTCCAGACCGGTCATGCCATACAACTTATCAAGCAGAGTTGTATCGCTCAGCTCCCAGTTGATTCCAGTGACGCGAACACGATTCAGAGAAGTACACTTCGGTAGCATCTCTTTCAGGTCAATCGTCGGGCAGTCCTCAACAGTCAAAGTAGTGATATTCTCATAGCTCGCGATAGAGAAGTCGGTTAGATAACGCAGATTCTGAACCGATAGATTGGAAATTGCGGGCAGTATGGCCTTTTGAATTTTGCCGCCTTTAGCAAAGGCAACGCCTGTCACACCTGAACCATTAGCAAGGAACTCGGCCAGATTGACACATCCAGTCAGATTGATAGATTTCTTCAAATTTGGAACATTCTGCAGATTCAGATGTTCAAGCAGGGTATTGTTGCCAACAGCAAAATCAGTCATATTGGTATTGGCGTACCCTTCGACACTGGAACCAATCTGAAGGTCTGTCAGCTTAATACCATGACTAAAATCAACATAGCCCGGGTAGAAACCGGAAATATCACCGATGCTCTGGATGATAGAGGCGTTATAGATATAGACCTCAGTATCGTTCATTGCTTCGATGGGGCAGGGGACTTCATAAATCTGACCACGTTTGCCGCGCATTTTCACAGGATTGGAACCGTACCGTACAGAAATGTAAGTATCGGCATACGGAGTAATATGGAATGTACCGTCTGGCCGTACACCAGTCCAGTTGGTCGGAGTGTAACCGCGAATGGTCATATCATCCGAAGTACAAACAGTACCTGTATACTTGGACGCCATATACTTTTCCTGATACCGCTGGAACTGACGCCGCTGATGGCGCTTATTACCGTGCATCATGGGCAGATAGCTTGTCGTACCATTGTCCTCATAAGTGCGGAAATACTTGCGCCGCATATCCATGACCCACAAACGCTCGGGTTTCACATCCTGATAGTCCTCAAACTTCTTTAAGATACGAGTAGAACTCCATGCTAGGGCACTCTCGCGGTTTAGGAACATCTTTGCGAGGTCATCTGCAAACAGGTCGCGAATCTTGCACCACAGCTTAGAGTCGTGCGCGTTAAACACACTCTTTGTGCCAATAGTATCCATGTCCTCGTAACCATAAGTCAGAGTTAGACCACCCTCGTTATCGTTGCCCATGGCAGTATCGTTATCGTAATCAAAACAGAAATCCCAATGCACAAGGTCTGAGGTGTGCGGGAACACGTTCTTTGCGCGGTTATCGACCATGGTGTGGCGCTCAGTAAACAGGTAATGGAACAGTGCAGAATCCTTGACAAAGTAATTCTCGAAATTTTTCTTGAACTCCTCATCGTCTGCATTCACAACCCAGTTCTGCACGCGAATCCATGCGTTTTTAGCGTCTTGAATCTCTTGTTCGCTACAATTCTTGTTGATGTAACGGAATTCAAAACTGTGGTCGCCATCCCAAGTTTCCTCAGAGAAGTCGCCACTCAGGAAGCGGGTCTGTGCATCGGTGTTGTTATCAATCTCAACAATGACTTCCTTATGGTTGTTCGGGTCCATACCCATCGTGTCGCTATTTTTCTTGGAGTTGCCAAAATCACCACAAGCATAGAAATGCCACTGACCATCCTTAAAGACGGTTGCATTTGTGGTATCTGTCTCTTGAATAAACACAACACAGGGATAGAATGCCATGGTGTCGCGTACCTTCGGGTTGTCTTTGCGAGCTTGACGAATATACGGGTTGAACTCATTAAACTCATCTGCCAGCAGGGCATTGTTTGCATTCTCAGAAGAAGCAACATTGACTTTGATGTTAAAATACTTCTCACCAACGCTGTTTTCTGTAAATGCATACTTGCTGCCAGTGCTTTCATCACCAAAGGTAAAGCCACCAGAACAATCGATATCAATATTACGACCAGACTCACCGTATGCGTTAGAGCTGGTGCCCTGTCCCTTGTGGGAACCGGTAGCGATCCAGTTATCTTCCACGGCGCGGCCATTCTTATAAATGTGCTGGATGGTCGTATTCGGGACTTCGTTCTTCTTACCAGTCGTGAAGGTCGGAGCAGAGATTTTGATAATACGCAAGTTGGGACATTTTTCAGCCAGTAGGTCAGGATTCAGTTCGCCGCTGACGTCTGTAATATCGTTACGGGTATAACGGTCAATCATCTCTTCTGCATTTTTAGCATCAGCAATAAAGTTGTCGAGGATTTCATCATCAGTAAGATTCATCATGTACGACTTCATGCGGTAAACCTGAACATCGCAATCATTAGAACCAATCGTAATGCCAACGGGTTTTGCTTGAGTGAAGTTGTCGCTGGAAGCATACAACTCAACCTTACAGGGAATACCATCAAGCCACAAAACCATCTCATTGTACTGACTGTCAGGCAGGATATTGAACTCAAACTCCATGAAATCATCTTCACAGGTGGGAAGGTCAATACTGTTCTGTTCACTGGTCAGGGTGATTTTCTGAGCCTGAATGTTCAAACCGATATTGCCGTTCAAACAGGTGACGGCGGTTGCATCATAGTTTCGTACATTGGCGGTCTTGAAGATAAGCTTAAAGTTTTTGCCGGATTTCTTCGCATCGTCGGCGAACAGCTTATAATCAATGGTTGCGGTTGTGCCGGACTTCACACAGAAATACGTGTCTCCGTCTTCATCGATCTGGTAACCGCCATTAGACCAGTCAAAATTATCAGAAACAGTCATCTTAGTGTTGCCATCAGTCCAAAGGCGATTTTCGTCTGCATTGGTTTTACCAGCAGGATTGAAGTCAAAAGCCAGATTAGTCTTGACAGGCTCGATAGTAATACCCAGCTCAGTCACAGTCACAGAGATGGTTTTAACAGTATCGCCACATGTGATAGTCAATACATGAGTGCCAATCGCTGCAGATTTGAATGTCCATGTTTGCATAGTGCGACCAACGGACAGAGTAGAAGTAGTGATGCCGTCTACAGCAAGAGTTACTCTTGCTGTGGAGCTGCTGGGGTCATACACGGTATAGGTGATAGCGATGTTGCTGTACTGCTTTGTAGTATAGTTGCGAACGGCACAGCTGATAATTGGAGTGGTATCGAGATCGCTCACCCACATAATATCCTTATAAATCTTATTGGATGTAACCGTATTACCGTTGATTTCCGCCGTCATATGAACTTCCAACAGATGAGCGCCATGTTTCTGGAGGGGTAGAGTATAAGTAAGCTGACGACCAGTAACAGTGGTGGTATTTGTGCCAACCTGTACGCCATCTAAGGTAAAGACAATAGTCTTACTAATATTGCCATACGGAGTATAACGGAAAGTCACCTCATCACTGTAGATAAGGGTATCATCGAAAATGCTCTCGATGTAGAACTCAATGACATTGATACTCCATGTTTTAGTGCCGACGCTGCCCACGTTATCAACAACAGACAGCTTAATATTATTATCACCGCTATGAAGATACTGAGTAATATCGAAGCTGTTCTTACCCTGAACAATAGTCTGTGTAGCGACTTTAGTATTTCCAACATACCAGGTGCCAGTTGCATTACCGGTATCGTCTCCAGAGTTGTCAACTGACCTGAAATTGTAATTGATGATAGCAGCATCACCAGAAATAACAGTCAGAGCAGAACCGTCCAAGCGCTCAATGGTGATAACACTAGTGCCGCCTGTGCCACCACCGCCACCCTGAATAACAACGGTAGTCTTAACACCGCCGTTCTCTAACAGACTCAGCTTAGAATCTTCATAAGTGATATCATATTCCTTACCAGACTCTTCGGGGTTGAAATCCTTCAGTTTTTCCTGAATCTCTGCAATGTCCGAATTTGCGGTATCAACAGAATCCTGAATAGAAGAAATGTTGCTCTTGATGTTGGCAATATCGGTCGTAAAGCCACTCACTGCGGTCTTGTCGGCTTTGTCAGCCAAAAGCTTATCGGTTGCTCCCTTGTTGTAATAGTCGCTCTGAAGAGTAGTAGGGAGGTCGCCTACTTCGGTCTTCAGGTTGTCCAGTGTCTCTTTTGTTTCAGTAAGAGTGTTCTGAACAGGGGAGAGCTTTTCATCAATTTTCGCATCGACAGTTTTGTTATATGCGGTCACCCAATCAACGCTCGGGTCAGTGCTCAATGTAATACGAGAAATTTCCTGTTCTCCGTTCATAAACTGAATAATCTGGGTCTCAGGAGTGTATTTCACGTCAAAATTAGCCAATCCATCAACAGCATCGATTTCATCACGAAGCATCTCGACAAAGCCATCAACTTCAGTTTTCTTATAATACTGGGCCAACTTTTTATCGACGCTTGCAACAGCATTTTTTGCGTCATTGGCACTTTGTTTGGCTTCAGCCGCCGCGCTCTGTGCCTCGCCAACTTTCTGGTTCATAGTAGCGAGGAAAGAGGTATACCAGTCATCTCCAGTCGGATCAGTCATCTTTTTACCAGCAAGAGACTTAATGACGTTTAATTTGCCATTGGGGCGAGAACGCCACAAATAACTTTTTGTAGTGCTGGAATTTGGAATTGTGACTGCACCACTTGCCATCAGTTCAAAAGCGAGCGTGCCATCCTTTGCAGTAGCATTATCGCTCAGCAACCATCCGAATCGAATCTTGGTATCATTGAAAGTAACATTGATGGGGGCGGCGTAGTTTTCCTCATTGTTGGCGTTCATATAGTGAATCTGAATAGTCATGCCCATCAGGTCGATACCGTCGTAAAAACGAGGCATTTCAAACGGAACAATTTGACCGTTGTTTTCCTGAGTGACATCCACCTGAGCAGAGTTCACAGTAATATTGCGATTCTCGTCGATTGACGAATAAACCGTATCCTCATAATCATCAATCCAAACGTACTTGTCGCTACGGGTAAAGCCGGAATCTACCGCAGCAAACGCCGCTACGTCATTTAGATCCATCGTCGCCACGTCTGCAACAACGGGTTCATTTTGGATTGCCATAAAACTAGTCGTCATCGCGGATTTTGAGGCCATCCGTTTTGACTCTTCAAATGATAATGCCATTTACTCACTCCTTTGCTTTACTTCGCACGAGCGAACTTATGTAGTAGTTGTGGGGTTATTGTTCTTATTGACATCAGAACGAAGGTCTGGAAAATATTGATCAAGCATCCAGTCCTGATAGATGTCGTATTTGCTTTCTTCTTTACCATGTCCTACAATGTAGGGATAATAGGGGAAATACCGGCTCATAGTAAGAGACATCGTTCCCTCGCCGAGGTTGATACTAAAACTCTTGATAATCCAATCAACAGGTGTTTTACTATTCAAATATTTAGCCGCATACTGAATTTTTTCATTAACATCAAGCCACGGAACTAGCAAAATAGGCACCACCAACCCATCGGTTAATCGTGCCTTCTTCCATAATTCATATTTAGCAACTTCCATTGCCTTTTCATCCGTGGTATAGTTGTCATAGTCTCCGCCCGAAAGTATTTCATTGCGACGACCAATTTTTTCAATTGAGAATTTTGCGTTATACAAATCATCGATATTGTCTGGATCAGTCATGCAGACATATTCAAGATTATCGCAGTTCTCTTCTTTTTTTTCTGCGGCAAGTTTATCGCCGGTCGGTACAGTATCTACCAATTTGACCATAGCATGAGATTGCTGCTGTCCAATAAAATAGAAGTGCTTTGTATCAGGGAACCACTGAATAACATAATACTTTCCCGCTTCCATGATAGAAGGTTCCTGCTCAACGTCGTTACCATCAGCGTTAGGAACAGATTTATAAAGCAGGGAAGTTTTTGTTGTAGTCTTCTGTTCAGTCCCGCCACTTCCGTCGGCCTTAACTTCTGTTGTCACAAAATTAACAATAATATTCAAGGTTTTGCTTGTGATTTTCGCAGGCATGATAAACGATATATTCGCCTCATCATCAACAGCAAGTTCTTTTACGGTCAGTGTAAGAGAATTCTTTTCGGAAGAATAAGTTGCAGTCGAAGAATATGCGTCAGAATCGATTGTGGCACCAAACACTTCAACACAGTTTCGAACCGTAGAATAATCCACTGTGGCTGACTCACCATTTGCCGTCACCAAACTTGCAAATAAATCTGGGTCGAGTACAGGCGGGTCATCAAATCCGCTCGGAATTTCGTGACATACGAACACGTCATCATCGAAATACATCTCAAATGGATAATAGAGGTCGCGTAACTCAGTCAAAATCTGCCACAAAGTTGTACCAGTCTCATATTCCAAATCGTAGGGAACATTACGCGTCCAATAATCAATCACACATTTGCTAAACTCGCTCATCGGCTGTTCAGTTAAGACTGTTTTAATGACAGGAGCGATACGTGTTCCTTTGTTGATTTTGGTTTTTAGACCAGTCAACTGTCCAGCCAGATCGCCATTCAGTCGCGCCACAAGGTCTACGCAAGAGCATTGTACCGTATTCGTAGTTGCGTTATATGTAAATCCATTTGATGAAATGGAAAAGCAACCCTGATTAAACCAGTGAACATCTTGATTTTTAGAAAATACATTTATACGCTGCACGGATACTTTTTCAAATTCTTTATTGAACGAGTTGTTGAGCTTTTTCTTGGCTTGAATAATCTCGTCTTGAATATCGTGCATAGAATAACCAACATAAACGCTAGTAACACCATATTCTTTTTGAAGTTCTTCTTCACTCTAACCAGCAATAGCACTGACATCAGCAGCAGATAACATACTACCGTTCACTGTTTGTCCCTGTATTGCCGCAATCATATTATGAACCTTAACAGGTTTTCCCCAAAGTGTCATAGAAATACCTGTTTTATCCTTGAGTAGAATCGTGGCCGGGTCTGCAGATGTACCAATGACTCTTGAAAGATACCTGGATATTTCTGAATTACATAGAGGGATTAAATCACCATCATCAGGTTGAAAAAGAGGAGTGTATGCAATTTGTAGACCATTAAATTTATCATCGCAACCAAGAACAGTAGAATAATCTCCTTTATTGATTATGGCTTCCGGATCTGGTTCAAATGCTTTTTTAAATTCTGAAAAAACTAAAGAACTAAGCCATTTCCCTATGGTATTTCCGAAAGTTGTCTCACCATTCATCTCCTTTACAAACTTAGAATAGTAAGACATATTGTCATCGTTCCATTCAATCACGCCACGATTGATGTTGTCGATATTTCCGTATTTTGCATGACCTTCTTGAGTGATTTTTGAAACTAAAGCATTATATTCTGCTTTGGCTTTCTTATATCCAGCAGATTCTTTTGTCTTTTTTTCAAGTTCTGAGTACGAGAGGGAAGTAGTTTTGGTTCTTCCTTTTAGTCCGATAAAAACACGAACATTTTTGCTTATCCAGTCCTCCTCGTCAAAAGCGGAGACAACGCTCTTTTTACCGAGATACAGCGTGGTATTAAAGGTGCGTCGAATATCCGATTCCGAATCAACACTTACAGTTCCATCAATCGCAATGCCTTCCAAAGAATCGACAGTTGCAAAATCTTTGTCCAATAAATCAATGCGACAATATATATGAGGAGAATGGCTTTTTAAAAGAGCGAGGTCTTCATTTGTAGGTAAGTACTTCATGTTGTACCTCCTACCGGCAAATATTCGCTCAGTCCATTACTGTACATGTCATCTTCACTCTCAATAGATCCGATTTCGACAAAGTTGAAACTCAACGTACCTTTGTCATAATGCTCAGAACAACTTGTAGTAACACTGCCATTTACTCCAATTAGCCACTCACGCCCATCAAACATTTTGAGAACTTTTGCGTCTCCGTTAGTAAGCCATGCTGAGATTTCTTTACGGTAATCATTTCCACCGTCAACATCAAATTCATCTTGAGTCATATCGAATTCAATACCAACGCCCGAAAAATCACCAGAGTAATAGTTCGCTTCATTGCCAAAATACAGATAGGGATATTTACTACTCATGGTTTCGACGATAGAAGCAGTGCGTTTTAGCTCAACACTGTCTACCTTTGGCTCAAGAAGAATGTGATAAGATGTTTCTCCATCTGTAATAATTGCGCCATCAAATTCACTGACTACTATCTTTTTAACATAGCCCTTTTCAATAGTATTAACAACAGGAGACACAGCATATTCATAAGGCTGTTCGCGCCCAGCCGCATACCAGTCAGTGTGTTCCATTATAACATATCCGGTATTTTCTGAATGCAATTTTACTCCATGAATAGTATCAGAGAATGGTTTAGTGACATTCTTTTCGGGCATGACGCTAATCCTGAAATACGCAATACTATCCTTATAACTTACACTCCAAGATGACTTGTCCTAAGTCCCAATATTTCGTGTCTTGTTAAACATTTTTGAAATCGACTTCTATAGGTTTTTCATAAAAGAACCAATGGAGGAAAAACGATCCAATGCCTCATTATAGGTATATTCTTTTCCGTTGGAATAATATTTAATACTTGTTTCTGCATAGCCTAAGAATTTTTGATTTTTGTCATATGCTACAATTCTAGCAATATATCCATCAGCCGATATTTCGACTGACTTTAAATCACTTGCCGGGATTAGATTAGTGCTCATTGAGATGTTATCCGTAGTAAATACTCCACTTTGACTAACATAGCCATTTGACCAGTTGGGCAATAAGAGTAAATCGTTTGATAAGTCAACTTGTTTTTCATAAATAGTCATCCATGTGGTATCTAAAGGCTTTTTGCGCTTAAACCGAAGATGAGTAATGTCGCTCTTCACATTGGCTGGATATTTTGCAAAAAGGTTAATACAACCACGCCATTTATCGTTTTCTGCATCAAAAATTACTCCATCAATTTGTTCGCTATATTTCGTTTTAAACTGTTTGAACCCAGTATCAAGCTGGTAGCCTCCAACTGATTCTGCTTTAGCACGAACATAATAAACGCTATTATTGTCAAGACCATCAACATAAAAACTCTTCATAGAGTCACGGTGATAAAAACATTGCGACTTTTTGATTTCGTTTTTATTAGAGTCATAAAGATAATATTCATATCTATTGATAACTTCACCCTCAGCCGTTTTATAGGTATAATCACAATCAAAAGAGTATGAAGGTGTAAAGATAATTTTAGAAGTGGAAATGTCGGAGAATGCTCTGAATTTAATGGAAGGCTTCTCGTGACAATAAAACAGAATCTTGTCACTATATTCGCTGAAAGTGTTCGTACCAGTTAATCTGCAACGAATCATGATATAATAAGGGTCATGCTGATTTACAAGGACACCACCCTTAATTACAAATTGTCGAGCTAGGCCAGTTCCAGTGGGAGCTACTGTGCCAAATTTATAAACAGTGCTATCTTTTGACTTGAAGATGATATAGGCAACTAAGTCAATATCGGCATATGCTCCGAACTGGAATGAAGTGTCTTCGTTAGCACTAAATACATTGATTTTTGATAAAATTGGTTTCACTGTATCACCTCCAAGTTAATCAGACGTTGTAACATAACAAAGCGCACCCTCAGAGTTTACTTTCAATCCAAGAGTGCTTAAAATGCTGTCAGCAGTGATTGCTTCGACTTTTTTGGTCAACTCATTATAGTGAGTTTTTTCTGTCCTACTTAGACCACTAAAATTGGTTGCCAAAGCGCTAATGTCATTTTTGTTTGTAGCGACCTGTGTTTTTGTTGTCGCATATTCATCGTTTTTGAATGTACTTAAATCAGAAGAAACATCATCAATCCTTTTATTTAAAGAAGCATAATCGTCAGATTCTTTTGTTTGCAAATTATGTATGTCCGCCTCATTGGTAGACACACGGTCCTGTAATGCGACAAAATCGTTCTTTTTAAAAGAGTCAAGATCTATACCTGTAGAACCAACTGATTTTTTTAATTCTGCATAATCTTCTGCTTCTTTTGTTTCAAGACTTGCCACACGGTCGTTTACGGTATTTGCAGTTGTATCGTCTGTGTATTTTGTGGCTTTCTCCCAATCACTATGAGAATAAGAGCCAGTCGCCCCCTGTGCAGAGGTACAGATATATAAATCGCCATTACTGCCTAAAAACCATAAGTCACCAACATTATATGGAGGAGCAGGAACAGAACGGAAAACTTGACACTTACTGTCGGCGGTATTTTGTGCAAGAGCGGCAGAAGCGAGCGCATTGATAATACTTGCGTCAATTATCTCATACCACATATATTCTCTTTTTGACTCAGTACTATTAGACGCTTCTATCCACCGATAGCATTTTCCAGTATCAATATCATAATAAATCTCGTTTACATGATGCCATTCCGTATGCCATTTTACCCATTCTACGGCAGGCGCATTCTCTTTCGTCGGGACTCCATGTCCGTAGTTTGTCTTAATGGTGCCGCTGATTTGAGCTTGAGTGTTTTTGTTAGTCGATTCTGTCTGATTGATTAAATTGGAGAGATTTGTATCAATTTTATCGACGTTATTTGATAAATCACTCAAGTCCGAAGATATCGTTCGCACCTTGGCAGCTTCCAGACTTTGATTTCCTTCAGTCAAAATAATATTTCGAAAATTCTTTTGCATTGCGGTGACAACGAGTTTTTGGCCGACTTCATAATCACGATTTGTAATCACGACATATTCGCCACCAAATGCGGCAATTTTATAGGTGTATCCATTTTTAGATGTAATAACACCGTAAGAAGAAACATCAAATTGCGCGTTCGCCACTGCACTCTTGGCGGCAGAAGAAATGGCCTCAACTAATACATCTGTTGCACTTTTACTTATGTTTGACACTTTCTTTCACCTCCAAGAAAACTATAAAAGCCGACCCGCTGGGGAAACTCAGTGGTATCGGCATTGTGTTTTAATATCCTCTATTTAATTTCGCTTATTCATTTTTTGAGAAAGTTTGTTGGGAAGATTACGGACAATTTCGTTTGCCAAATCTTCTGCTCCACCAACAGGGTTCTGAATAACAATATCTCCAATGGAAATATCAATATTAGAACCGCCGTTAGAAGACAAGGAAGTCGTTCCGTACTTAGACATCTGATCCTGGAACCAAGCATCTGGATTGCCACCCATCTCGAAGAGACGAGAAGTAATATCTGCAGGAACAACTCCATCGCCGGTTTCAAGATAAGTATAACGCCCAGCTTGCGGTTGACGAACCAGAAGCTCGGAACCTTGCTCGTCAACATTATACTTACCGGATTTTTGAATGTTTCGAGAACCAGAAGCTTTTTTGCCAATGAGTTTATTGACGAAGCTTTTACCCGCATCCGCGATTTTATTGACAGCTTTTTCTGCTTTTTCTTTAAGGCTACCGCCAGAAGATTTAGAGCTACTGCCGCTATTCTCATTACGGGAACTGCTGGAAGAGCTGGAGCTAGAACTGCTGGTGTTGGAAGAGCTGGAGCTAGAACTGTTAGAATTTTTACCAGTGGCGGTATTGTAAAGATTTTTAGCCCCATTGGCAAAGCCACTGACAACTTTTTCACCAAATTTCCATGCAGAAGAATTAGTGATTTTATCTTTGGTGGAACTTACAGCGTTATTTACTTTGCCGCCGAGCCAAGAGTTATCCCACTTCTCTTTTACGTTAGAAGCAATTCCTTTGGTCGTAGTTACTAACCCACTGAAAGCGTTGTTTACTTTGCCGCCGAGCCAAGAATTGTTCCATGCATTTTTTGCACTACTAACTGCGTTGCTTCCAACTTCATAGATGTCTTTACCAAGCTCTAACAAGCTCTTACCGCCAGAAACAGTCGTGGGAGTACCACTGCCGCCACCAGAAGATAGACTACTCGAAGATGTGGAATTATTGCTAGTAGTAATTTTGGTAGTAGGAGTTGTCTGACCTTTATTGTACAGATCGTTTCCAATCGTACCAAAACTATCACGAATAGAAGAAATAGTGTTATCACAACTCTTAGTGATGCTATCATAAGCTTTCCCCATGACCCACGTAATATTTTCACTAAGATTGGTAGCACCGGGCTCAACATTCTTCCAGGCATTTGCCATTTGGTCAGGGAGAACTTTATTCAAAGTCTCTTCACTCTTGGATTCGATTGTGCTGTATGCACCATTGATTGCACCTTGAGTATTGTTAGCCAAGTTACGAACGCCGCTTTCAGCCATACCCCAGCTATTATCGAAACAAGCTCGCACATCATAGAGCATTTTCTCGGTATCACCAGTGGTATCAGCCCAAGCTTTAGAAATAGTAGACTCCGTTTTAGCACTCAGGTTGCGGACGCCACCACCACACTGATTCCAACTATTCTTCATCTTACTAGAGATGGAATCCATTGCATTAGAACAGCTATCTTTCATAGAATTGAAAGAGTTTGCCATCTTATTAGCGTTAGACTCACTCATCTCGTCAGTCATGGATGCCATTTTGTTAAAACCAGCAGTATATGTGTTTTGCATTGACTGGAAAAGTTTCTTCGTGATACCCTCGACCTGTTCTGCGTTCAGTGCAGTATTGTCTCCGATAGCGGCATAGGTATCTTTAACCAGCTTCTGCATATTGCCATACATTTCTTTACTGGTTGCATCAATCTGATCGTCACTCAAGCCAACCTCTTTTGCCATATCCTTCCACGTCTTCTCGAACTGAGATTTCATGGAGTCGAGCTGAGCAAGTGTGTTGGATTTGGAAGAAGAAATGAGATTGTCAAGAGGATTACCTGTACTACTATTACCAAAGCCGAAGAATTCACTAATTGAACCCTTTATTAAGCCTCCGCCCTTTATTGCGCTTCCGATATTCTTTATTTTATCAAACCATTTCGAAATCGAAGAGCTTTGACCGGAAGAGTTTATAGTGGACTTAGTTTTATCTGTGAATGTAGTAAACTTTAAATTCAACCCACCTAGAGTCTTAACGCTCTTTGAAAGCAGCGTAGGAATAAGTCCGGTCTTATTGTCGTCACGAATATCGTCAACGGCCTCAACTACTTCATCAACTTTAGAGTCAATGGCAGTGTTTTTGCGAGCTTGAGGCGCAGAAGTAATAGTCGTATATCCGCTGGAAGCAGCAGAGTCGCGAGAACTAGGTATTTTAGAGGCTACGTTTTTGACCCAGCCGATAGGATTCTTGGCGATTCCCATTAAAGTCGCGGTTTGTTTTGCGGGGATAACTCCGTCACCTTTCTCAAGCTGAGTCAGACGTCCTTTCTCAGGAGAGCGGACGATTATCTCTTCGCCTTCCTCATCGACATTGTAAGTGCCGGATTTCTTGATAGATTTGTCTCCCTTGGCACGTTTACCGAAAAGCCAACGAATAGGAGCTGTGACAACATGAACAATAGTGCCAAGCACACCGCGTTTTTTTGTACCATCGCTAGATGTACCACCAAACAAGAATTTTCCAATGCCACTAATGGCTTTAGTGATCGTTTTGCCAATACTCTTGACTATTTTACCAAGAGTTTTGCCAATACCAGTTACAGCTTTCCCGATAGTGGAACCGATTTTTGCGAGACCGTTTGTAAATGAGCCGCCACCGATTGCTCCGACAGCAAGTGTGCCGCCGAGTAAAATCGTACCGATGACAGGAATATGACTGACTGCGGCCGCAATAGTTCCAGCGACACCAGTGCCACCTGCAGTACCTACAGCGGCAGTTACCGTTCGACCAATTCCTTTGAAAATACCAGCAATGCCAGAGAATAGCTTGGTTCCGCCCAATGTGGTGCTAATGTTACCGAAAATTGAGCCAAGCCCGCCAACCGCTTTTTGGGCAATAGATGCGACTCCACTAAATCCCTTCTGGAAGATTGACATTAGACCACCGCTACCAGAGAACAAGCCCTGAGCGGACTTAACTATAGACGGCTTTGCAGCATCCAATCCGGCAGTGATACCATCACCGACGCCAGACTTAATAATTGGAATAATGTCAGCTGTAAGTTTACTACTGGCGCTACGTCCGCCAATGCCAAGGAAGCTCTTTCCTGCATCCAAGAGACGTCCCAAGAATCCTTTCCCAGAACTCTTATCAGAGAACGTACCAACCGCACGCTGCAGACGATTCTACAGACCCGTAATTCCACCGCTCTGAGTAGAACCATTCAGATTGCCAAGCACGTCTCCAAGTTTAGTCAGCGTATCAATCAGTGTCTCAAGCTTAGTGATGACATTAGAAACATTAGTTGCTCGCTGTACCGCCTTCATATTGGAGACAACAGAAGCCATAAATCCATCGTAGTGACCTTCCATCTCTGCAAAGGTCATGGCTTCGAACTGGGAAGTGTATTTCAGTTTTTTCTGATAGTCGTCCCAGCTTGTGCCAATGAGGTTAGTGGCTTCCTGAACCTTATCTTTGAGCTTATTCAGCCGGTCAATTTCTTCCTGTTTCTTATACTCACGGCGCTTGCTGCTGAGGTCACTCTGAGCGTCACGAACTGCACTTGCATCAGCTTCCCACTCATAACCATTCTCGCCATAGACGCGGGTGGTCTTATTGGCCTGTGCTTTTGCGAGAGCATCCTCTGCTTTCTGCAGTTCAATCGCACGCTCCTAAGCATCGTTCTGCTCATTCAGCGCGTCGATGCGCTTGTCAATGACATCCATCCATGCATCGCCCTGAATTTTCAGGTCATTAGACTTCTTGTCATTGGCGCTGTTCACGAGGTCAAGCAGGGAAGAGAAGAGGTCTTTGAGATTGGAAATAATCGTGTTAAGACGCTTGGCTTCTTCCCCCATGCCTTTCATGTGATCAGTGACATCCCAAGTGCCATCGGCAACCTTTTGAAGGATTTCAGCATAGCGCTTACCAATATCAGTGCCTTCGTACTTTAATGCAAGCTCTTTCAATTCTGCAATATACAGTTCTTTAAAAGCTTCTTTGTTGAATACGAGTTTGTCACCCTGAAGCTCAAGACAACCGACGTATTTGGTGTCAAGCGCCATCAGCTTCTGAATGGAGTCCTGACTCAAATCACCATAAGTATTATACTCGTCTACAATATCGGATAGATCATTAAACGCACTCTGGAAATTATCCATCCGATTGTTGATGTTTTCCAGAGTAGAACCTATACCATTGATATATTCTTCGATACTGATAACATTATTTTTAATCTTATCTTCAGCATCTCTAAAGCCTTGAGCGAGGTATTTACCGGCCACACCACCGGTCTCTTCACAAGCGGTAGCCATACCATCAAGCTTCTCGATAAACATCTGCTTAAAGGCATCGCTGTTATAATCGATTTCACCATTCTCTAGATTTAGTGCTCCAGCAAATCGCTCGTCTGTAAATAGGTCTGTGTTATCGTACAAGTCTCGAATTGCCTGATACTTTTTGTCCACATCATCCGCATCAAGAGCACCAAAAGGATTTTCAATCTTATTCTTACTAACCTCTGACAACCCAGAAAATGCGGATTTTATAGCATCCGTCTTTTCCTTAGCCTTGTCCATCGCAGTGCCGTAGCCCTTGATAGCGTCAGTCAACTGCTCAAAAGAGATGGTTTCAGAATCAACACTAGAATTCAACCAGTCGAGAATCTTCTTCATCTCGCCAGCAGACTTGCCACCATCATTAGCCGCATTTGCTTCCTTGAGTTGTGCCTTAATAAATGTGCGGAATTTGGCTGTATTAAGTTCAAGTTTTCCGTTTTGCTCCGTCAAACAAGCAGTAAACTTGTCATCGACACCAATCAGTGACTTCATTGTATCAGCACAGATATAACCATATTGGTTATATTCTTTCATGGCCTTTGTTAAGGTATCAAAAGCAGAAGCAATATCAGTCACAGACTTCGCAGTAGACTTGTTGTTCTTGCTGGCCTTATTTGTCGGGAACCCATTCAACTGATTTGTTAATGCTCGCCCACCCTTTAAAGCGGCATTCATATTGGTGTACAGCAAAGAAAGCTGAGTATTTGTGCGAGTCGTGATTTCCTCTAGTTTTGCAGGATCTACGCCGCGTTCGCCGGCCTTCTCTACTTCGTTTGCAAACTCCTGAGCTGCACTGTATGTCGCAGTAGCCGCAGTAGCATTTTTCAAAGCAGGAAGAAGATTTTCCAGAGCAGTCTTTTCAGCCTCTGTTTTCTCTTTTAAATCATCAGTGCTTTCAGCCGTGTCATCTGCAGTAAGGTTTGCGACCTCATGTTGTGCGTTAGAAAGAATTGTGGCGGCAGCTTCTGCGTATTCAGCAGCAAGTAACTCGGCATAACTCTGTTTATTTATCTGGAGCTTACCATTAACAAGCTCAAGGCAATTCAGATACTCGGTGTTCATCGTCAGTAAAGACTGAAGAGAATCGAGACTCATGTAGCCATACTGATTGTACTCTTCCATTGCACTGGTAGAAGCTTTATACGCAGACTGGATTTCATCCATTTTGGAAGAAATATCTTCCATCTTCTGTGCGCCAGCAGCCAATGCATCAACATCATTTGCTGAAGATTGAGCTACAATACCAACTTGAACAAGTGCCTGAATAAACGCATTCACGCCGTTTGTATCAGCGGAGAAGTCCATGTCGGTTAGAGCCTTACGAAGATTTGCGAGAGCTTGAGCTTGCTCATCTGATAATCCTTCGTTTGTACCCAACAAGAGTTCATTCAACTTACTAGCATCAAACCCATCAATTGTATCTTCCAGTGTTTGAACGGCAGAATTTACTTTATCAAAAGTAAAGCTAACATCCATGCCATTACTCTTGCCATCACTCCAAAAATCAACTGCTTGAAGTTTTCTACGAGCATTCGTATTATTGTTGATTGCGTCCGTAGAATCATTGTAAGAATCTACATCATCACGGAGAGCGGCTTGCTCATCAAGCAAGAATTGATACAGACTATGATACGTTCCACCAGCAGCTCGTTCAGCCTCAGTTGTGTTATCAATGATATATTTTAATGCTTTGCCAACTTCGTTGTAATAATCAACAATTGAATCCGCATCATTTAACTTGTCAGGTCCATAACCACCGAACTTGTTAAAGACATCAATGCCAGCATTTTTAATCTGGTCTCCCATATCCATTTCAGGAGCCGACCAAACAGTAAGATAATGCGTCCGATTATTCTTCTTGGCTGTATCAACAAGCTTATCGCCTTGAGCATCTTTGTTCTGTGTCAACTCATAACGAGATGCCTCTAACTGCTCCGCTGTAATATCCTGAAGTAATCCAAGCTGCTCTTCATACTTGCCATTTTGAAGGTCAAGTTTACCAAGTTTATTTTCATCAAGCGTTCTTTGTTCTTTCGCAAGATCAAGAATCTCTGCCTGAATGTCTTTTGCTTGATCAAAGTCCTCTGTATCCCAACCAGACTTGTCGCCAAGTTCTTCATAAGCACTGACCAAATCCTTTAAAGAGGAAGTGGTGCTCTGCGCAGCATCGGCGGCTTCCTTGGATTTCGTGGCCGCAGTGTCAATACGCTGAGAATATTCAACAAATTTCTTTGTTATCCACGACAGTGCAAAACCAATACCAGCGCTTAATGCGGCATTAAGTAAAATAGCTCGTGCCCGAAGCAACAACATACTGAGTGACAACTTGTTTGTTGCACCCTCGGCTCCCTCTGCTTGAACTTTACTTTGGATTAAAGCTGTGGTAAGATTACTAAGAGAAGGTCTTGCTCCGTTTGCCGCTTCTTTACACTGGTTGTAAACTGCAACTAAACGTAAAAATTTCTTGATTATTGTGTCCCAAATGCTAGATGTCGTATCTGTTCCATTAGTAGAAAAGAAAGTTAATACCAATCTACTTTTATGAGGAGAGAGTTATGAAAAAGATAGGATACTGTCATTGGTGTAACAAATATGCCGATTTAAATTATGGCTTTTGCCCGTTTTGCTCAAGTCAACTGATATCAATCAGTGCATGGAATAAAATGACCAACAAAGAAAGAGAAGATTGGTTAAATAGAAATCCTAGACACAACCCTCCTAAAAAAATGTGGGGTGTTAATCTTGACTCCGCAGAAAAGGAAAACAAACAAGCCCGTGCTCAACTTGAAGAAGAAGCTCGCCTTGCTCAATACAAACCAACTTGCCCAGTATGCCACTGTCCTGATTTGGAGAAAATCTCCGGCTTTGACAAGACTGTGGATATAGCGGTCTGGGGCGTATGGTCGAGAAAAGCGCATAAGCAGTTTAAGTGCAAAGCGTGCGGATATGAGTTTTAAAGGAGAATAAAAATGCTTCAAAGAACAACAAACGGTGTCTCTCAGAAAGATTTTTGTCTTCATTCTCCTGCTAGTGTAGAATTCAACGGAAAGGAAGTTCGTGGACTAACAGCTTATTGGGATACTGGAAGCTCCGTATGCTGCATCGCAAGAGAAATTGCCAACAAACTTGGCTTGCCCATCATGCCAACTCAACAAGAGGTTAGATCAATCACAGACTCTAAAATGGCTGACGTTACCGTCTGCACATTAAAAATTGGCTATGGCGATGACATAATTCTTCCCGATACATTGTTTTGTGTTATGGACCCAAAAGATTTTGAATATGAACTTCTTATCGGCCAAGATGTTATAGGGTATGGAGAACTACATACTAAATACAATCCAGCAATGGAACGGATTAGACTTGAGTTTGAGATTGACCCTTCTGTGATTCCAGACCCTGAGATTTGAGTATAGCCTTCCACTGTGAAAAAATTTGTCTCCGTTCTTCCTGAGTAAACGGAGGCATCTTCCGTACTCTTACGGAAACAATATTAAAATCGTTCATTTGAATACCTCCGATTTTAATGAGAGAAAAATCTATGGATAAATATGTACGCTACTGCCCGTTATGTGACAAGTATTATCCCCAAAATCAAATGCTGTGCGCATTTTGCTTTAGAGATGTCATATTATCGCCTAAGTGGAATAGTATGAGCCAGCAAAAGAAAATCAATTGGAAGTTTGAGCATCTGCCGCAGGTTGACATTTCAACACTTAGCAAAGATTCGCTCAAAAAAATGCAAGATAAAGCCAACGCCTTTGACGCTCAATATAGAGCTGAATTGGAGGAGAAAGAACATCCGAAATACGTTCCCACCTGCCCAACCTGCGGTTCACCTGATATTGAAAAGATTAGCGGAACCAGTAAGGTTGTTGATGCAGTGGTCTGGGGCATTTGGTCCAAAAAGGCAGGGAAGACGTTTAAATGCCGGAACTGCGGTTACGAATGGTGATGTATTATGTCTCTTATTATTGCAATCCCTACTAAGCAGGGAATCTTCGTGTCAGGCGATTATAGACGAGAATCCAAATATACCGACAGAGACTCAAACGAAGTCATGTACACCACTCATTCTGATTTTGAACAAAAGGTTTTTCGAACTAACAATGGTCATGCAATAGCTCTTGCTGGAAATGCAAAGTTGAACGATGGAACTTCGACTAATGATACTGTTTACAAGCTTGTAAAGAGTATCAATCGCCGCAAACTAACCATCAAACAAGAAATCGAGTTTGTAAAGAAAGACATCTCAGCTAAAACAGGAGATAATCCCGTTGCGCTTCTTATTGCTGGTTACGAGAATGGAAAACAGGTCATCTTAAAAACAGACACAAGAGAGAATAGTATTCAGGACGTTTCAAACGAAGACATTGCTGTCATCGGTGTGATGGGTGTCGCAGAAAGACTCATTCGCATAGTACCGCCGAGAGACACACTTTGCGAAATCGACGTTGTTGAGTATATTAAGTTCCTTAATAGAACAGTTGCCAAAATGCTGGAATTCTCGGACTATAACCCAATGGTAAGTGAAGACTGTGACGTTCTAGTTATCACAGAGGATAACGCCCGATGGAAAACCTCACTCAGAAGACTCGACTCTCTTAGGTAGTGAGCCGTAATCAGCGTAAATTACGATTGTCCCATCTTTTTTTAGGCATGATACCCCAAAATGCGGAACGACTTCTTCGATATCTGGAAGTTGAGCCGCAAATGCCTCAATTTCTTCAAGAGTTGAAAGAGGCTTTCGAATCGTGTCATTCATACTAAAACCCCCTGAAAAATCACTTATATGGCTGCGACACATATACCCGAAGTGCCCAGTCTGCGGCTGTCCTCATCTTGATAAGATAGGCGCTGGTTCCAAACTCATTGACGTGGCAGTGTGGGGATTTGCTAGTAAGAAACCGGGAAAGCAGTTTAAATGTAAAGCATGTGGATATGAGTTTTGAATAGGGAAGTGAAGAATCATGTCTCTCGTGATGGCTATCGCAAACAAAGAAGGAATCGTTGTGTCTGCGGACTGGCGACTCATACTTCATAGAGCAGACAATCCGTTTATCGCTATGCCGTCCGACCATAGCCAGAAAGCGTATATTACAAATACAAACCATGTCGTTACGTTCACCGGCGATGCTAGACTTGACACAGGCGAATTTCTAAACGACGTTATCCTTCATACGCTTAAAATTACGTCAGCTCAAAAGATGCCTATCCAAGAAGAGCTTGGATTCTTGCTAAATGTGCTGGTGCAGAAAACAGTGAATAGCACTGTTTATTTAATCGAATGTGGTATCGAGAATGGCGAAAATGTGATACTTAGAGCAGATACAGGCCATAACAAAATTCAACCGAATACATTGGACGATATTGGTTATGCAGCTAGTGGTGAGCATAAACTTTATCAATCAAAACTCATCAAGCTTGGAGATAATATCCATACACTTAAACTACAAGAAATGGTTAAATTCCTTCAGGGTATAAACTACGAAATAGCCGAAATTGACAGTTTAGTAAGCCCCAAATGCGATATTATTACAGTTACTTCCGAAGGCACACAACGTTTATATACACCTGAACGCTACGGGTGGATTGTCGATCCATGAAAAAAATTCACTGACAGAATTGAATTGAATCAGTTCTTCTTTTTGAGATTCGTAATTCCATACCTCCGCATAAGCAATCGTATCTGCGTTTAATGGAAGGTTGGTTCTTGCCCATTCAGGATTAACTGTTCCAAACATAGACAAGTTCTCCTGATAAGGTTTTCTTTTTCCACATTGATAAGAAAGCAAGTGACTCACCTCCGTCGAAAGAACTTGATTAAAAAGCCAGGCAAACAATTCAAGTGTAAGAGTTGTGGGTATGAGTGGTGATCCATAACTAACTAAAATGGCATAAATAAAACACCTAGAGGCATGTAGCTTTTAGGTGTTTTGTTCCAATGGCATAATAATAAAAGCTCCCTGTCACATGGACAAGGAGCAAAATTTCTTAAAAACGGGTTCGACTGATTGTTTACTCGTTCGATTAACTGTTCACGCAGTCAGTCATCTGAAATGGCATACTAGAGTTCACTAGCGCCTCACAACCACAATCCCGTCCTATTCTGGATTTAATGTATCATACAAAAGATTATAGTCCTTTTGTAAGTCGGCATACTTTTTCTTTATACTATCAAGCTCTAATTGCCTTATTTCAGCTTCGGAAACCGGTCGTTTAAACCAAACTTTTCCGCCATATCCTTCACTGTCAGTAAGATTATGATGCGGATCAAGCCAAACAACATAGAATACAGAATGTTCTATTCCATTAACAATAAATCCAATTACTCTGCCCTTTGACTTGTTAATTCTGAACTGCCAATATTCATGTTGTTCATCACCATCTGGAACAGAAGCATTTGTTTTGCTCCAATCAATCGGATGTAAATCATGTAACGAAGTTCTAATTTCTGGAATCTTTTTATTGCTAACACTTTTTAGGCAATCGAGCAGATCAAGAAACCACGCACCGCCAACTGTTTTATCTTCCGCATCTCCACCAAGATTAAATAAATCATGATTTCTATCAAAGCAAGCAAAAGAAAAAGTTAAACTATTTTGTTCAGCTTTGGCTCCATTATGTGGAAATACTTCCGTTTTTACTTCCGTGCATTTTGGTACGGGAAGTTTGAATTTAGTCTGCCTGTCCTTGCTCATAAAGTGCTTTGTAAAAATCCCTCATTGCTTTATAAGTGATTACTTCCGTACCGGGTTCCCAAGGCTCAAGACCTTTGCGAGCATTCTGCCACGGAGTTTCAGAATGAGTTGAAGCTTCAAGCTGATCGCCGTCGTATGGTCCATAAGTGCTATATACGGAATCAAGAATGTTCAGAACACGTTCGTTTAGAATACCCTCGTTAAAATCAACTTTAGGAATAGGCTCCCACCCATAACAAGAATATCGATGGTAGAGATCAGGAATTACAGGACCGTGAACCCATGCCTGAATTTCATTTTCAAACAAAGGACCATCGTCGTAAAGAGCACAGTACCATGCCTGTGCATAATAGCAAAGCTTTTGAAGCTTCTTGTGCGTCATTGATTCTTTACTAAGAAACCAGTCAGACACTTGATTTAGCAGTACCATGCTTACACCTTCCTTCTTTCACTCATAGTATACGCTAAAACACAATCAATAGCAATGGACTTTTCGTGAACATTTAAAACACCCGGCCTCCCTGCAGTAGGGAAGTCGGGCTTGTTCATTATGATGATACCTTATTTTAGAAGTTCAGCGATTTCTTCAGCAGTCATACCGTTAGCCAGTGCATTGGCAACAATATCTTCTGCCTTTTTGCGATTCAGCTCTGCCGCAATCTTTTCATCGGCCTCAGCCTTTTTCTTTTCGAGCTTGGTGATATCTTTATTGAGTTTCTTCAACTCTGCTTCTTTTGCTTTTCTTTCAGCATTCAGTGCAGCAATGTTCGTGCCGAGTGCTGCAATTTCTTCAGCAAGAGATTTTGCGGCAGTATTTTTCTCAGCAATCTGCGCTGCGTAATCAATACCATCGATAACCTTTGCTTTATTCTTGCTACCTCTAGGACGTGCCATAATAAAATACCTCCATATATTTTGGATACACGATTGTACTTATATTATAGCCAGAAAACTTCAGGAAAGCAATCTCTTTTTATGTATTATAAATTACATTATAGTGATATTGACAGGATATGACAGACGGGTGTATAATAATCTGGCAGTCAAGGATTCCGCGTTTACTTTCTTCCTTTCATAGACGTATATAGGCGAACGTCCTCCCATTCAGCCGAAAGGCGAGAAGGAGAATGCCATATCTTTTACTCCCTTTCGGTGAGTCTATACCGAGAGGAGTGATGTGTAATGACTATTGAGATCACTACGGTCTACTATGTCGCAATGCTGATTTTCGGCTTTGCTGGCTTTGTCAAAACGCTTCTTGAGATTTTCAAGATGTTACATCATCATAGCGAAAGCCGTGATAAGTAAAAGAGCCGCCTATTAGCCGTAGGCAGCTCTTTCGTTTTGTGGTGTAGATGTGTCGAAGCATTTACATTACATTTTGAGTTGTTAACCGAGGGCTTCGTCTATAGGAGTCCTTGGCTGTTTTTATTATACACTTTTTAGAGTACGCTGTCAACGAACAGCAGTGTACTTTTTCTTTTTATTCAATTATTCAATCATTTTTCTCCTACTTATATCGCGCCAGAGAATAGCACGTCTCCTCGTTTCCACCTACTTCTTTAAGTCGTCTGGTTACGTCTGAGGTGGACTTCTGAACTTTCATCCAGAACTGACTATCCTTCCAGTGGTTGCTCACTGACCCTTTTTAGTCGATGAACCTTCCACCCTCCTACATTATATAATAGGGGAGTGGATCGGCTGCTGACCGCCCATTGTAAACGCTACTTAGCACTCAATTATTACCATATTTTGACAATACGATAAAACCGAGCTTTTATCTCAGCATATAGCATCCATATCCTTGTTTCTATCTTTCGATTCCTACATTATATAATAATGATAGGCGATATGGCTCTTAGGGTTTCCCAGCACTCTAGGGACTATTTTATTTTTACATGGTGCCGCATCCTATATTATCAAACGCAACAAATATAAGAGGGCATATTAACTTTACCCGCACCATTTTTAAGCTTTCCGCTCATCTGCAATAAAGACAGCACGCCAGAAATGGCAGCTGTCAGAGTGGGTAATGCACCAGCGGCTTTAACTGCACCATCAGCAATGTCAACAGAAGCAGTCGCGAAGTCTACAAAGAATTTAATCAAAGAACTGTCAAGCAAATCCTGACTCAGTTGCTGGAACGCGCTATCGAGTTGTGCGAGTTTGCCAGTTATACTGGAAAGGTAGACTTCGTTCTCTTTTGCGGCTGAACCTGCACTGTTAGCCGCATCCTTCATAGATTTTTCAGCAATTTCAAATTGGCTCAATACAGCTGCCACCGCATTCGCATTACGCTTTCCGCCAAGCATTTCAGTAACATTCGCACGAGTAACATCAGACAGGCTTCCCCAAACCTCAGAGATTTCTTTCAAAATATCGTACGTGCTCTTGAACTGTGTACCAGCAGCGTCCTTCATGATATCAACGCCAGTAAGCTGTTTTAATTCAGAACGAAGCTCAGAAACAGAGTTAGCACATCCATCCGAAGACTCACCCATATTTTCGAGATCCGTTTTGGCTGCACGCAAATACATACTGACGGTTTTTAGTGTTTGTCCGGTAGATTCTGCGTTTTGAGTAACAGAATTCATCGCAACACCAAGCGAGATCGCCTGGCTTAAATCATTTCCAGCTTCGTGGAGGGCAGCTCCGCTACGAGTTAAAATCTCAGAAATATCAGAGGCACTTGCGGGTTCGTTATTAGCGACCTCGTTAATCAGGTCGGCTACCTTTTGAGCATCATCCGCCGCAAGGTCAAATCCTTTTAAAATCGAAATCATGTAAGACGAAGCGTCCGCAATATTTTCGATTCCATCACCTACGTTAGCAAATAATGTGCTGACACGAGCAAGCTCTTCTGCGTCTGGTAAGCCATAACCCAAACGAGCCCAATCTGCGGTTGCACTTACATAATCAGAAATGGATGCACCGAGGTCACGAGATGTTTTTGCTGCCCTATCAGAAAACTGAGAGTACGCTTCCGTGCTTTCTGTTGTAACTTTCTTGAGCTCCACCATGGCGTCGTCTATGTCTACGACATTATTATAAACCTCTCGCAGACCTTGTTTGACCATAGCCACGCCAGCCATAGCGATAGCAGTCTGGAAGTGCTCCTTAAACAGACGAGACAGTTTTTGACTAAGAGTTTCTGTAGTGGCCCCACATCTGCTGGCCTCAACCTCAAGGTTTGATAGTCTTGCACTAAGATCAGTAACATCGCCTTCACAGCCAGCAGCAGAAGCTTTTATTCCGTTTAAACTATCAATTAGCTAAGAATATTTACTTTTATTTGCAATAGAGTCTTCTAACTTCGTTGCACGTTCATAAACACTCTTAAACTTCGTCATATCAACATTGGCTTGATTTATATCTCTAAAATCAAATCCAAGTTCTTTTAAATGTTGACTTGTAGAATCAATAGTTGTATCAAGAGTCTTGCATTTTTTATCAAAGTCTTGAATTGCTTTCCCTGGTGTAGTGTTCTCAATAGAAGCAAGCTGGTCTCGCAACTCTTTTAACTTTCCAGAAGTTTTTCCAGTTCCATCTTCTCCATATAAATACTTTTTGATATTATCATTTTTATAGTTGGAGTTATTCTTAGAATAGTTTTCAAGAGACTGAATCTTTTTTTGATATTTTTCATACTCGGATTCTTGAGATATGAGAGTCTTTTTTAAATCATCTGCAATTTCTTGATTTTGTTTTTTTAGTTCTTTTGCAACCGAATCAGCGCCTTTTGCAGTATTCCTGTCAGCATTGAATTTTCCGGTTTTTTCGATATCCTCAAGCTTTAACTTTTGAGATTCAGTAATTACATCTTTTGTTTTTGTCTTGAGTTTATCCATCTCATCGTTGATTGCGCTCAATCTAGTCTGTACCGCTTTCAACTCAGATGATTTGTTCCCATTAGCAATTAACGATGCTTCATCTGCCTTTAACTTTGCTTGACGATTTGCAAGGCTGAAAAGGCGAGAGATATCACTTTTTGAAGTGTCTTGTGTCTTCGTAGATCCAGACTTCCCGGTATCAACCTTAACTGTCTGCTTTGCCGCAGACTGCATAGCCTTTTTAAGCTGTGCAGTAACTTTACTCTGGTCAATCTTGACATCAAGTGTAACCTTTGGAGTTTTTAGCTTTCCGCTCTTGACTACCTTATCAAGCGCATCATTTATATTACGGATAGTGTCGTTTTGATTTACTCCAAAAGCAATTTTTACTGGTTTTTCTTTATAATGCTCCTTAACAGAATTAAATTGCTTATCTAACTCTGCTTTATTTGTGTCAATAACAACCTTGACCTTAATGGCTGTTACGGCAGAAGACTCTGTGCCAGTATTTTCTTTTTCATCCATACTGTTGGTCACCTCTCTTTTCCATTTTCAACAATTCCTTTCAAAATAAAAAAGAGAAGCGGCCAGCTTCTTCAAGCCAGCCTCCTCTCATTCAAATTTTCCAAATAAATTGTGGGTTACAATTCATGTAATGCGGTTTTTACGAGCATAGCCGCTTCAACTTGTACTTTTGAAATAAATGGACGCGCAGGACGCTTTGGTTTATTTTCATTCGGTCGTCCCATTCGATTCCACTCTGCAATGTCCATCCACAAGCCATGCTCAATCCAATTAGCAAACATTGTTCCTTCTAAGGCTGCATTATCTCCTTCTCTGAATGGTGTTTTACACCACGATTCCTGCGGTCTTGCAATATCCTTTATCGTCATGGTCACAACATTATTGTCAGTAGTAACGCTACTTACGATATTTTTTTTGCTTTCGATTCCGTCAGACCGTCCACTCTTCGAGTGTACGTTTTCTGCAATGCTCGCTTGTAGTCTCGTTTCAATTTCCGGCGCAACACCTTCAAGGATGTCTTGAACGCCGCTAACCACACCGGCCAGTAAATCATCAAAGTTCGTATACGAAGAAGCAAGACTTCCCATTCATTCCACCTCAAATTTCAAACCGATCCTTTGCAGACTGAATCTTTGTCGTATCCTTCTTGATGTAATACTTGTTGGTCACATCCGTGCCAGCATGATTGAGCAGGGAAGAGACATCTTCCAGACTCATACCCGCATTCTTCAGCAGGGTAGCGCCACTGTGCCGAAAATCGTGCGGATGCAGTGTAGGCTCATCAATCATCTCACCAATCTTCTTACACCAATCACCAGCCGTGCTTGAAGTAATCGGCATCCATGCACCATTGATTTTGGTGCCAACAAACACATAGCCGCCATCCTCGATACCATGTTCGGTACGGTATTCCTTCAGCTCTTTCAAAAGCTCAGAAACTTCCTTGCTGAACATCAGGTCAACAATTTTGCCTTCTTTTTCCAGAACGTCATGTACCATACGATTCTCATAATCGATAGACTTCCAGAGTGTATTCCGCACAGCGTTAACACGAGCCATGGTGGATAGCGAGAATAAGGCGTACAGACGTAACGTCATCGTATTATCCTTCATATGAACGGTGGTCGCAGATTCAACCAGAGCGTTCAGCTTCTCTCGCATCAACTTAACCTCATCAGGCGTAAGGTATGTCTGCTTCACAACAGCCACGTCCTTGGTCGGTCGGTCAATGAACTCCATCGGATTCTCTTTGATGATTTTCTTCTTGCGAAGATACCGATACAGTGCAGAAATCGTGCTCATACGTCGCTTCATACGAGCAGAGTTATTTCCATGCTTCTTACAGTAGAACAGAAATTCCTCAATATCCTCTTCTTCAAGTTCTGTCACAGGGGCATTTCCCTGATTGTCCAAAACATAAATCATCCACTGCTTGAAATCCGATTCATAATTGTAAACAGTAGACGGGCTGAGATCACGGATGCCCATATCAGTCTCATATCTATCCCAGTATTTCAAAGACACTTGGTTTACGTTCTTGAACTTCTCAGCATCCCATAACTTCAGCGGTTTACTTCTTGTAGCCATATTAAAATTCCCTCCAACCCACCTCTAAAAGTGTTTATTCCTTTTTATCTTTTGCCAGCACAGCAGAGATCTCCTGCTTATTGTCCAGCAGGGCAGAAGTTACTTCAGAAAACTTTTCAACATCAAAGTCTTTCAAGTTACCCTTCACATCATTCAAATAGTTCTCCATAAAGTCAACGAAATCAGAAATAGGGTCAGGCTTCTTAATAATCTCGTTGAGCTTGCCACAGAGACCAAGAACAAGCCATTCCTTATGAGAACGGTCAATCTGCTCGTGGACAGCCTTCTCCAGAGAATCGTACTGATCCCAGAATGCAGAAGTATCACAACCAGCCTTGTTAATCTTGAAGTTAAAAGACTCGTAAGCAATACGCGGCCACTCACTCTGCGGCTCACTACGATAATCATAATCCGCAAAATACTTTAGAACGGTTAGCCGAAACACCACATCAAGCAGTGCGGGCTGATAATCACCGTCAATAGTACATGCCTTAACTACTTCATCAAGAAACTCATTTCGCTCCTGAAAATTTAAAACCTTCATTTTATCTCCCTTTCGTCTGTGCTTGCTTTAATTTCTTTCGCTCTTTTCGAGCTTTTTTAAGGTCGTCGTAATCGACCCAGCCTCCATCAATTTTGGAGTATGTGATCCAGCGGTAGTCTACGTCAGGATAATGGAACCAGAACATCTTGCGCTTCATCAGCGCAACACTGTCAGCAAAACCCTTCGTGTCAATTACCTGTTTACTGCCATCACTGTATGTAAGCTCATAGTCTGCCACATAATCGATTTTTCTTACAGCTACATCCTTGCCGTCCTTATCGACCCGGCGGAACGCTTCCTGTAATACAAAAGGAACCTGTTTACGGCACTCTACGATTTCACCGTTTTCCAGCCCAGGTAATACAATATCCCGATAGAACATCATCTCGGCACGGCTATCATAAACCACACCATCATAGGTTCTATCTGCTGGATTCTTACTGACATTAAACTTTGTTCTGTTCTTTTTCTCCATAAAACCACCACAAAAAAACAAAGGGGCGGTTATGCCCGCCCCTTACGATTTGATGTTTTCTTAACTACCGGCTTCACGGGCGTCTCATCTTTTACATCACTAGATGATTCATTTTCAGCCGTTACAGGCTCATCCATAATCTCATGGAAAACATCACGAACAGCAGGGATAAAAGTTTCTACCTCGGCTTCCGTAACATTCTTATACTTGCGCATCAAAAGAGTAGTCAGGTCTGCCTTTGCAGTCTCTTTTGAAATAATTCCCTGACGATACTGATTTACAGCAGTCCACACAAGAAAGTGTGGCTCAGTGTCGCAAATCATTCGCCAAGGATTAAGACGCGCATCCTGCTCGCAATGCGGGCAAACCGGATATTCTTTTCCGCAAGTACGGCACCAATTCAGATTTGCCATTAGGCAGCAGCAGTCTCAATACGGAACAGGCGCTTGTCTTCAGAGCAGTATTCCTGAGTAGCGCTAATCTTGACCGGATGAGCCAGCTCATTAGTGAAAGTCATATCGATAGCATTGTCCATCTTGGCATTCGGGAAGATGATACGCATCAGCTTCTTATTTGCCTTATCGCAAGGATTGTAGCAGAATGCCTCAATCACGAACTCGCCCTCGGTAGAGAACTTGTCGGCGCTATCATTGATAGCAATGCCCTCCTCGCTCTCGTACTGATACTTCACAACAAAGCGGTCACCAGCCTTCAGGCTTGCACCAGTAGGCAGAGTAACCTCAGTGCCAGAAACAGAGAACTGAGACTCGGCGGTCTCACCCAGCTCAAAGGTCTTCAGTGCATTGCCCTGACCATCGACCAAATCGATGTACTTAAAGGGAGCATTTGCAACAACAGCCTTGGGGGTATGAGTCAGAGTCAGCTTCTGGCCGTCAGCAGAAGTCAGATACTCAACAGTGGTAAAGACCTGCTTTGCTGTAGAAGAAGCAACCTCCTTCTTGGAGCCCATCTGCTCTGCCAGAGCACCCAGATGCATCAAAGCATTAGACCAATCCGCCTCTGCAGTCTTGCTCTTGTCGAATGCCATGATGTTAACGCCCTGTGCATCCTGAGCATAAACGGTCTCGCCGCCCAGAGTCAGCTTAAAATCCTTGACCTGATTCATAGTCCACAGACGCTTACCGTTCAGGTCATACTCATGAATGCGATGAACGCGGTCGATAACGACCTCATTGAAATTAAAATCACTCATAATTTTCTTCCTTTCAATTTATTTGGATAAAATAAAAGAGCAAGGCCAATCAATCAACCTTGCTCATCCAATCCAGTTGTGCTTTTGGAATCTTTCCAAATTCCACGGTGCCGGCGTAAACGCCATGCATCGTATTGTCATAACTTTTTATTTGCTGAACCTTTCTTACATGATTCATAAATACACTCATAGGGTAATCCATAGCCTTGAAGTAATCTGCTTTAAAGCCAGACGAACACGCCATCGAGAGCACAAGCTCCGCAAGATGTGGTTCGTAACGCTTTATTTTCTGATACTCCAAGTTATCTCTGGCTTCCTCTATCATTGCAATTCTCGTTGGTTCGTCAGCAGCAAATTCAGAATGCTTTTCAATTCCATTTGCGGCACATAAGTACTGAGAAATTGTTTCATACACTACATGATCAATACGAGTATCCGTAAGTCTGTTGTGTAAGACAATCTCACCACTTATGTTATCTTTTGCCATCATAAACCCAGAAGTGTCCATATCGCCAAGTAAAATAGACATATCCTGATTTTTATTGCCTATAAAAAGTTGCCGGAACATTTCAAAGTCCGAAATCTTCTGCCAATCAATTCCAACAGAGTCAAGCTGTGCTTTGTAGTCGCTCGATGTAGAACAGAATAAATAAACCAACTGAAAATACTTTTGCTCACCATAATCGATGATGTCACCGACCGAAGGCATGTGAATCGTAATTTTGTCGTTGATTTTAAAGTCTCTTCCGCGCATCAAGCTTGGCTCGTACATTTCCCGAAGCTCCATCAGCCACACCCCACAAGGTCATCCAGATCCTGCGTCTTGAACGTCATAATTCGCACACGATGGTGTAAATCCATATTGTCCTCGATATTGGATGTGATTTTAAGCTGTTTGATTCCAAAAATTGTACTGCCGTGTAGTTCTTTTTCCACAAGTCCACTCAGATAGTCAACTCGTGTTGCACCGCCATGACCTTTCATCTTCATCAACGCTTGGTTTACAATAACCCACACAGTAAGAGTGAAGTTTTCATACCAGTCATTGACATTGCTGCGGTCAGTCATATTTACCTTAAAACAAATATAGCTGTGTGCTGCCTCAATCGTGTCGGGAATATGAAAGTATGGGAAGATGTAGGTGTAAATTGCCTCATCAGGCTCTTCAATATCGTCATTACCCATTGCTTCAACAAGTCCGTCCGTATTAACCAACTTTAAAGCCAATTTGTTTTTGTAGTCAGTAATCAATTCACTCGTTGTCACAGCAAACTCACCACCTTACATTCGATGGATGCATTTGCCGTACCATCTGCATTTGCCAAGGAAATCCTAACAGTTGCGCCGTCCATAATACTATTATTCAAAATACGAATTTTAAAAGTACAATCGTCGGCAGTCTGTGTTTCAACAAAGCTCTTGAATTCATCAAGGCAAATAAAACTCCACTTTGCAACTTCCGCAACCTCTTCACCTGTAATGCTTGTGAACACCGGAGTGAATTTCTTCCAAGAGCCACCAACACGAACTTCCGGATTACCTGCGTACTTAATGGTAGCTGTTACCTGAGAATCCGCATCCGGCTCATCACTCTTATTTGGCTCAAAATAATTACAAATCATCTTCTCGGCATTATCCGTCTTACTGTTGTACTGATCCTGCCGAATATTCAACACAAGGAATCCCTGTGTCTTACCATGCAGTTCATAACGCTCTGTACTCTGGTCAACAGAAGTCGTAACATACGTTTTAGGCTCGCCATTGATGATTTCCAGCATAAAGCGCTTATCAAGGTCGATCAGTGCAGTCTCATCATCAAAAGGCATCTGCACTTTATACTCACGTTGACTTAGCGAAGTCACAATAAGCTCCTTGTTATTTGCATAATAAGGTTTACTCAGCGTTGCCCAACGAGAAACTATCTCACCAGTAATCGGATTTTGCCATTGGATTTGACGGTTACACAGCTCCATCTTGCCACGAAGAAAAATTTCATCGTTTGGCTCAATTTCGGTTACCAGCTATTTACAATTGTAGCAGTCAACAATATCACCAAGATTCAAAGAATCACCAGGATAAGCCCAGATTTTCTTTTCCTTAGCAATACTATTACTGCGACTAACAACCAGCTTCTGAGGCAAACCATTTACTAGAGTATTATTCTCGTAGTCAACACTATCCTTAAAGTGTGCGGCAAAGTCACGCTTTGCAAAAGCAATTTTGACATCCTTTTTGTTAGACATCCTTGCGGCACCACCAACAGCTCGTGCCCTCGTATAAAAATCCATCGGTATACCTCCTTACTCAGAGTAGGAAGCGTATGTATCATAGTCGATGGTCTTACGCTTACGGGTCGAGCGGTCTTTTGCCATATAGTTGTCTAGCATTGTCATATTCTCCTCATGGATGTCTTTCACAAGAGCACGAATACTCGTGCGCTCATTAGCAGGGGAGAATACCTGCAAACTCGTAGGAAGGTCTTGTGCGCTAAATGCCTTTAACTTTCCAAATTCACGCTTATAATGTTGCTCCAACATCAAATGTGCTAACATATCAATCTCATCGAACGTGAGATCTGAATTAAACTCTTCTAGTTCTGAATCGTAATCATCGAAACTAAAATCCTCTTCTGGCTCAATGTTTCTGGTAATCACAGAAAGTGACTCCATCAAATAACTTTTTGCACGATCATGTACAAGATCTCGCACTTCATTCTCAGTTAAGTCGAAATACTGAAAAAAATTACTATCGGTTTCGACCAGCTCGTAGAACTTGTCGTATATTTCTGAAAATGCGGTCACACTATCCCTCCAATCTTACTCGGCGGGAACGGCCTCCGCCTTTTCTGCCTCCGCCTTCTTACGGCCACGCTTAACAGTAGTCTTTTCTACAGAATTATCAGATACAACATTCTGTGCGCCAGCCATCATAATAGATTGCATCTGTGCCATCATAGCCTGCATCTGCTTCTGCATTTCAGCCATCTGATTCTTTGCAGTCTCAAGTTCTGCCTGAACATCAGCAGGGGCAGACTTAGCTGCAGGCACAACAGACAGTTCACTGTTACGCTTGCCAGCACGCAGCTCCTTGTAACGCTCATCAATTAGACGCTTGACCTTAGTAGACAGGTCTTCACCGGCATTGGTCATACGATAAAAGCGACCACGAATACGCTCAAACTGAGCGCCATCCTTAATGTCAATCATACGCTGAAGATTCTCGACAGTGGGATTCAGAATCGCATCATCAATATCTTCAATGAATAGAACATCGTCACCCTTAATGCCAATAGCCTTAAAGATTTCATTCTGCTCTTCAGGGCGAAAACGCAGAACACCATTCTTGAACGCAGAACAAGTGCTGTTCATATACATAATCTCTTCCGGCGGAATAGGAATCACACAAGGCTCTTCCACACTACCGGGCTCGAAAGTATAACCCTTACCGTTCAGTGACGAAATGGTAACCACGTTATCGTCGCAGTTCAGAACGTCAATAAACTTCTTTTCCATCACGGAACTCATAATTTGTCTCCTTTTCTATAAAAGCGGAGACCGCAAAGTCCCCGCCCAGATTTGCCTTTGGTAAAACTAAGGATTTATTACTTCTGCAGAACAATCTTAGCGACACGCTCAGGATGAGTGATGCAGTAGCCATAAGAGAAGTCCTTCAGCATCAGGTGAACCTTCTCGTTATTGTTGTCGTAATCCTCGTAAGTATGGGTTTCACCCTTCATATCAAGGTTACCCACAACACCTCCGATTCCGAAGATGCGGGCATCGGGTAGAAGCATAGAGCCATCACCCAAGCGCTTTGCAGAACTAATGCCAGTGACAGCAACACCATCGTAAGTCTTAACCAGACCATAACGGTTAAACTCGTCCTTAGAAGCATCAGACAGATACTGAGCATAGCCAGTCATACGACGCATCTTTGCACAATACTTCTGCAGGCTGACAGTAAACGGATTTGCACCATCTGCATACTCATTCAGATACAGGGTCAGTGCGTCCATAGCCTCCATAGTGGGCTCCTTACCGGCAACAGTAATAAGCTGATCGCCACCAGTAATCATGTCATCAACCATGCCAAAAATGTCATAGAACATCTTGTTCTTCAGAGTCTCGCTCATGTAGGTGGTCAGTGTAGCAATGGACTTCCAACCATTCCGGCGAATCTCATTGAAAGAAATATCAGTTTCCACCTGAATGTTCTTCCAAGTAGGCTTAATAACCTCAAAGTGCAGGTAAGACTTCGGGACATTACCACCCTTAGCGGCCTCATGCGCGACCAGTGTGTTCTTCACGTTGCGCTCTGCCTGATAATCATCATTCTCGCCAACGTTGCCACGAGTAAACATGGCATCCAGCAGCTCGTCGGGAGCATTGTAGGTGTCGTCGGTCACGGTACGATTCACAAACTGAGCAATCTCGCGGTCGGGGTCGCCTCTGTCAATCAGCTCGTTGATATGTGCCTCGCAAACCTCTGCAATCTCCTTGTCCTCGGCATCCATGGGCAGATTGTACTGAGTCTTCTCAGCAACACTATAAACACGACCGGGCTTCTTCATCAGCTCAGCCACTTCAATATTCAGTGCCATAATTCATTTCCTTTCTCTTCGCGCAAAAATAAAAGCCGTCGCTCGAAAGTGACGGTTTTAAATTTCACGTATCATATTTCTCAGCTTGAATTTTTAATCAAGCAACAGTCTTTGCAACATCCAGCACACGAATAACAATCAGCTTGTGGCCGTTATCATCCATAATGTCATGCAGCTCATAACGAGACGCATCAGTAGCAACATCCCACTTGCCGTCAGTGCCAACCTTCAGCACCTTACCCTTATTGCCATCAATAGCAATACCGGAAGCATACTGGTCAGTGCCGTACTGCTCACCAACATACAGAGGAACCAGCTTAACAAACTGGTTTGCCTTAATAGCAGTGACCATCTCATCATAGTCATCAAAATTGGTCAGGCTAGAATAAATGCCCTCCGGGTTAAACTCATGTGCGACCATGTACAGGTCATCAGAGGTCTCAGCAGAGGGCAGAACAACTTCGCCCTTAACCAGCTGAACACCCATACCGGTGACCATAGCGACCTTTGCGGCATAGTTAGCGGGAATATTCTTCGCGCCGTTCACCATCAGTTCACGAATCATAATATTTTTCCTTTCTCTCAAATGTTATTACTTACCCAAATATTCCCGCCATGCGTCACGCTTGTTAGCGTTAGTGGTGTTATACTTGGTTTCATTCAAATTCAGCTTGATACTCTCAGGCTTATGCACCTCAGAAGTCTCAATATTCTTTTCAGCAGGAGCCTTCTTAGCGGCCTCAACACAACGCTCGGCAATCACACTCTTGATGCCGGTCTCGTCCAGATTATCAATCAGACTTGCGTAGTTACCACCCTCGGAAACTTCAGCTTCAGTAATCATCTTGCTGGAGAGTGCGTACTGACGCAGATCCTCCTTCTTCTGTGCAAGCTCTGCAGCCGCTTTTTCTGCCTCTGCCTTCTCAGCCTGATCCTTATATGGAGCCAGAGAAGCAACCTCTTCCTTTGCATTCTGCAGCTCAGTGTTCAGACTTGCAATAGTGTTATTCAGCTCCGCAATCTTGGTGTTAACATCAGAAATAGAAACAGTCAGAGTGATACGCTGCGGCTCGCCAAGAGAAACCTCGTTGCCCTCAACGGTGTAAGAGAACATGATGTAATCCAAATCGTTCATACAACGACCAAATTTCTTACACCAGATAGTGTGATCTTCGGGGAACACTTCGGCTAGATACATATCTGAATTAAACTTCACAACAGCCTCATTCAGCTTCTCGTACAGGTCATGACCGGTCAAACTGGAAGTCTCAGTGGTAGACTCCGGCTCTGGCTCACCAGCAGGCTCAGTACCGGTTTCAGGCTCAGTCGGGGGAGGAGTTTCACCGCCTTCCTCGGAAGTCTGAACATCAGGCTCTGCCGGAGTGGTTGGCTCTGTGGTAGACTCAGTAGCGGTCTGTTCTGCCTGCTCAGTCTCGGTTGGATTCTCAGCCTGTGCGGTCTGAGTCTCCTTGTCCTTATTCAGTTCCAAATTTTTTGCCTCCTTTTCATTAGATTCTATATTTGAAATCTCTTTTGTATCCTCGATATAGGCATTTGCCAATTCAAGACCAAAATCGGTTTCAGCGACTTCAAGCAGTTTAGAGCACTTATATGCTGGTTCAACATTTGCACCAAGCAAGCAATGTGCAGTAAACACGCCATCGTCAATAATTTTTGCCATGCGGCCGTCCACGATGCCCTTATGAGCTTTCAGCACATCAATTTCCTAACTGGTATTTAATGTGCCGCTCTCAATACGGCGCAGAATCGTCGCACAAGCCTTTGGATATCGCTTCCAGATCTTACAAGAGGCAACAATAAAGTCGGTATCGTCAATTTTCTCGATACCGACCGACTGAAAACTACCGAATGCATCAGTGTCAAATTCAGCAGTTTTGTATTCATTGCCATCATCGTCTTTTCTGGTGACGACTTTCATATTGTGACCGGAAAAATCCAGTTCACCCTTTGGAGCTACGACCAACTTACCAACAAGCGGGTTGCCAACCAGTGTGCTCATCCAACTTTCAATAGTGTCACGGTTCAAAGCAACCTGATTTCCATTTACTGAGAAATCACAGATGACAAACTTGGCAAGATAGTGGTCTGGATGCTCCGTAATCTCAGAGCAACAGATATTTCTACTATAGAAATACTCCTTACTCATCGTTCATCACCTCACTTACTATCTTCATTTCTCTGCTGGTCATAAATTTGTTTTTCAGTTTCCTCGCCCTTTGGACGGCCTGTCTTTTTATCACTGTCACCATCACCGCCGGAACTACCGGTCGATGTATAAGAGGTCTGGCGAGCCACAAACACATCGTCATAGCCTTCCTCGGTTTCAGCCTGACGCTTGCGTAGTTCGTCCTCAGCATGAAGTCCCATATACTCGTAAGCAGTCTTGTAAGAACAGTTCAAAGTGGTAAACAGGAACTGAGCAATCGCCTTCTTCATCTCCATACCCATCATTTCAGTAGTAGAGACCTTCACATCAGGGCAGTACATCGGATCTACACCTGCATCTTCAAGGCGAATACGATACCATCGCTTTAATACATCTTCAATCTGTTCTGCAATCTTACCGATATTTTTCATCAACTGATCAAGAGACACTTTTGCAGTTGAAACAGTCTGCTGACCATCAGTGTTCAAGAAACTGATACCCAAAGCAGCCATTTCTCGATTGCGATACTGTTTGACAGTCTCGATATTTGTCATCTCAACTTTTGGCTCAACATATTTGATGTCTTTAACATAAGGAGCGGTCGTCACAAGCACGGTATTTTGCTTCCATGCACGCAACAGGTTGTCATGTGCTGTCACCTGTTCAGAGAAACCCTTCTTGTCATTGTTTGGTCCCATCAACGCAGGATCAAGTTGCTGCCAGATTATTTTCTTAGCCTTTGCCTTAGCGTTCACACGGTCTGAAGTATCAAAGGTCTCAAGCATCAATGCCGGACGTAAGGCGCGGAACAGGGGAGAAACACCATATTTTTGCCCCATATTGCCAATACGAATTACGCCACAATGGTCAACATCCAATTTTGCATATGTATCACCATTCTTAAACGCCTGATACACCTCGTCTGGATAGTTGTTCTGAATCTCGGTCTCTTGATTTTCAAAGAATAGTGCTTTATTCTTCTTATCCTTCAGCATAGATTTGCTCAAAGCGGATTTCAGCTTAGACATATTGATAAGCACAACAGGCTGTCCATTTGATAAGTAATCACTTATCTCAGCAATACCAAGAGGGTAGTAGTCTACAATGTAGTTCTCATCCTTCTGACGCAAATATGTAATGTAAGTACCCTCTGCATAAGTCATCGGAATGGCGGCACGCAGCAGACTTCGCACATTGATTTGTGTATTGAAGTCATCAATCACTTCACGGGCATAATTTACCTGTTTTGTCTTATTACGCTGCTCGGGGAACTGCGCGAAACTGCATTTGAACTCCGTATTAACATTCGCCTCAATTGCATCATAAGTAATGCCAATCAGGTCATCCTTATTGATGTAATTACGGATGATGCCATTGACCGTCTGCACATTCGTCAGGCTTGACTGTAACCCTCGTGCAAGTTCATCAATTCTGTCAACCGTCAGCGTTTCAGAGGAGGCTGAAATTTTCAGGTATGTACTATATTGCTTATTTTCAGGATCATAGGATGCGATAGCATGGCGGATAACATTATCCATTCTTTCTTCTGAAAGCTCGTTTACAGATGTAAGCACAACAGTACCATCATCTGTCTGTGAAGCAGTCACGACATCAAAATCTTCCTTTTTCTTTCTTGCCACATTTTCACCCCCTCTGCTTAGAAGTCAATATTAGAAATACAAATCGGCGGAGTAGTCATTGTTTCCACCGCAGACTGGCGCACTTTATCCTTACGACGTAATTCATATAGACGATGAGCAAGCAAAATCGCAACATAGAACCTATCATCGTGAATTTTATTGGCGATGTCGGGTGCCAAAGCATATGTTACGGTCGTATTTTCAGAGTTTGTCGTTTTCTGAATACTCGTAATCTCGTTCTTCATCAAGTCGATGTTAACCCACGCAGTCTGTTCCTCTAAGGAGAGTTCATGCGTCTTCAAAATTTCTTGACCAGTTGATTTATCCACACCGTCTACTACCTGAACATAATCTCCACCGTTATATTCAAGAGGGAAGTGAATGACACCAAGATTCATCAGCTCAATAAATTCCTCAACCATTGCAGTACGGAATTTACGAGGACTAATTAGACGTAGCTTATCAACAGCATCTGGGTAACGGGCATCATATCCTTCATATAGTTCATGATTTGCGTCGATAAAACCACGATGTTCTGCGCCTGTTTTATCAGTCCAATTGTTAAGCAAACCGTCCGCATATGTGGAAGTACCGCCGCCGCCTGCGCCTTGGTCAATCATCAATCTATCAATGTACTCGTAATCAGGATTTTGACCATTGTAATGTAGAATCAACTCATGCAACTGCTCAAGCTGACGATTAGAATCGAGCTTGAATTTTTTCTCATTCGCAAGGTCAACCATGTTCACGCAATTTATAATGTCGCCACACATGCCGTTTTCTGAATCGTTATAAATACGCATAACGCCAACAATAGAGTTATCCATTGTGCGGGCAGGATCAAACGCAAGAATATACTGGTAGTTCTTATCCCAATAAAGCTGTGGTATATACTTTCGCTCATTGCGACGAACTGTACCCCATTTGATGATCTGGTTTACGCCACCATCACGGCTTGGGCGATTATAATATTCACGCAACGCCTTCATTTTATTTGACTTTAGAGCTGCTTCAACTTTATCTCTCGTCAGCAGAGCCTTGTATGGCTTGCCGTTCATATAAACCTGAATTGCAACATCACAAATCATGTCACAAACAAAATAATCACGGTCACCGGCAATCATACGCTTTGCAAAGTTTTTGTAATAACGATAGAATAGTTTATCCATTGTATCCTGACTCGAAGCATACACAAGCTGTGTAGGAACCTTGCGAGGCTGGGTTTCAGGGTTATAAGAATCATCCGTATCAGTCACGAAGTCAGTATTCTGAGTGGCAAAAGCTTCACAGACAACAATCAGTTCGTCGGAACAAAACGCAGCCTCGTCAAAAAACACAAGGGTTGCACGACGGGATCGATTGGAATCCGGGTTGGAGTTTAGCGTATTTATGGAACTACCGTTATAAAACTCAACAACATACCCGGCGGGATTATGACTAAATCCACTCTTATTGGTTGCAGACTTTTTCGTTTCTTTCTCTGCAATATCTTGCAGACTACGGATAGACGCAGCTGTTTTACCAACACGAGTGACAATTTCTTCGATTTTATTAAAAGTTTCCTTACTCTGATCACCAACGCTACTTACAATATAAATAGCTTGGTTTTCATACAACATAGCCTTCAGTAGAATAAAAACAGAACCTACAAAAGACTTGCCAAAGTTTCGACTACACGCCCAAAGAACATGACTTGCATTCCAACTTTGTTCCAGCATATATGCCTGAGCGTCAAATAGTTGGATACCCAACAAATCTCTGGCCGCAATAACAGGATTACGCCGATAGAATGCAATCGTTGCCGCATCACACTCATAAATCTTACGTTTTACGGCTGTGATAATAGGCGCTCTTTGCTTCATTCTCATACGGCATCACCATCCGTATCTTTTGCGCTTGCGTCAATACCGGCATCTTCCAACAGCTCCTTGAGCCGCTGATTCTCGATAAGAGACAACCTATATTTTTCCTTAGCGTCATCACTTTCTTTCTGGAACTTATCAATCAATTCTCTCTGTGTATCGAAAATTTCCTGCTGGTCATTTTCATCAAAGAAAGCATTTTCCTTAATTGCCTTAAAACTCATATCTGCCGCCCATTGAGTTCCAGGAGAACGTAATTGGTCGTAGAAGTTCGCTTCTGCGCCAGCGATATCCTTTTCACGCATATCCTTCATCAAGAATGTAAGCGTATTACGTCCGGCATCCTTGTTGGAACGGTTCTTAACAGAAATCTCGTTTTCCTTGGCAATCTTATCGTTATTAGAAACCAACTTGACCTTAATATCATTCAAACTCTTGATTGCCTCAGCTGAATTCATCGGGTTTAAGCGGGCAATCTGCAAGTCGATTTGACGTATCTGGTTATTGTTGTTCACAACCTGAACAATCTGGGATAGCTTGAACGGGTCGTCCTCAATACCATCCTCAAAATACTTGATAAGTTCGCTAAACAAATAGCGGCGGTCGCCCTCGTTATAGCCATCAAATGGGTCGTACCCAATAACAGAAATACAGTCATCCTTTGCTTGGATCTCAATCTTAGACCACTTCTGCTCTTTCTCTTCCTGAATGTCAACAGCCGTTTTATTCAGCTCTCCACTTGTAATCGTAGTGCAGAAGTTTTGAAACTGAAACTGTTTGTTATTTAGTTGGCGAAGATATAAACCTACGGAGAAATTATTATTATGAGACACAACTGAATCAAAAAGAGAATTGTAAAACGGAGCATCAAGAAGATGACACATTAAGATACAAGCAGTACGTTCGCTTCCATATCTTGTCTTAAATTCATCAAAAAGACTATTCACGCACTTCTTACAAAGAGGCGCATAGCAGTCATTTGCTTTATAAAGTAAGCTATGTGGTAGTCGATAAAAAGTTCCTACCGGATCTTCTTTTTCATCACCGCAACGACAACAATGGTAAGTTGGCTTGTTTGTCAGAACGATATCTTCTTCAACAACCTTTTTCTTTCTAGGCAAACAAACACCTCCATTCAAAATCAAAATAAAAGCCGTAGAACGTGCGCACATCCTACGGCAGCAAAAGACCCCAACTCTTGCGCATCATGGAGAGGCCGTTGGGGTTTAATCTAAATTAAGACCCATGACATCAGATGCACTCGTATCATTGAGTTGCTTACTAGCATAGGTCTGTTAAGCACAAAAGTGATGCGATTGTAGTACACATTTTCACAATCGCATCTATATCATCTATTTGGGCTTGCGCCCTGCCAGCGAACTGGCATAATATTCAAAATAAACCTACCGCCAGAGGGAGTAGAAAACTGACGGCAGGCTTGCAAAAGGGGAGATGTTGGGTGCAGAGGGTGGATTCGGACCACCGACATTCTGGGTATGAACCAGACGAGCTACCTGACTGCTCCACTCTGCGTTATATGATGCCTAAGTGTCATCTATTTTTTTAATCGTATGCGCATTACAGGTTAATCATAGATTGACTTCGGACTTGTCTCCAACCGCGAATTGGAAACCATTTTTGGCACGCCCAGCTGCTTTCGAGACAGCACATACAGGTTTTAGAGACCTGACTTCTACCTTTGAATTATGGGCGCACAATTGGTGTATTCGGCGAGATTTGAACTCTGCGATACCTCGATTAAAAGTCGAGTGCCTTACCAGCTTGGCTACGAATACACAATAAATCCTACCTTTTAGCCGGTGGTAGGGAACCGGTATAATATAGGTCCTCCTGGAGAAGGACTGGCGCGGTCTCAGAGATTCGAACTCTGGCATCGGGTTTGCCGACCTAACGGTTTTCAGGACCGTTCTCTTCAACCACTTGAGTAAGACCGCACAATAACCCTACTTTCCTGTACAGCTACCTTTATATAAAGGTGTAGGGAATAGCCGTACAATCTTTGGTGAGCCAGGTTGGAGTCGAACCAACGATGTTTCTAATGTCACGGAGTTACAGTCCGCTATCTTCGCCACTGGATATACTGACCCATAATAAAACAAGCGTCCATCAAATCATCCGAGCTGGTTGAATTGTTCTCGTGTCGATAAAACGCTTGTTTTAAACTTTAATGGTCCGCACTTACGGTGGCGGAACACCAATGCCAGAGGTCGGGTACGATCCGACAGTCTGCTGATTACAGGTCAGCTGCATTATCCATTTATGCTACCCTGGCAAATAACCCGTAGACACTAGCCTACGGGCATAGAAAAGGAGACAACAAATGATGTCCCAAAGCAGACCTTGCGGTCGTACTTCTTTTTTAATTACCCACTTATTGGTAGGGTGTCACCGCTTTTAATTCAAACGCACAATATGCGTTTTACTCTCAATCAACTTTCCATCCTTGTCCTGATAGACAACAATAAAACCCTCTCGCTGCGGAGTAGTCAGTTTACCGTCTGCATACTCCATTTTTGAAGTATCACAACAACAGCCCTGCTCATATAGATTATATTTTCCAACAGAATAAGAGCCGACACGATGCACATGACTCATAACCAGCGAATCAAAATCAAGTCCAATATCCTGAAAATAGCGTAGCGCTTTTTCGCTTGTTTTCAAAATTCCAGATGAGAATGCCATAGGATGACACAGAACAGTGCTTCCTATCTGGCTGTACCAACTGTCGTTGTAAATAATTTCAATACCTTCTGCACTAAACACCTCAATCAAAGGGTCGTAATGAACCTTTGTATGAAGTTCCTTGTTATAATGGTTAAAACCATCAATAAGAATAAGTTCAAGTGCAGTCTTCGGCATTAAGGCAAGAAGATCCTCGTCAATGTTCTTGGCAAGATAATTCTGGAAACGAATATCATGATTGCCGTAATTGACCACAACCTTTTTAGGCCGTAGCATTTCAATCAAGTCAATCAAATACTGTCTTGCCAACAGAATTTCCTCCATTGGACTTTGCCGATACACACGCGAAAAACGCGACAGGGCAGCGGCATCTACACAATCTCCGTTTACCTGAAGAATATCAATCTTACCAGCGTACTCACTAAAAGTCTCAATTGGCTTCTGAAATGGAATATGTAGGTCTGAAATGGACAGAATACAGGTTCCCACATCTCTATTAGATAAGGACTCCTGATACTGCATACCCGCACGGAATGCCTTAAAACGCTTGCGATATGCGCACTCACCAAAATTCTTACCCAATTCACCATTGAGCACTTTGGATGCGCCATCCCAAGTCAACTCTCTAGCCAGAACAGCATTCCCGATTCTTACAAAGAAGTCATTACTCGTTTCTTCTGGCCGTTTATTATAGCAACCCATTAGCATCAAGCCGGATCGCCCAGCAGCTCATCAGAGGTGGAAATATTGATGGTGACGCCCTCAATACCATCCCACTTTGCCAGAGCTTCCTTCAGATTGAAGACGTTCTCACCGTCCTTGGTAATCTCGGTGATAGTGCCCTCTGCAGTATCAATAATAGCGTTCTTAAAAACAACACTCTTCTTAGCAACCATAATTTTATTCTCCCTTATATTTTATTTCAAAATTGAAGTATTTTAGCATTCAAGAGCATCAGCCCAAGTGCTAATCCAGCCACGATGATTTGTATTCAACTCACAAATTGCGGTACGGTCATGCCCCCTGAAATGCTCCATGTACGGAATCAGTGCCGACCGTTCCGGGTGCTTATACAAGTCACATTGACCAGAATGTCCAATCGCAATGAGGAGGCACGAGTCTTTTACTCGCGTAATGACTTTCTTCGCATCGGCTAGAGTGAAATTTTGTATTTCGTCGAGGATAATAACCTTGTTTTCAAAGTTGACACCTCGCATATAAGTATGTGCTGCACACTGGATGTACGCACCATACTTCTGACTTTCAGGATTTTCATCAGCAATTACCGTCGTATTTGGATTAACGCCAATAGTTTCAAGAGCCTCGAAAAGTGGCTCCATGTACGGAGCACTCTTTTGTTCCTGAGTTCCTGGAAGGTAACCCTGTTTCTCTTCCTGAGTAGGAGATACAATATACACAATGCCATTGTAACGACCATACTTAACAAGCAGGTCAGCGACACCAACAGCAATGGTAGTCTTACCGGTTCCGGCACGGGCATTCGCAAAGACGACATCAATATTAGGGTCCCAGATAGCGTCCCTAAAAATTTTCTGTTCTGGATCAAGCGTCATGCCATAAAAACTAGAATAGACATCCAAACTCTGAGGGACATCCTTTTTGATACGCATTTCAGTCTTATCAGAAGCCATATCTATATTTACTCTCCCTTAATTGAACTCATCCACATCATCGCAAATCTTATCTACGATACCAAAACTGACCTGCTCATTAGCATCCAGATACCAATCTTTAGCCTTATTCTTAGTCATGGTCTTCTTATCAATAGTAGAGTGAGCCATAATATACTCACGCATCTTCACGACCTGCTTCTCGTAGTAGTCCATAGCCATCTTAGACTGCTCGAAAGTACCATGAGTATCACCAGAGCCACTATGAATCAGCGCGGTAGAGTGAGGCAGAGCAAAGCGCTTCTGACCAGACAACAGCATCACAAGAGCGGCGCTCATTGCAATACCTGCGTTGATCGTCCAAACAGGAGTCTTACTCAACTCAACAACATCAATAAAGCTAAACATTGCGTCCAGCTCGCCACCATAGCTGTAAATAAACAGCTTAATAGGCTTACGCTGCTCAACAGGAGTATCCTTATCAATACGGTTGTACTGCAGAATCTTTCGCTCAATTTCAATCAGAGACTGGTCAATCTCAAAGTCAATAAAGAAGATGCGATCCTTCTCATCGACATAGAAGTTCATCATCTCAGGAGAGGGGAGACCGCCACCATTCATTAGGTTGGTGATCTCTTCTGGCAGTTGAATTTCAAAGTCCAATAGTCTATACCTCGTTCTTTCAAAGATTAGTAACGTGCGTTACGCTGCATCTGCTTCAGCATCTCAACAGCGGCAATATTAAAAGGAAGCAGTTCAAGATATCGAGCAGACTCTTCCAGATACCGCTTGTGACGGGTCTTTGCAATGCAAGCATGAGGGAAGACCTTTCGCACGGCCTTCGCTTCGGACTTAGTAATTTCAATCATTAGGTAAAACACCCTTTCAAAATAAAATAGGTAGGAAGAAAACAAGCGTCCTCGCTCTCTCCCTACCATAACTTTCCGCACTGTGTTTTACTCTATATATGTAAAATTATAACGTATCCACGTTAAAATATTGCGCTTTTTCGCGTTTCATAAATCAAACATTTTTCTATTTTGTGCGGTTTTCTCGATGTTTACGTTTTTAGCGCACTTACGGCAGTATTTTTGTCTGCGTCCAGTGCGAGCAACCATCTTCCCGCAACAATCACACTTGATGTATTCTTTCCCACAATACTGGCTCCACAGAATGCCAGCATTCTCAAAATCGTCCACAAAAATCTCATGAGGAGAGTCCTGCTCCGCAATCAAAACATGGATATTCAAGTTGTCGATCTTTTTTAAGCTGGCAAACCCGATAAAACCAAGATTATGTAACTCGCAAATCATCTCGTTCTGTTTTTTCTCATTCACTGATACGTTTGCCATCCTAAAAATATCAGCCGTATCTTCCGTAATCCAGTAGTTGCATTTTTCATTAACGGCAATATGGTATTTTGCCAGACACAGCATCGTAAACATCAGGCGTTGCATCTGCTTGCCTTCAAGTGCTTGAATCTTCTCTACCTCAGCCTTCGTAATGCACACACCATCAAGTTCCACCGTAGGACGACCTTTAGCAGAAGCAATCGCTTTATCAATCAATTCTCTATCCAGAACCTTGTTGTACCCTTCAAAATGACGCAGCATATACTCGTTAAGCTTTTCTCTTACGTCATCCTTTGAGTATCCCTTATAGAAATAGTATTTCGCTACATAATGCAAAACATGCCCCGCCTTCTTCCAAGGCACATCCTTCTCTAGCCACTCTTCAGCGTAAAGAACTTCATTCAATACAATCATCCGCATCCTCCTTGCTGTTCATGTTAACCAACACATCCTTGAAACGCTTGCCATCATACTCAATATCGCCATTCTCATCCTGCACAAGAGAATGAATCATGCCGTCATGGCGTTCTAACAAGCGTTTAATCAAAGTATCGTGAAACAACTCCCAGACGATTGCAATACTGGATGCATTCTTTTTACAAAGATCAAGCAGAATGTCGCAAAGCACATCGTCATTAGAACACTTGTCATGAAGATTGCGGAACATACTTTCCTGATACAGCACAATGCGCTCCTTGCGATCTGCGCCGGTTTCTTTATTATTGTTTCCGTTGCCAGAATGGATTGCGTTACCACGAGCAAACCTCAAGTAATCCTTAAAAATAGAGCGGATAGCATAGTATTGAGAATTGGTGTACTCAACGCCAGACTTGAGCGAGTCATAATCAAACTTACGCTTTATCTTGAGTTTTTCTTCAAAATCTTCCAGCTCGTCCTCAACAGTCCAGCACAGGCGGTTCATGGTACAAGAATTGATTCCGACCGGCATCCGATAGAGGTAATACTGGATAACCATTTCATCCACATCGTCCTTGGCGGTCTTTTGCATAATCTCATCCAGACCGGCAAACCCATCCCACTTGATGCGCTTGCGAGCTGCGGCAACATACTGCTTGTAATCACGCATCTGAGCAGGGTAGATGTAGCTCATAAAGTATGGCTTACGCCATGCGCAAATACTACTCCAAAGCTTCTTATCCTCAATGGTGTCAGGATTATCATCGTCTTTAACAGTACAAGCTTTTAAATCGTACCAATACCGTGGCATTGGCTTGCATTTAACCCCTTTCACAGCGTCCAAAACATTCTGCTGATATAGCTGACCACACATGATACGATAATCCAGTTCTTCATACTCTCGGCTTCCCGGCTCAAACTGGCTTTGAACATCACCCATTGAGGTAATGTGGTTCGTTGTCGAACCAACGTCATTGCCAAATCCAGCAGCATTCGATTCTGCTAAATCATCCTCAGTAGGAATCTTCTTTTCTCCTTTTTTCTGAACACACAAAAGAGTCGGTGTCTCTCTTTTATTCCTAATAAGCACATTATTATCTGTGCTAAAAATAAGATCACCATCAAAATCTGCGCCATTCAAAGCAGCACAGGTATTGTCCCATGCACTAAGAATTGTTACCGTCTTCATATAACGATACCAGTTTTTACAATCATCATTAGGGTTCAGATTCCGAAGAACAATATTGTTATGACATGACATCGGTGCTCTGAAACAAGCAACTCTCTTAACATCTCTATCATTCCAGAACCGGCTGTAAATCTCACCAGCTTTTAACAATCCAGTGACTTCCATTCCAAAGATGGATTGGCAAAGCGCATAAGGGTCTCCACTTGCAACTTGGAAATTCCCTCGCACCTTTACAACACCCGTTTTTGCTTGGGAAATCCGTTTCTTAATGAAATACCGAATCCGATTTTGAACATAAGGGTCATCAATCATTTTCGGCTCAATCATAAGAGCCTTTATGTAATCATTCTCCAGACTGTTTATGTAATTCGGGTCATCACGCATCCCACTTCCACGCAGGTACAGCAGCGCTTTACGCCAGTCACCGCCCATGACACCCTTGGTTTCATCCAAAGTTGGCTTCACGAGTTCCCGAATCTCATCATTCGTAAGCTGATAGCTTTGGATAAACTGATAATTCAGGTTACGCTCTTCATCAAGCTCTAACTCACAAGTCTTTGTTACAGAGAAGTGATAATGATTCTCTCGGCAATTCTCAAAGTAGTCCTCACAGCTGTGGTAACTATCCCAGAGCTTCAACATGGATGTCGTAAGAATTACCTGAACACGATTGATGTCCTTGTAGTTTCCCCAAGAATCCTTAATCATGTTCTTTTTGGCAACCTTCTTGGCAAACTCACGGAAAGGGAAAGGGAACAACATACCTTTACAAAAAGCATTCCGTACACAGAAGCCAGATGCGGTAGCAGGGAGTTTCAAATCTTCACTCCACTGTTGAGCAAGGTCATAGCTAATAAGACCAAAGCCATCGCTGGCGCACAGTTCACAATCATGCTCCATGTCCTCTACCATCGTAGGCTCGCCGGAGACTCCGTCGTCCAGAACGATTACATGATCTTTAAAGTGCGTGAAGCAATCATCTACAACAAGCACACCATCAGGGTCAGTGACTGGAATGGAAGCGGAACAGGCAAGTGCTCTATAAGCTTCTAGCTTTGCCGGAATAAACTCAATTCCCTTGTTACGGCCATTATCGATTCGCTTACGGATCTCATCAACAAGACGGTCGCTCACAAACACAATCGTACTATTCTTAACGCCACCGGTAGTCCCAACCAGACGGCGATACGTAATTCCATTGATTTTGAACCCCTTGGAAGAACATGCCCGGCGGTAATCATTCTTCTTATCAACCACCAAACACATATAATCCGGCTTAAACTGAACTGCATCCAGCTCAGTATATAACCTCCGAATCTCCCGGCGGTTCTCTAAACATGATGGTTCATTCCGCAGCATCTTGATTCTGCGCTTGATACTCCGTGCCTTAGCCTCTGCATCCGTAACACCATTCAACTCATCAATCCATCGTAAAACAGTGCTATCAGCCAGCGAGATAATTTCGTGATTTCGTCTGGCTTCATCCAATGGTAGGGTCAAATCCCATTTTGCTTCAACCAGACGCTTCGTATGAATCTTAAAAACAAACTTCTGGCAAGTTTGCTGCTTTGCCATTCGGCAGTCACCTCCGTATTCTTCTAAAACGTATCCTGTGTTACTTAGCTATAAAGAAAAAATATAAAATTAGGCTTTTACAGATAGCAGCTCTCGCCATCTTCCATAGCCTTGAGCCAAAGTCGTTCACGCTCCTGATAGAGCTCATCCAGCATATCGTCAGCAGCTTCGTACTCCCGGCGAGTCAGGCTGGCATAATTCATATCCCGAATCAAATACTTAATTTCCGCATCAACATCCTCGTAAGTACGCATTACTTAACCTCCTCGTCCATAACAGCTCCACAGTCAGGACAAAACTTTGATTTATCAATATTTTTGCTAGAATGACAAGCCGAGCATTCAACAAAGAAGCTTTCTCCAAAATCTTCAAAACGCTCAATCCAATAAGCGTGGATTACTCGATGAAACTCGCCGCCTGCGGCCATCTCTTCTTGCATGTATTGAATTGCCCCATTCAAAGTCATCTTACATACAGTTTTCTGAAAAGCAGAAACAGGACTGTTATCAATCAATGGCTTTGTATCTTCCAATGTCTGAATCAAGTGTGTCGCGTTAATAAACTTATCCATCGAACTTCTCTCCCTTTTATGTAAATATATCTAAGAGTACCTAAAACTCTTATTTTTTTATTCTTTTGCACGGCTGGCCTCAAATGCAGCCACATCGTTCATGAAATCATTGATATGTAAATACTTGTCAGCCTTCCGCACAGTCTTAGGCTTAAACTCTTGACATTTGCATCGCACATCATCACAAGTAGTGAAGCACGGAATCTCATACTGGCATTTTGTGCAGACATGCTTCTTATAAAACTCCGGCAAGCGTCCAGCAGCTTGGTAATACTCATACGTTACCTTTAAATCAATCCAGCAGGGGTTATCAAAATTCATTACACTCAACCTTCTTTCAAATCTCACCAATTAAATCATCAATATTAAGACCACAATCCAGCACATTGCGGCCAGATTTCTTATTACTTTTTTCTACCATCTTGTCCGCCAACACCTTATCGACAATATCTGCTTCAAAATTCATAACGCATTCTACATTTACGTTATCACGAGCTGCCATTCTCGCATTCGCCTCAGCCACAAGTCGAGCCATAAGTTCTGCATCCGCAGATTCTTTATCCGCATCCTGCATAATTTGCTCATATTGCTCTTCAGTCAAACCGCTTCCAGCCAAGAAGTTGTCGATATACAGTTTTTCGATAATCTTGCATCCATGGTCTTTTTGGTTCAAGGTAACAAGTAACTGGTCAGTAGACTGACGAATTGTGTTGTCAACCATATCTGCCACCTGCTGGTTAGTCAACTTAACTTTTTTATATTCAAATTCCTTTCGGATTTTTCTTTCAATCTTATTATTGTCACCCCATGGCTTCTGCTCTTCTAGTCGCCGTTCAACATCTTCATGTTCCTGAACTCTTGTTGCCACAATGACTTCCTTATTAAATATCATTGAAGACAATAAGCCATCACAGACAATTGTATTTAACTTTGCCATCATCTGCACAGCGAGTTCCACATCTGCTGGGTCGATTTTTCCAAACCTGCGAGCAAATAGATTCATAGTTTTTGGCTCAACAACAATTCTATAAACCTTTTGAATGGTACTATACGTTTGCTCTTTTTCAAATTCCTCTCTAAGCTTTGGGTTCAGCTTGCGATAGAAATCTCTCATCCGACCAGTTTGCCAAAGATCCCGTTCAGTTGCCGGAGTTCTACCATCAGATAATGTATAATCTTTTAATACCTCGGCCTTCAATCGCATGTAAGTTAAATTCTGTTTGTCTGTCAAAGGAGTTATGACAGCACGGCCATCAACATAATCAATGAATGCCCTCGTCTCCTCATAATCCAACGCATCGTTTACCTTTAAACCATGCAGGGCACTATCTAGCCAAGTTTTCAGTTTGACACTTCCGACCATTTTTCGGAACGCCTCAGCAACAGCCTCGTCATCTTCTGTCTCGGCATTCCGTCCCCACCATCTGTAATCACGCCCAACCATTCCACAGGTCTCCCAGATGTCTTTCTTCTCCCATAGCAGTTTAATGCCGTCACATGGTTGCGACTGGCAAAGGGCGTTAAAGTGGTAGACGAGCAATTTCTGAATGAGGTCAATAAACTTTCTATTACCGCCCACTGGCTTTGCCGGAAGTATCTCATCATCTGGCCGTATGCTTTTTATAATGATTTGCCGACCAGCCTTCTTTAGAACCACGAATCTGTCCAGCTCTTCCAAGAATGCAGGACGACTATTTCCTGTAATTGGTTTGCCTTTATCGTCAAGAACTTCGAGGCATCTTGCAAGCTCAGAAAAGTTCTTAAAAATCTGACCAGCAGATAATTTTGAAATCATATCAGGTGTTACTTCGTATGCTTTAGCCATACATTACCTCCTATTTTTGTACATCAAATCTGTATATATAGAATGTGTAATATCAGTTTTGATGTACAAAATTCATAATTTGTTAATATTTAGTTGTGCTTTGAATTCTGTAAGGTTCTATTAACCCCAATTCTTCTCGCAAAATATCTTTTAATGGTTTACTCGACTTGAAGCTATGGAGCATAAGCGACATAGATTCAATTTGAGTAAACCTACGAGCGTCCTCAGACGCGAGATCCCTCTCCACGCCCTGTCTGGAAGACTGCTATAAATATCCACCACAACCATCCTCCGGCTAACTCCTTCGCAGTATCCTGTATTGCATAGCTATCTACACTCATTATACCATGAGATTGCAAAAAATTCAATAGCTACATAATACAGGATACTAATATTTCTAGCGCCTATTATAATAAGGTATGTTTCTGGGAGTATTGTTCTCTATGAAGGACATCCAGGTGCTCCATGTATTCTGTGTAAGCTGCCAGAGGCTACAATCATGCTCCTTGTAGGTCTTTAGAGTCCCTGAAAGTGCTGCTTGGATGCCAGATCAGTCCATTTATAGCGATAGGGAAGTACAGATGGGTATAAATAGGTACTTTATGCTCCGAAGAATGGTCGTTTTCGGTACATTTCGGGTACACATCGGGAAAACCCGCATGAATCCTAGCTTTTTCGGCTTTTATTGGACCAAAAAGGAACAAAATAATGGGTAAAAAGGTACAAATAAAAAGAAAAACTAGCTAAAATATAACGAAAATACGTTAAATTCTAGCTAGTTACCGAATTATCTACCGATTGAAAAATAGCGATTTTAAGCCATTTTTAGGTATTTTGGGTGGAAAAGTGAGTGATTTGTGGGTGCATGTAGAAGAGGGTATAGGGGTGTATTTTGAGATATTTTTGTCAGAGGAAAGTGTACCCGGGGTAGGGTAGGAGATAGTAGAGAGTGAGATGGAGTGCTGGGATGGGAAATAAGAGTGATATTTGGAGATTTTGGAGAATGAGATGGGTTGGTGTTTTGTGGGAATTATTGTGTGAATTGTTGTGCAAGATGTATAGAGAATGATAGAAAATAGAATTGATAATTGGTGATTATGAATAAGAAAGATGTACTGGGGGCTCGGCCTGCAGCCTGATCAGCGCCAAAAATGAAAAGTGTGCCCCTACGGCTTGAGTGCTGGAAATGCTCATTTTCCAGCACTCATTCCTAGTAATTTACTAGGAATTTTTTGGTGCAAATTCAATCCATAGTATTTTACTAGGATACCTGATTCAATTCATAGTAACTTAGTATAGATTGTTCGATTGTGCTTGTAACCATTTTGTAACTTTTGTTACTCTTTTTGTAACTGTTTCATTCTTGTTACTTTCTTGTAACTATTCTACCAAATTCTACCATTTGCCTTTATAATGTACCCGTGTGCGCGTGCGCACACACACGCCCAGGCGCACACCTAGGGACTCTAATAGGTACGCGCGCGCGAGATCAAGCTATTTTGGTATTTTCTGGAAAAATGGTTACAAAAAGGTTACAAAACGGTCTAGTCCCTTGCAAACGGTCTAGTCCGGTGGTAGAGTATAGGCACGGGAACGGACTAGACCGAAAAGGAAGTCCAAACCCGAACAACGCACGGTCGGAAGGTGCGGGAAAGTTCCCCGACAAATCGTCAAATGATAAGCGGTCGTTCCCCGAACGGAAGGAAGTGCAAAAGCAATTAGTACGGAACGGCGCTCAAGCATGATACCACGTTTAACAGGCGGGTCGAGAGTATGACGGTTTTGGACGTGTACACACAAAATCAACCCTTTAATCAGTCGAACGGTTGAATAAATGGCACGGCGGGCAAGGCGGTCGGAATCCGTACTTGTTCAAGTAGTTCACCTTGCAAAACAGGTTGGAACTGATTCCAGATTGACAGAATGCGCTGGAAGAATAAAAACAATTTAACCGTTTTGAAAGAATCCTAAAACCTACGTTTTAGGCAACGTTTCAAACGCAAGCTATCAGTTTGTTACTTTTAGGCGGTACAATGCAACCTTGCATGGTTGAGAAAATAGAATATTTTTGCAAAGATACGCAATAGACGGCGCTGGACCTCAAAAGTTTGGCGCTTTTTGTTTGGACTACAAAAGTTTGGACTTGTCGCAGACAATAGCAGAAATAGACAGTTTTCCGTGACAATTAAAGGTTAGACTTTCCACCGTAAAAGTCAAAAAGCATGGTTGAAGGGCTGTTTTTGGCAAACAGAGGGTAAACCATGCTTTACAGTATACATATTTGCCCATCGTGGGCGAACCATAGGCTACAGGCAGAACCTGGAATTTTGTCTGTAGCACTTGGCTTGCTCATAATAGCAAGAAGTCCGTACACACATTATAACACATAAAAGGAGAAAATACTATGTCTACTACTACCATTCTGTCCGCTATCAACTTCAACGCTACCGCAGCCGCAGAGAAGAACCGCACCACCGGTGCCGCCGTTGCCCTGTTCAAGAAGGGTGGCAAGGAAGTTAACACCTCTGAGAAGGCCCTGGGCAGAGACTGCCTGAAGGGTATCACCGCAGAGCAGTACGAGACCTATTGCAAGGCCGTCCGTGCTGTCTATCTGGACGCTGATTTGCTGGCACGTTATGCCGCAGACGCGGACTCTGTTCAGAAGATTAAGACATTCTACTTTAACGATCTGGCAAGCCTTACCACCGCTATCATGGGCGACACCTTCAAAGTCAATGATGTCTTTGCAACCTTCACTGTTGAGCAGTTCATTGAGCAGAGCGTGGGCAAGGTGCGTGCATTCACCGCTACCACCGAAGGCCACGGCTACGACACGGAAGCAGAATCTCAGACCAAATTCGTAAAGTGGGTTGAAGCATGGTTTAGTGCCAACGCAAGCGGTGTTGCTATGCTCTCTATGGCAGAGCGTGACCGTCGTGCAAGCGTCCGCAAGCTGTCCTCTAAGGTTGTGCGCCTTACTAAGAGTGTCGAGAATGCAGAAGAAGTGCTGTCCTCTGCAAAGAAGGAATTGGATTCCCTCAAAAGCAAGAAAGATACCAACGCAAAAACTCTGGAAAAGAAGATGAAGGCCGTGCAGGGCATGGAGAAGGACCTGGCAGACGTCAAGAAGAGCCTGGAATCTGCTCAGACTAAGCTGGCAGACCTTCAGAGCAAGGACTTCACCAACGACTTCAGCACAGAAGAGACCCTGTAAGTGAACTACACAACCACTGTGAACACGCAAGAATTCTACATAGATGCTAGGCGACTAAGGGTACTAGGGAAGACGTAACCCTTACCACTACGGCAGAAATGCCGTCACTATCAATCGAAAGAAGGGAATACTATGCAAAAGTTTCTGTGCAAGAACCATGCAGATCGTCAAATTAAGTTTGACGGTCATTCTGTGCCGTCTGGTGCATACTATGGTCAGACCGCAGAGGGATTGCGCTTTATCGCAGTCGTCAGAGTGAATCAGATCGGTATGGTTTGGCGTTCTGGTAAAGGTTTGGTTCCGTGGGAGAAGTCTTACAATCAGACTGTCGTTGACTTTATCAGAAGTGAATCTATTGGCGTAAATCCTGAGACTGTGCATTTTGATATGGCAGTGAAATCAGAGCGCAAGAAAGCTGGACGTTATGTAGCACGTTTTGCTGGCACTGGGTCTGCTAGTGCAAATCGTAAGAGCAAGAAGGCAGCAAAACACACTAAGGCTTTCCGTACTCGCACTGATTCCTTTACGGCAGAGTATAACAATGCATCCAGCCTGATCTATGGTGAAACTATCGAGATGAACAGACGGCCTCAGAAGGTCTATGGCAAGATTGCAGAGTACATGGATGGCAGCGGTGCTGGAAAAATCCGTGGTGATATGCGTCCTCTTGAGCCTGTTTTCCCTGTACCTTCTGGTAGAAAGGCAAGGTGAATTATGTCAGCAACTGTTTCAAGTGGTCAGAACTTGCGTAAGAATGAAAAGTTTGCTATAATTGCATCAAAAGGTGGTGCGACTATGGCAGATGGTAAATATAGAGCTGATTATCTCAAGCGTATGGAAACGAATAGTCAGCTTGCAATCAAGATTCCGAAAAAGCTTTTTGAGGATTTCTCTACAAAAATTGAGCAAGAGGGAACAACGAAAAGAGCTGTACTTGTGCAATTGATTGAAGATTATACCTACAATTCCTAAGAATCACAATAACCCAACAACAAACGTCTTGTGAATTTATCGCAGGGCGTTTTCTTTATGCCTTGTTTTGCATAAATATGCAAATATTATATAGAATATGCGAATATGCAGAATGAAAACACTTCAGAAAACACACAATAAAAGAGGGATTTATGCCGTGAAGTTAGTGGGCACGGGGAAGAAAGATCCCACTACCAGCCCAATATGGTATGCAATAGCGCAAGAAATCAATCAAAAGGAGTGTAAACAGTATAATGAATGCCAACATTATTTTTAAGACCGTTTGTAACGGTCACATGATCACCGTATATAGTTACCACGGGTATGAGGCCGTATACGTCTCAAATGAAGTTCGGGACGAAAGGGGCGGCCTGTTTGACCTGGCTGCGTTCCGGGATTACGACGGCTATCCCGTCGAACGAGGTTTTAGTAACGCGGCGGATGCGCTTCATTACGCACGAATGTGTGTGGTAAACGCGAAGAAGCCGTTTGAATGATTTTTGAAAAGAAAGGAGAACAAGAATGGATTATTTCACCGCAAAAGAAATGCTTGTCATTGGCATTGTATTGGGGCTATCTTTGGCGGCAACGTTTGCTGTCTTTATGGACGACATTAAGCACAAGTTCTAATTTTTTATATTACAAAGGAAAGGAATAAAACATTATGAAAGTTATCGAATTTATCAATCGTCTGAACCAGATCGGCTACGACGAGGGCACGGAGCTTGTCTTTGGTGCTTATGATAGCACGGAATTTCATGACTGGCATGAATTGGAAAATCCTATTATTACCAGGGGCTTTGATTTTCTTGAGAGCGGAGGTATGGGCGGATCTGTCATTTCTGTTAATATGGATATTGAGGTGTAAGAGAAATGGACAAAAATAATCTTACCGTACTAGAGCGTGGTAACGCTTACACGATACTGTTTAATGAGAAGAACACGCTCACGTCCTATATTGTTGCGTGGCATTTTGACCCGGATTCCTACACATGGGATCAGGGTCATTATTTTTGTGACCTGAAATCCGCAAAGAAATTCTTTGCAGAGCAAGAGAAGGCAAACGCAAACTGCAAGTATTGTGAAAAGATGGATTGCCCTCATAGGGATGCACTCAGACGCTTGCCCTATGAAAAGGGTGGAATCCTCGCTTGTGAAAACCTTTGGTAAAGGAGAATGAGTATGGCAAAAATGAAACTCGATCCTGTTTATCCTGATATCGTTAATCGCTTTCAGTATGTGAAAACGACTAACGCAGACGCTTGGCAGAATCATGTTAAGAATGTCATTGCAGAGAATGAGTACAATGACCTGTTGACCCGGATTGCGTGGGATTTACTCATGTATGTGTATACTTCTGGTACGATTTGTGGGTGGTACGATAAATATAACGTACATGATTCGCATATTACAACGGCAGCCAAGAAGGCTTACATTGAAGTCTTTGGAATACCGTCAGAATAAAAGATATGTTTTAAGGAGAGTTTGATATGACCGCAAGAGAATATTGCAAGAGCCATCCTGTAACCGCTTATGATAGCAGCTATGGCCGTTGTGGTGGTTTTCAGATTCATGGCGATATCGAATACGGCATTGATGATTACCTTTATGGTATGTCTGGTGCGCTGTGTGAAGATGAGAAATATCATAGTTATCATCACCTGAAAATCATCTATGCACCGTCTGGCAGAGCATACGTCAAGTGTTTCGGTAAACGAATCTATCTTGATGAGTGCATGAGAGTGTAAAGGAGAAACGACAATGAAAAAAGGTCAATGGTTTATGAACGATGAAACCGGTGCTATCACCAACATTCATCGTGAAGCTATCGAATGGTATCGACAGGGCGCAAATGTCTCAATCTGGATCAACGGCGTTATTGTTTGCTGTTGGGGTCGCTGATAAGAAAAGGAGAGTACAAAAAATGAAACTTACTCAGAATAAGCTGTCCGTTATCCTGGCTACTGTTGTGGCTGGTGTTTCCATTCTGGCAAACTGTATGACTGCAAATGCGGCAGAGCCTATGAAAACTCGTCTGGAGAATCGTTATGTCCTGGCCGGTAGCGTGGATGAAATCGAAGTATTCCGCAACGGAATTAAGACCATTCATGTTATCGATGAGAACGGCGAGGAATGGTTGTATTCTTATGCAAGCATGGAAGAAACCCCGGCGGATGGTCAGAATGTGACCATGATTATGAACAGCAATGGAACAGAAACCATCTACGATGATACCATTGAGGATGTCTTGTGGGCACGTCCTGATGAAGTGAATGTTGATTGATGTTCACAAAATGCTTACAAATAAACAACGTATCAACGCATTAAAATGAGACGTTAATAAAATCTACATTTTAGTGCTTGACAAAACAAATAGTATCCTGTATCATGTAGCTAGAAATGGCAGTCCGTCAGAGGACTTTTATTTTTACTATGTAGCTAAGTAACACAGGATACGACAGGAGGCCTATAAAATGAAGCAGAGCTGGAAGCTTGGTGACGATATGGTTGTAAGTGACAATCTTCTTGATGGTATTACGTTTGAATATCTGATTCTGACAGTGTATTGCAACTGTCCCAAAATTACAGAACAGGCTGTAAAGAAAGAACTGAAAGAAATTCTTGCGATTCATATGCAAGATATGGAATTTTTACTCGAAAACAATATCGACAAGATAATCGAGCTAGCAAGTAAAAACAGAGAATAAGGAGATATGAATATGAAACGCAACAATTATGATTACGAGAGTTTTCACTACACAAGTGATAGTTGCCTGATTCTTATGAGTGAGGTTCGTTATAAGAAAAATGATTTTGGGGAGATGGTTCTTGTACCGGAAGAAACAAAGGAAGAAGTGGTTTCGTCTACGTTTTACACAAACTACATTACAGCAATTCCGTTCTTTGATGATGATTTCTTTGGTCCTCATGCTTCTTGTGAAGCTGAATGGGATAGAACACCTGCAGGAACTGTGCCTACTGTAATAACGACAATCAATGGCGCAGGTGACGAAAAGATTGTTGCAACATTTACATTCCTTAGCAAAAGTAATCTTTTGAATACTGCTGGTTGGCGTGAAAAGGAAATTGTCAAGAATGCAAAATACTTTCACATCGAAAAAGCTGATGGTGCAGATATGATTTATTTCTACACCGAAAGTGATGGCGATACGTCAGAGGGTATTTTTGACACTAAGAGATCTATTTGGAGGGGTTAAACGATGACTGATGTTCAGAAAAAGATGTGGGATGCACTGGTTAAAATGTCTGGTGAGGACGTTGCAAGATTATTTGTAAATTGGTGTGGAGAACAAATTCTGGATGATGATTTCTATAAAAATATGATTGATGAGGGAGTGATTGAAAATGAAGAATGATTTTTACTGGAACAGGAACTATATGACTATTGCAAAAAGTATTAACGAAAAGCACCGTACAAAAATTATAATACATAAAAATTGGCAGTGGTATTTAGCTGAATTTGATTCATTGGAACAACTGCATTTCTTTGAAAACGTAGTTGGATTCAGAACTTGCTATCTTGGAATGGAAAATGGAATCGCAAGATTTTCTTTGAGTCATGAGTTTGAAGAAGAAAAATATTTCTGGAAATTGTCTGAACTTCCGGCTGGTGTAAAACCGATTAAAGCATTATGTAATGGTAGTATTGTTACTTGCTATTTTTTGAATGATGGGAAAATTATTCATTGGTATCGTCCGAATCCTAATGCAAGGAATGTTTATAAACCAATGACGTTGCAACAGCATATTAGGCATCATGAAGTGTTTGGCTCATATTGAAGAACAGGAAAATCAGGAGGTTGAAATTTTTTGATTATCGATTCAATTCTTGACCGTAAGGACGGCAGACACTACAGTGCACATGATTTCTATATCGAGGTCAGAAAATATGAGCGTCTGGGTGTTGGGACTCACGGCGATGATATCTCTATCGCCATGGATTATGGTGACAACAGAGATGTGCAGCGTGTTTTGTGTCAGTATATCCAGCGCAATGGATACCCGACAGACATTGAGGATTACGTAAAAAGTCAAATCTGGGTAGCGTGAACAGCAGATGCTAGGTGATTAGCGGTACTAGGGCAGACATAACCGCTACCAATGCAAAAGCATAAAAATATAAAAAGGAGTGTTAGGTATGAAATATTTGAGTGCAAAAAAGTTTTCAAGGGACGCACATCCATCAATCCATTACACCGGCAGCGTCCGAGGTATGAAAAAGCTTGGATTATGGGGAAAACATGATAAATGTGTTCGTTGTGGTAATTATATTTATAATTTATCTATCTGGATTGGTGGATACGATTTTTGGCATTAAAAGGAGCGATTGATATGGAAACAATGTACGACCGCATTAAGCGAATGGATAAACATGAACTTGCTGAGTTTATCTATATTGTTTATCAAGTTGGTGTTAAAGATGGTGAACAGAATCTTTGTGATTCTCCTATGGGATTTTTTGGTTGCGGTTACTTCCTTAATGATAATACAAAAGTATGGATGCCGAATGATAAGCCCGAAGATCTTTATGATGCTTGGAATGTCTAAATATTAAAAGGAGTGTTAAGTATGAAGGTTGTTGAGTTGATGTGTTTGTTTGATAACTGGAATAAATTTCTTATTATCAGCGATGATAATTTGAATCATATCCTTGATGGTAAAAAGGTTTTCGAGGTCTACGATAAAATGGAAAAATACAAGGATATTCTTAACAAAGAGGTTGCTTCCTTTGGTTTTTATGATAATGATTTTTGTATCAGAGTGAAATAGAATCATGCTTTTATGAGGTAAGAAAAATGTATTCGGAAAATGAATTTATTGAAGCATATTGCTGGATGTACGGTCGGACGAAAAAGCAAGCAAAGTTTGCTTATAAAATTTATAGCGATAAGACTATTAAAGATGTTGTGGATACCTATAAGCGTAATTGTAAGAAAGCATTTTACGAAGATTGAGGTGAGAAAATGACTGAAAAAGATAAGCGTATTTTGAAATACGCAATTGATAACTTGGTTGCAAGAGAGAATAATTTGTGTGAAGGATTTTGTAAAAATAATCCTAAGCATAGAGCAGAACGTGAGCGTGACCGGGATTTGGTTATCTTTGGTATTCGTGATGTTTTGTGTGAAGTTGAGCATCTTGAAGAACAAGAGAAAGAGATGCTGGAAAAAGTCAAACATGAAGTGGTTCAGTTTTGATTGAGGTGATAGAAAATGTATACTAGCGAAACTGTAAAACAAGTTATCAATTGGATGATTAACAGTATTTCCGACTGGATGGTCGAAAGTGGAACAAGAAGCACCACAGAAGGTAATTGGATTATTCATATTTACGAGATCACCAGAAAATTCAATGTAACAAAAAACTGGGTCACGGCATTCCGTGACGAGATTGTAGATGCTCTTTATAAACACGAAGCGGTTGCAGATGTACTCTATGATTTTTCTCCTGATGGCACTGTGGAGGATTTTGACATTGATTTTTATTTAAGTTTTTGTCAGAACCTGAGCGATGAAGATTGAGGTGAGAAAAATGGAATCTACAATTACTTATAGTGTCCATGGTTGGGAAAACAAAAACAGCTGGGCCACATTTTCTAAGGATGGATATAAAACCAAAACTCGTGCACTTCATAAGATGCAACGCATGATTGATGGCGGTTGTTTTGCAATGGTAAATCTCAGGGAAGAATCCGTTTATCTCAGAGACGAACACAATGACTTTTCTATAAGCGGTGTGATTTATTCTTGGGACAACGAAAAAGGTTGGACTAAATGTGATGGAAAGGACGTGACAGAAGATGACCAACACTGAAAAGAACATTATCCTTATGGCTCTTTCTTTCTATCGGCGCAAGCTGATGGATCAGAGTGTTTCATTCCTTAGAGCTGGCAATCACGAGGATGCAAAGCAGTCAACGATGGAAGCGGCCAACGTGAATGCGTTGGTAATTAAGTTTACAAGAGAAAAGGAGCTTGCAATATGAATAGCGAAAATAAAATTGTTGTGACCAGCTGGAATGGTAAGTCTTGGGAGATGACACCTGAACAGATTGAAGCAGCATATCGCTATAAGGAACGTCAATATCGCATTGATGATGCTTATAATCAGCTCGAACTTAATGCAGACTGGATTGAAGACAAATATGGCTATTCATACAATGAAATTATCGAGTTTTCGGAAGAGTTAGCTGAACGATTTCAGGATAATTTCGATTGCAATGAATCAGAGAATGACGCATGGATTGACCGTATCATAGAAATGTTTGACAGCCTTGGAAGAAAGGAGAGCAACGATGACTGATCCTTGCCGTTACTGTGTGGCACCGGAGCGTCATCCTGGTTGCCACGACCATTGTGAGAAACTGAAAGCCCATCGTGAAAGTGACGAGTACAAGAAGCTATGTGAGTATAAGAATACATACCTAAAAAGTCACTCAACAGTAAGCTCTTCTCAAATCAATAAAGCGATGCGGTATTTCAAATACAAAGGTTATAGCCTTTACGGATTCAAGAATGTTGGGAGTGTGTAAAATGAACGGCTATTACGTTACTATTGAAACAAGCGTTACTTACACAACGTTTGTTGAAGCAGACAACAAAGATGATGCTTATGAAATTGCGAAAGATAGATTTGTTGCCGGTGAAATCGAACCAGATAATCCAAACCCAACGGATATTGATTGTGTTACGGTAAAAGACGCAGAGGAGTGATAAAAATGAGAGAATTTGAAGGTTTTGTTTTTCCTAACGGAAGAATTGTAGCAATTCCTGAAGAGGAATATATGGCAGCTATCGAAGCAGGAAAAGAAATTCTTGTGTTTTGTGGTGGATGGGCTGGTGGATACGCTAGAGCGTTTGGTGCAAACAAGGAACAGGATATCTATGAGCCTGATAAAACTTGTTATATGGTTTATTCGTATGATGTCATGGATAAGATCTTTACGCCAGAAGATATGAAGCGGTTCGCTAAAGTGATTGTCACAGATGGTATCCGTGTGTATATGAAAACAGGTGAGTCGGCCAGTGATTATTATTCTGGAACCTTCTGTGACTGTGATACGAAAGACAGGCTCGAAGAACATTACCCTGACACTTGTAGCAACGATATTGAACAATACGATTTCAGTGATTGTCAGACAGTTGATTTTGATATGACGGTTCGTATGCTGGGTGCCGATGATAAAGATTACGAAGGTATGGTAAAGATGCTCAAGGAGATTTTGAGGTGATAAAATGTGGGATTTATAGTAAAGCTCGCAAAATAAACAACGATATAACGTAATAAAAATAAGGAGAAATACTATGTGGGCTGTAATTGAAAATGAGTACGCTAAAGACAAAAGGATTGGTTATGCAGAACTTAATACTGTTGACAGGGATGACGGCGATGAGTGGTTCCCTGTAATGTACTGCATTAACGAAGATAATGACCTTGATATCTATGTGCAGTATGAAATTGATGAGTGCGAAATGAAAGAAATTAAGAAAACTCTTGCAGTTTATCTTGAAGATGAAGGCATTTGGGAGGATTAACTATGTGGGATCTGAGGGAAGTTCATGCACTGTACGATGGTGATGGTTGGGTTTGGAATGAATCTTTCCATCACAAAAATGTATTCGTGGACGAGAATGAAGATCCGAAGGAAATCTTCTGGCAGGAATGTCAGATGTTCTTCCTTCAGGATTATCTGAGCAAGTGTGAGATTGTGGATGTTAACGGCAGCGATATTTTGGAACTTCAGCTGAAAGACTCCGGTGAACCGGTTCTCGCTATGATTTTGGCAGAGTAAGAGTAAAGGAGAATAAATTATGACACGTTTTTATTTGAATGCAGGTGCTCTTGACCGTTGGATACACCAGAATAAAGCACAATACACTGGGGCTTACGTTGAAGGTGTTTTGGTTGATAGTTTTGTCGTTGAAACAAAGCGTGGAGTTGCAGCTATCTATGAACACTACCTGAATGAGTGGACAAGCAACTATTATGTTGAGTTCGCACCGTACAAAAACGAAGCAGAGGTAAATGAACTCTGGAAAGAATGGAATGAATTTGAAGAAAAGGCTAGTGCATAAGAGGTGAATGAATATGGATAAACGAATTAAGGTTGAATATACCGATAATACAAATTATCGAGATGAAATGTTTTTCAGTGATATGGAATCAGCAAGAAAATATATCGAAGAAGAACTTGATAATACAAAAGAATATTTTGATGGTCGAGATTATGACTATTCTGATTATCCATATGGTAATGGCGGAATGATGACTAAGATTTGGGATAACTATTCTGATGAATGGGCAATGTGGACAGCTGAGAAGATTTGATAAAAGGGAGATTTTAGATATGAAAAAATATATTTTGATCGCCGTTAACGAACGGAAAATTTTCGAACCTGATTATTTTGAAACTTTTGATGAGGCCCAAGCAGAGATGAGAAAACGTGTTGAACAAATCGTGAGTCAATCTGGCGGAGAAACGGAAGTTGATTTTGAAATCAACAATGACAGTGCCTATGTGACAGACGCTCATTTTGAATTTGGCGATGGAAATTGGGATTTTGCAATCTGCGATGTAGTTGATACGAAAGACACTGAAAATATTAAAGACGCCGTGTTTACTTCTGTTTGGGATGGTGGTTTTGAAATCACCACAACTTGCAAAGTGAATATGGAGTCGCATGAGATTTTTGATATTAAAATGTCGGAATCAAATACAGATGTAGTGGAGCAGCTTGACAAAGAATATGTCACTGTTGATGGAATCGATTATCGCGCAGTGACAGCAGAATACGCCAATTTATATCCAGAAGAAATGGACGAAGAAACCTTTTGGTACGAATAAGGAGAATAAATATGACTGTTTTATATTGTTATGATAATGAAATCATAAAGTGGACTTACGGCGATAACTTATATTGCTTGCATATCCAGCACGATGATGAAGCAGATAATAATCCTCGTTGGTGGGATGACCATGATTCTGTAATGGCCTGTTTTCATTCTCGTTATCGTCTTGGTGATAAGATTGATGCGAGTACGGCAGAAGAGTTTTGGAATAATCTTGTTTACGAGTATTGCTCCGATGAAGAAGTTTTAGATGCACTTTTTAACATGAAATTGGAAGATATCTGTGCCATTGTTGATGAAAATTATAGTGACGAAAAACGATACGCCATCTGTGGTATCGGAACTCTTTTTGATGAAAAAGTTTCTGTAAATCCAATGTATGTTGGTCTGAAGTATAACGAAATTGTTATTTATGTCCATGGTGAATTGTCTATTCGTGATTGTCAGATTCTTCTTGATAAGCATATTGCATGGCTTCCTCTTTGGCTGCATGACCATTCTGGCTTGTCTATGGATTGTGATACCCGGTTCAGAGGTTCGTGGGACGATAGCAATGTTGGTTGGATTGTAACCGCTATTACGGATGGTTCGGATAATACCAAAAATGAAGCAGAACGAATCATGCGTGATGAGGTGAAAACTTATAGCGATTATCTTTCAGGTGAGAACTACGGCTATATGCTTTATCGAGAAGAACACGGAGAATGGAAGGAGATTGATAAAGCATTCGGATTTATCGGTTCCGATGTGTTTGAAAATGGTATCGTATACAGTGTTGGTTGTGGCCTTGAAACAGCATTAAAGGAAGATCGATGCCGTATTGGTGACGCAGAAAAGGTTGTAACAGTTACTTACAATTTTGATAAATGTTGAATTTTAGGAGGAAGATATCATGGATGACAATATGATGGAACGTCAGATTGCTGATTATATGGTGAAACATGGTACTGAAAATACGAATTATGGCACATGGGTGTTTGAGGTCGATGAACTGACGAAAAAGTTCAATATTACAGAGAAATGGATTCAAGAACATGAAGACGGTATTATGTCTGAGCTGTATCTCAGAGAAGAAGTAGCTGACGTTGAACGTGAATTAAGCGGCAATGATATGACTATCACGCTTTTTGATGTGGATTTCTACACCGACTATTGCCCTAACTACATTGAAGACGAACAGGAAAAAGATGATGGTGTAGATCAATATTGGTTTGCACCAACGTGTTGGTGTACTGATGATGTTATCGATGCAGCAAAACGGAACGGGATTGTGTTGACTCCGCAACAGGCTGAACAGTGGTGGCAGAAGAACGAAAAGTGGTTCAAGGATACTCTTACTGAATACGGTAATGAGATTCTTTTCAATGCGAATTTTAGTGAGGTGTAAAAGGAGAATTTTATTATGGTTACTAACAAAATGGTTTCGCTTTATGAGAAGTACAAAACTGAATGGATGCTTGAGCATGGTATCACCATGAACGAGTTCATCCGAGTGCTTGATAATTATCGCATCGAACGCGAACAGGACAGTGCAGAATTTACCAGCATTGAGAATGTTGTGGACTGCTTTGAAGCTGATAGCAACGGCTTTGATGGCGAAATCTGGGCTTGCTATGACGAATGGCAAGACACTGAATTTTTTGAAGAGCTGTGCGACCGTGTTCGTGATAAAGTCCGTATCGACTGGGGCAAAGAAGAGGGACAAATCGTGTTCCACACTCCTGTTTATGGTCATGAAAAGATTACGCTCAATCCTGACGAGAATCATGACGATTGGGGACAGGTTCTTGCAGAGTTCATTCTTTACGGCGACTGGGCTGTAAACGAGGACGATGCAACAGAAAAGGTTCGTTCTATCATTATCTGCTGGCTTTGGTTGAATGATGAGAAAGGAAATGCCTATTGATGTATTACCATCTTGAATATTCTGTCAGACATTTTATGTACGGCGATACATACAGAGGACATGAAATCTATCCCACAAAAGAGCTGCGTGACGCAGAACTCGATTGGATGAAAACGTGTTACAGTAAGCCGACAGAGCTTGTCTATACAACGTATGAAACCGAAACTCTTAATGAAGATAAGATAATAATATAAAGGAGAATGAATATGACAGCACGAGAGATTGCAAGAGATTTTCTTTCTAAGATGAATCCTTCTGGATGGAATGGAATTGGTGATAAACCAAATGATTTGGATACAAGAATTATCACTTATAAGATTGATGATGATGTGGAACTTGATTTATCTATTGAAAATATTGCTTTCGAGGACGATGAAGATCCTGAGTGGACTACTTGTTGTGAACTTCGATGGTGCGATGATGGAGAATTGCTTGAGATTTTTAGTTCGGATAGTGTTTGTGATGAAAGGGAGATTGCTTTTACTATCGTGGATTGTTGTGGACGCAAAAGAATTTCTTTTGAATAAATAAAAATCGAGGAAACAAATATGACGGCGCGAGAAATTGCAGAAAACTTTATCAAAATTATGAATCCGTCTAGGTGGGCTGGTGTTGGTCAGAAACCTGATAACTTCGACACCAGAGTTAAAACATACACTATTGATGGTTTTCCAGAATATGAGCTTGATATTTCTTACGATGAGGATGAGCTTGGTTACGTTGTTATGCTTGAAATAAGATGGGCAGACGATGGAGAGTTGATTTACGTTCTTGACACTCAAAGGGTTAATTCTGAAGATGCAATCGAATATTCAATCAATTCTCTTATTGATAATCTTTAATAAAATCGAGGTTTTAGAAAATGGAACGAACTATGAATGACAAACTCATGGAAGCAGCACAGGTTCTTATTGAAAATGGAATGAGTGCAGATAATGCGTATGTTGCTTTACAGGCGCAGTGTTATATCCTTTTGGACATTGAAATCGACGATTATCTCACAGATGAAGATTATGAAGAACTCGAAGAATACGAGCAACAATTGAATAAAAAGGGAATGTGACTATGATTACGGTTGTTTATGACGATACGATGTGTAATGGTACTTACCGTGTAGAATATAAAACAATGGAAGATGCGGTAGAGTCTGTCAATAATGATTTTGAGAGACTGATGAAAGAACTGCGATATGAAGGTTATGAACCTGAATGGATTCGTGACTGCCACCATATGTTAGAGGTTTATGTTCCGAATACGTCTATTAACGCATGGTGGGATTTTGAGTAAGGAGAATTAAAAATGGATACTAACGAAATCGAAATGTTTGAGCAAAAGATGATCGACAGTGCATTTATTGATGCTGTTGATTATGATCCGAAGGTGGCTGCACGAGCTGTAGGAGCACGCAAGATGAAAATGAAGGGCGTATGCTCTTTTAATGAGTATATTAGCTATTTGCAGACCATTACCGGTAACGCAAAGTTGTTCTGGAAGTATCAGTTTTGAGGTGAATGATATGTATATGCTTTTAGATGTTTATATGCAGAATCTTGCTATTCCTAATATCATTGGGAAGCGAATGTTTGATACTTACGAAGAAGCAAAAAACGAAGCTATAAATCAAGCTGAAGCAGAATTTCAAAACTACTATCAAAAAATGTATACAGGGACTGGATATGAACCTGAAATTACAGAGATGAATGATAGCGTATATATTTCTGCACTTAAAGAGAGTGAATGGTGGACTATTGTTGAAGTTTGATAAAACAGTTCTTTTAAGGAGATAGTAATATGAATGAAAAGAGATTTGCAATCGATACACCCATCGGAAGGATTGTCGCAGAGGGTTTTGCAGAGCCATATCCTGAAATTGTAATTTACCTTAAAAGAAATGATGGCGAAACAATCAGCCTGTCCAGTATCAATTACGAAAGTAGTGGTGATATTGAAAATTATCTTTGGATGGATGTGCTCAGTGACGAGTACACAGATTATAAGAGCTGGCCGTCTGAAGATTTGACTGCAGATTTTTCCTAATGAATGAAAAGGAGTAAAACAAAATGGCTACTAATAATCCTATGACCGTAATAACCTCTAAGCCCTTCGGTGCACTGAATGTGGACGTGTACCAGAATGATAAACACCAGTATTACATGACCCGTGAACAGATTGGCGCGGCACTTGAGTATGGAAATCCGCAAATCTCAATTGGTACAATTCACAAGCGAAACGCAGACCGCCTTGACCCGCTTTCAACCTTAATCAATTTGATTAAAGTTGAAGGAAATAGAACGGTAGAACGTGAAGTCGTATGTTACAGTTTGCGTGGCGTTATGGAAATCTGTCGTCTGTCTCGTCAGCCGAAGGCAGATGCGTTCATGGATTTTTGCTGGGACATTATGGAGTCTCTGATGCGTGGTGATTCTGTTCTGGCAACTCCTCAGATGGATGCTGCATTGAGTAAGGAGTTCATTGATGTAAGACTTCACGCTCTATTTGATAGCATGAAGAATCTTCAGAGCGAACTCGATTCCACCCGTAAGGATCTTAGTGAACAGATCGAGGAAGCTCGCGCTACTAGCAATGAAGCACTGAATGTGATTAGCAGCGTATCTCAGTGTGTCCATCAGATTAAAGACAAGCAGATGGATAACGCGATTCGCGCTAAGAACTATACTCCTCGCAATGTTTTTCAGGACGAAATGAGTGAATGGCGTAAAGATTTGTATAGCAAGATTGGTGTGATTGCAAATACCAAAGGTTACACAAATAAGGAAACGCTTCACAAGATTTATGAATATCTGAATCGTAATTATGGTTTCGTTTTGGAAGATGCTCGTGCAAAGTATATTAAGAGAACGAATCGTAGTGGGAAAATCTCTACGATTGATATTATCGAAGAGGACTCCACTTGGAAATCCATTATGAATGCTGTTGTTGCAGATATGTACGCAGCATCTATTGAACGTCTGCACCAGAATCAGAATGAACTTCGTCCGGTTTTGAAAACTATTGAAGCAGCTCCTGAAGTAAATGTAAACGATGCTCCTATGGTTGAAGTTGAAGTTAAAGAAGTTGTGGAAGAAAAGCCCAAGAAGCAGAGTGAAACGGCAACTCGTCTGGTTCCGATTATTGAACCGCTGGCTCAAAAACTTGGTGATAAAACTGTTCATTATCACAAGACTTATCGTATGGTTTACAACAAAATTGGATTCACTAAGATGGAAAACATGATGAAACAGTATAAGCGTGTTCATGGTCGGATTCCGAGTCCAAAGACAAAAGTATTTCTTGAGAATGACAAAGCTATGCAGATGTTCAAGAAAGCGGTTAAAGAGCTGATGAAGGAACAGGAGAGTAAGTAATGTACGTAATCTCGAATGGTCATAACTATATTATGAAACGGAAGGGAGGTCGAATCTGCGCCACCTGTGATATCAATCTGGCATTGCAGTTTGAATCTAAGGGTCTGGCAATCTGTGAAATCAATAAGCTTCCCGCCGGGTATAAAAACGGACACTATGCACCGAAGTCTATGGATGAAATCGAAGCCGCAAGTAAGAGTCCGAATATAACGGCTCCGGCTGCAAAGCCGAATACATATGCATTTCACATAGAAGATTCTGAATGGCTGACCGAGTTGAAGAAAAATCTTGAGATTACAGACAAAACAATGGGCAGTCTCAATGATTTATACACCAAAGTCTACGGCGATTTAACTGCGGCCAGCGATGAGATTGCTGATATTGAACACGCTATTGAGTTCAAGACTGTGAATGCAGCACAAGGTTATCAGCTTATGGCAGAACTTAAAAGAGCTCGCCGGAAGCGTAGAGAAGCTAAGGATGCAAAGCTTTTGCTTGAAATTGTTATGAACACAAAAACCAGAGAGTGGGGAGATGGCAAGCTGGAAACTGCTATTGAGCAGCTTGGCGCTCGTCAGTTCACTCCGAAAGTTCGTAACGATCTGTTTGAAAAGAATTGAGGTACATAAAAATGACGATTCATATTTTACACGAATGTATCGACTCTAGCGATTTTTACGCGGAAGGTAATATTATTACCATTAACAAAGATAAAGAGAAGTTGTCCGAAAAGATGTTCTTGCTTTATAAGGATTGCCGGGATTCGGAAGGAAATAGTGTGAACCAAGACGAAACGTGGTGTGATTCATGTGAGGCGTCCGTTGTTAGTGAGAGCTCTGGAAATTACTATCGACATCATTGGAAAATTGATAAGTTTGAGGTGTGAATTATGATGGTATATGGAAACATAACGTGTAATCGCTGTGGCATTACATGGTATGGCCCTAAATGTGGAAAGCTCTATTGTGATGAATGTCGTAAGATAATAAGAAATGAGGCATCCGTTCGATGCAAGAATAAAAAGAAACATAAACCAACATTTGTTGAGATTGTAAGAATGGCAGATGCCGAAGGATTATCTTACGGTAAGTATTGCTTGAAGTATGGAATTTGAGGTGAATGTGATGAGTGCGCTTGAAAACGAAAAGAAAATCGAAAATACTGTTGCTCTTGATTTTTCTGACTATGATTCTTCTAACAAAGAAAAACGTCAGAAAGTAGTTAAAAAGAATTATAGCCTGACTCGTATGGAAGCAAATCATGGGTCAGTTCAGCCAATTAAAGACAAAGAGGATATCAAACGTATTTCAGAATATTTCTGGATTAAACGTCAGTACCGCAACTGGTGTTTGTTTAATGTAGGATGTTGCACAGGATTTAGAGCAAGTGATTTGCTTCGTTTGAAGGTTTCTGATGTAGCAGCTACAGATATGAATGGAAAGATTGTGGTAAATTTCAACGCAAAACTTCGTGTTAAGGAAAAGAAAACAAATAAGTATCGCATTCTTAAAGTTCCAGTTCCGGCGCTAAAGTGTATTCAAACTTATATCAATATTGATGGATTATCTTATGATGATTGGCTCTTCCCGTCTCGGCAAGGCAGTTGGAAGAATTCCATGAGAACAAACGGTGGAACAAGCGTAAGCAAATCTGATGTGTTCCGTAAGTATGATGCGAATCCGAAGGAAATGGGCGATCCGCTTGATGTGGATTCTTTTGGTAGAATCATGCGTCAAGTCGGTAAGGAATTAAATCTTCCCGTCCAGCTTGGTTCTCATAGTTGTCGTAAAACCTTCGGATATCAGTTTATTGCATCTCATCCAAATGATGTAAAAGCTCTTGCGTGGTTGCAGCATAGTCTGAATCACAGTAGTCAGGCAATTACGCTTCGTTATATTGGTTTGGACGAAGAAGTAGATGATGAATATTACTCTGGGATTGATTATGGCGTGGATTGTCACGAAAATTCTTGAGGTGTGTTATGGCTGACACTTATATTAAAATCTGGGATACTTATGAGAGCTACTTTGAACCCCTTAGTGCTGCTGAGGTGGGGCGTCTGGTACTGGCGATGATGAAATATAAATCGTCTGGAATGGAGCCTGAACTCAACGGAAATGAGCGGTATGTGTGGCCTGCTATCAAGAGAGATTTGGATAAAGATGCCGAATACATCGAAGGTAAGAGGATTTCTGGTAAAGCTGGTGGCTCATCAAGCAAGCGTAAGCAAAACGAAGCAAACGCAAGCAAAACAAAGCTAGAAAAAGAAAAAGAGAAAGAAAAAGATAAGATATCGTCTTCGTCTTGTGATGAGACGACAACGACGAAACCTATCGAGGATGTTTTCCGAGAGAATATCGGGAAACTTGGTGCTACTGGTCAAAAGGCTTTAGCAGAATATGTTGAGCGCATGGGTGATGAACTTGTACTTGCTGTGATTGGAAAATGTTCTGATCTAGGCGGTAGTACATGGGCTTATGTGCGAAAAGCACTGGACGAAGCTGAATCACTTGGTTGTAAGACTGCTGATGATTATCGCCGGGCTTGTCCGATAGGGAGTGGTCGTAATCTTAGAGTGAGTAGGGAGATGCCTAGCGGTGGTGATTGGCTGAAGAACGCAACGCATAGACGTCCTCTGATAAAGAAAGACGCTTAAAAGTAATATTTTAGGAGGAGCTTATGGGTAATTGGTACAAAGTATCAGGTCAATACGATGACGGTTGTAAGGTGTATAAGAAAGACTATATCGTCTTTGCAGAGTCCAGCTCTGATGCAGAACAAAAGATTTTTCACTTGAAATTGCCGTATGATTGTTCTTTTTTTTCTTGCACGGTAACTCAGTTGATTAAAAATATTATTTATGAATTTTAATAAAAGAGTGATTTTAGGAGGTTTAAATTATGGGACTGCTTTTAGGTCTTGGTTTGCTTGGTGCAGCGTTTGGTATTGACGCAGTAAAGCAAGCACCGTTTGATAGAGCGTATCGCCGTCTCGAAAACGAATGGGGCACTTGTACATCAGAGGAGAATAAGCGCTGTAACGCTCTTGAATACGCAGTCAAGAATGGTTTGTGTTTCGAGGATGAGAAGAAACCGGTTATTACATGGCAGAAGCTGAGAGATCTTCAGTGGAAGTATCAGCTGGCCGGTATCTCTTGGCCGAGAGAATCTGCGATTCGAGATGTGTGCCGTCTGGCGGCTCGTGACCGTGGATTTGAGTACAAAGGGTATCTGCGAAACACGTTGACGTTTGGTTATATCACCGATCCGAAAAATATTTGCAAGCTTGGCATCGTAGATTGAGAGGAGATTTGAAAATGAATAACACTCGTAGAAAAGCTATCCGTAAATCTATTCAGGACATCAATGAAATCATTCCAAGAATCAATGCACTGGCGGATAGTCTGAAAAGCATTGTAACAGATGTTGAAATCATTAAAGCTGACATTGAATGTATTCAGTATGATGAAGAAGACGCTCGTGATAACATTCCTGAAAATTTGCAGGATAGTGAACGGTATTGGGCTTCTAATGAAGCGTGTGATAATCTATCGGATGCAGTGACTGAACTGGAAGATATTTTGGACAATCTGGACGTTTCGTTTGATGAAGCTATTGAATATCTTAATGGTGCAAAAGAATGATTAAGGCCACGTATCCATTGAAAAGAAATGCGTGGGCTGTGTTCTTGTACAGAGGTAGGCAAGTTTGTTCATACCTACTGCGTAATAGCAATCTTGGGGACAAAGAACGCATGGTAGAGCTGCTGGCACGAAGGTATATGACAGAGCCTGAGAATATTGTTGTAGATATTGAATTTAGAGATTGAGGTGATAAAGAATGACCGCGTTTGTAATGTTTACTTTCAATGTGGCACTGATAATAGCAGTGAATAGTAATCCGTTTGCGTTTTAAGTGGAGGCATGAATATGAAAGAACTGGAAGAAATTTACAATCGATTATATGATGAATACATTGACGCTAGACGAGAGCATATTAAGTCTAGTCTCGATATGAAAAAAAATGGTGACAGAATATATTTACATGGAAAAATGCATGGGTTAGAAATTGCTATTAACATCGTCGATGAAGTGCTCGAAAGGGTTAAGGCAGAATATACCAAGGAAGCTTTTGACGTAGACCCATATAAAACCTAAATTCTTTTGGAGGGAAATACGAGATACACAAAGCGTGAAATTATTGGTGCATATCGGATTCTCACGAAGAATATTCAGCAGAATGATCTCGGCTGGCGTGGGAAAATGATTTTAAGTGATGTACTTGATGACTATCTCAGCCGTATTGATGGTGAAAAAGTTGTCGTTGATCCGAAGTGTGGAAGTTTTCGTTGTCCAAAATGCAATACTGTAATTACAAGTGAGTATGACCATTATTGTAGAGATTGTGGTCAAAAGTTGGATTGGAGAGAAGTAAGATGAAGATTGATTTAACTCTTAATGAAGCACGAGTAATCCAAGACGCACTTGATGCGACAAGCCTGTGCCGATCTGGATGCTATATGGGTTATAAGAGCGGAGACAAAGATTTGTGTTTTAGGCTTGATAAAGATGGTGACTGGCATTGCAAGCTAATGCGAGAAATTGATTCTATCAATGGCAAGCTTGAGGATGTAATAAATAAAGGCCGATAAAATCCGGGTTCTTGTGGATACTTAACAAAAGGATGTGCAGACCGATGATATAACTATTGATGACGTAGGATTATTAGTAAAATTTTGGTAATTTTGGTAATTGTATTGTATTTGATCTTTGTGCGGTGTATGCTTGAGACAACCTCAATACAAACGGTCAAATCAAAAGACATGTGAGGTTAATATAATGTGGATTATGATAATTTTGTTTATGGCATTGAACGCCGTGCACGCACTTGGTCTGTTAGAAGCGCTTTCTGATGCTGATGATCAGAGTGAGCAGCTGGAAATGAAACAGGGAAAGGATGGTCGAAATGGATAATTTGAAACCGTGTCCGTTCTGCGGTGGAGAAGTTGCCATTGCTGAAACAGGCGACCATTTGACAAGCTGGATGTTTATAACAAGAGGAAACGGCAAAACCGGATGCAAGTGTCGGGTATTCATGGAAAGCAAGCTATACAACTCTGATTGTTCCGAAGCTGATAAAGAAAAGATTAAGAAAGACCTTATCGAAGCATGGAACAAACGAATTTATAAAAGTTAAGTTCTAGGGGGATTACAATGAATGTGATTAAAAATCGTGATTTAGAAAAAGAAGAAAGAAACCTTAGAGAAAAATTTTACGGAACGGGAATCCAATTCTATCGCGAGGGCAATGGCATCGATAGCCCAATCACAATGATTATAGGTTTTCCAAGCATCAGAAACACACCGGACGAGGTTGCATCCATTAGTGAAAAATTGATGGCAGCAAGTAAAGCGGCGAAAGAATTTAAGTATAACGGATATTTTGTGGATTATCTCTAATCCGATAAAAGCTGAGATTTAAGGAGAATGCCTATGAGAATAAAAGTTGGAGATAGAGTTTACGATAAAGTATCTCAACGATACGGTATCGTGAAAAAATTTGTTGGCGAAGATTTTGTTGGGATGTTCTACGTAAAAGCCGACCGTTCCGAGGAAAGCGAATGGCGATTTCCAGAAGATATTGAATTGGCAGATTCTCCAGAAAAAGATAGCCGTGATTCTAATTCTATGAAAATAATCTATTGCAAGGATTGTGAACTTTGGAACACATGGGACAAACAAGGAGAATTGTGCAGCTGCGCTCATTTTACTCTTGATAATTCCAATGCTGTATATACCAAGCCAGAGGATTTTTGTAGTTATGCAGAAAAACGATAAAACTAAGTTCTAATAGAGGTGATTCTATGACAAGAAATGAATTGCTTGGAGCGTTATGCTTTCCAGAATATAATTTTCTTCGGGAGAATGAGCATCTTGGAAAGCACATGATGTTTGTGACAGTCGGTGGCAGTCACGCTTATGGAACAAATGTTGAGGGTTCAGATCTTGACATCCGTGGTGTGGCATTAAATTCAAGAGAAGACCTTCTTGGTCTTGGCGAGTTTGAACATTATGTGGATACTCAAACTGATACTACAATCTACAGCTTTAATAAGGCTGTGAAGCTAATGTGTAGTGGAAATCCTAATATACTGGAGCAGCTAGGGAACGCCGATGAACTCGTTATTAGCTATAATCCAATGACAAAGTTACTTATAGATAATAAAAATCTATTCCTTTCAAAGCGTGTGATTTACTCGTTTGGAGGTTTTGCAGGCAAGCTGATTCAGAAGGCTGATACACTGGATAAAGATCTAATCTACCATAATTCAAAGAAAATGCACAAGACGGTAATGAATGCAGTTCGTGTATACCTGATGCTCTTTGACATCTTGGAAAAAGGTGAAATTAAAACCTATCGAGACAACGATCATAACTTTCTGACGCAGCTTCGCAACGGTGAATATGATTACAAAGAGATTCGTCAGCAACTGATTCCGGCCTACGAAAGTAGATTGTCAGTTGACAAGAGCGAGACTTACTTGCCGGACAATGTTGATTGGAAGCGGGTCAACGAGCTTGTGATGACTGTAAATGAGGAGTCTTTAAGGATTTGATAAAACCAATATTTTTGAAAGGAAGTGATTTTTATTAACTCTAATTTGTCAATAAATCGTGAGCAAAGTATTGCCATTGTGTGTATTGTGTGCTTGCTGGCAGGGAATCTGGTATCGAAGATCAGCCCGATGGCTCAGAATCGTGGCGATTCATACATTTATAATAGTAGTCCTCCGGCAGTGAGTGTTGTACAACAAGAGGAAAAGGAACCAGAAGTCATTGTAGAGACTGTTATTGAGACGCGGATTGTGAACTTCAGTCAGGGGAAGCACGAACTCACTGATGATGAGCGTGCTCTTGCGGAACAGATTGTTGCTTGTGAAGCAGGTGCTGATAGCCTAGAAGGTCAGATGGCTGTGGCTCAATGTCTTTATGATTCAGCTGTACTTGATGGTCTAACCATCCAGCAGGTCTTTAAGAAGTATGGTTATAGTTCCTTATATAATAGGAAGGTGACGGCAGAGAACGAACTGGCTGTGTCTATGGTGTTTGATTACGGCGCTAAGATTTCAAACAAACCTATTCAATGGTTTGTAACTCCGGCGGCAGCTCCAAGCAGTTGGCACGAGCGCGGAGCAACCTTTGCTGGACAATTTGGCGCACACAGGTTTTATTATGATGCGAAGCTAGTTGTGGATGATGCTGAGTAAATGGCATCATCTAAAATTTCGATAAATAATACAACAAAAAGATGTAGAATATATTGACGAAAACAAAAAGACGTGTATAATATATCTTAAAAGTTGTTTATGTGAGCGGAAGGCGGTATTTCGATGAGTGAGAAAAAGGTCTTGGGAGTTATACAGGTTGAGAACTTTTTGAAGTACATAAGAAAAAAGCGAGTGTGGGTCTGTTTTATTTGCAATGGTGTGGATGTTCACATGATCTGCAAAAAGATGGACGACATTGGCGTAGAGACGCATGGGATTGTCAAAGGCATTGGATTTTTTGGAAACGAAAGTCATGTTGAGTTGCGGCAAGAATGCTACGAAGTAAGGAGGGTTGAGCTTAGGCCGGGCGATAAAGAGAAAGCGTATGAGATGATCTTCGATGATACCAGCGTTTTCGTGTCGGAAAATCCTGAGCTGTACGGGCACTAAAAATATTTTAAAAAACCTCTTGACTTCTGTAAAGGTATCCTGTATAATATAGCTATGGAACGGAGCTACACTATTATAGAGGAGAAAGACTATGGATAACAATATTGACCCAAAGGTCGGAGAGGTTTGGTTGGTCGATTTGTCCAATGCGACAGGTCATCAGCAGCGCGGTATTCGACCGTTCGTTGTGACGAGTAACAATAAGCGCAACTTCTTTAGTCCTACAATCAAAGGGAATCCGTTGTCTTCCAGAATATACAAGCGTTCTCCGGTTCATGTCCTACTCTCAAAGGAAGACTGTGATTTCCTAGAGGTTGATAGTATCGTTCTCTGTGAAGAGACTGATACACTTAACAAAGGACAGTTCATTAAGAAACTTGGTGTCTTGTCGGAGCGTCAGATGAATATGATCGCAATGGCAAGATGCAAGGATGAACCGTTTTTGCTCGCAGCATTCCTGAGCGGCGTACAACATACTATGGAATTTCAGAATTTTGCCGCATTTGCTTGATTTTTTATAAGGTTTAATGGTACACTACATATAATAAGAAGGAGTGTGCCACTATGCTTACTGAAGAAAAGATCAAAGCTTTTGCTGAAAAGTATTCTGATAGAAGCGGTGAGTTTGTTATATCGACGCTTAACCATGTTATGGATTACGAGGCCGAGTGTGGGTATGAGTTGTTTGACTTCACAAAAGATGATTTTGTAAAGATGTTTGCTAAATACAATTGGGTGAACTCAAGTCGGTCGTTCAGAAATGTAAAGTCGATAATTACAGGATACATCAAAAGTGAGGATCGAGCGAGCATGTATGACTTAGCTGAATTCTCGGAGAGCGATGTGAGTTCAGACAATATGTACGAGGACAAGTATTTTGCGTCAGTTGATGAGTTTGTTGATTTCTTGGACAAGTACGAAGAGTCATATCAGATTCGTATGAACGTGATTGCTGCACTGTACTGGATTGGACTTACTTCTGAAGAGGTTTCTAATCTGACGATTAACGATGTTGACTTTGAATCATGTACTGTTTTGAATAAGACCAGTGTTGACGCGAGACTGATGAATATCATCAAGCAGTGTTATGAAATGAAACAATATGATGCCCCAAATATGGGAGGATACAGAACGTTTTATGTCATAAATGGTGATTACATTCTTCGCAAAACAGAGGATAGGACTGGTGCAGACAGTGATTCAAGAATGTCTACGAATACGATTCATAGTTATTTCACGCGCTTGAATGATATTCTCGAAAGAAGATATCATTCAAAGGCTTTAGACCGAAGACATCTGACCAGAAACGGCGAGTATGTCAAGGTTTATAACTACTGCAAAACTCATCCAGAATTTAATCTTGCAGAACTTAGTTTCGGAAATGGTAAAGATCCTCTTGCGGACATTATCGGAAGAAAGTGCAGCAAGGTTGCCTACATTAGTTTCCGGCAAGGATACAAGGGCTGGATCGAATACTTCCACAAAAATTAAAAACAGGGGCTTCGGCCCCTTGATTTTAACATTGTAACTATATAACACAGGATACTTATTAGAAAGGGAAATGTAGATGAGAACGCTTTTGCTGTTCCGTGGAGCACCAGGTTGTGGGAAGTCCACCTATATTAAAGAGCATAATCTTGAGCAGCACGTATTGAGTGCTGATACACTTCGCCTTATGTGCCAGAGCGTACAGGAAACACCTGCCGGGCAGATGGAGATTTCTCCGCAGAATGATGATGTTGTATGGGAGATGCTTTTCAAACTGCTTGAGGTGCGTATGAGTCATGGTGAGTTTACCGTGATTGATGCAACGAATTCCAAGACGGTCGAAATGAATCGTTATAAGAATCTTGCAAAACAGTATCGTTATCGGATGTATGTTATTGACATGACGGACCTTCCGATCGAGGAATGCAAACGAAGAAACGCTCGGAGAGAACGGCTGAAGCGAGTTCCTGAAGCGGTCATTGATAAGATGTACGCTCGGTTTGCTACTCAAAAAGTTCCTTCTGGCGTGACGGTTCTTCCTTCTACTACGGATGTGATGTCCGATTTGAACTACTATCCGAATGACTTCAACCAGTGGAAGAAGGTTCATGTCATCGGTGATATTCATGGCTGCTATACTTGTTTAAGTGAATACCTTGGTGAGATGAAGGACGACGAACTTTATATCTTCGTTGGTGATTATCTCGATCGTGGCATCGAAAACGTTGAAGTATTCAAGTTCTTGTGTGATGTTGTAAATAACAACCGCAAGAATGTGATCCTTTTGGAAGGGAATCATGAGCGTTGGCTGAACAAGTGGGGGCATGATGAACCGGTTCAGAGTGAAGAGTTTGCAAACTACACTCGTCCGCAGCTCTTTAAAGCCGGTATTGACAAGAACACTGCTCGTAAGATCTATTCCAGAGTCGGCCAGTGTGCCTACTTTGAGTATGATGGTAAGCGGTATTTTGTAAGTCATGGTGGCCTGAGCTATCTGCCTTATTTTCTTCCTTTTGTATCTGCTGATCAGATGATTAAAGGTGTAGGTCGCTATCCTGATATGCTAACCGTGGCTGAGTCTTGGGAAAAATCGATGCCGGATAGCTACATTCAGATCTTCGGTCATCGGAATGTGCAGGATGTTCCTATTGATATGGGGCATCGGTGCTACAACCTCGAAGGAAAAATCGAGTTTGGCGGATATCTTCGTTGCGTGGAACTTGAACACGGTCAGTCAATCAAGTGTGTAGAAACCAAGAACGATGTGTTCCGAAAAGAGGAGCCAAAGACTGAAACTGCCGTTGAAATGAAAACTGAGTTCGATAACGCAGAACTTGTTAGTAAGATGCGTCAAAGCAAATATGTGTTTGAGAAGCGATTCGGAGATATTTCTTCTTTCAACTTCTCTCGTGAAGCATTTTATAAGAAGCACTGGGATGAGGTTTCTACCAAAGCAAGGGGGTTGTTTATTAACACAAAGACGAATAAGATTGTAGCTCGAAGCTATGATAAGTTCTTTGCGGTTGATGAGCGGAATGAAACGAGAATTGGAAACTTGCAGAACACTTTGAAGTTCCCAGTGACTGCATATCTAAAAGAGAATGGATTTCTTGGTATCATTTCGTATGATGCAGAACAGGATGGTCTGTTCATTGCAAGTAAATCCACTCCTGAAGGGCCTTTTGCAGATATGTTCCGAAAGATTCTCATGGATACGACTTCTGATGAAGACCGTAAGAATCTGAAAGAAGTTGCAAAAGAGAATGGTTCTATCATCTTCGAGGTGATTGATCCTGTGAATGATGCTCATATCATTGAATATAAGAAACCGCATATTGTTTTGCTGGATATTGTTGCGAATGATATGAACTTCAGTGTGATGGATTACGATGATCTGAAGCGTGTAGCTGAGAAGTGTCATCTGCAGATTAAGGAGAAGGTTAAGACCTTTGAGAACTGGAGTGAATTCTATCCTTGGTACGAGGAAGTCATGAACGAGAACTATCTGCATCATGGCTTTGAACATGTTGAAGGCTTTGTTTTGCGAGACAGCAACAATTTCATGTTTAAGATGAAGCTTCCGTATTATAAGCACTGGAAGTTCTTGCGTAGTGTCATGCAGAGCGTTCAAAAACGTGGCTATTATGAAAATACCGCAAAGTTGTTTACTGCCGAGGATAACCTGTTCTATGGTTGGATGCGTGAGCAACGAGAGAAATATCAAGAGTCTTTCTGCAAGAAGGGTATTATTCAGCTGCGGAATGAGTTCTATGCTAGTAAGCAGAAGAGTTGAATTAAAATAGACATTTTATCGTGATTTTCGTTAGAATAATTAACGAAGTATCGTGATATTTCTTCCTCCGAAAATGCCCTGCGCGGGGCTGACAGCCGGGAAAGACCGGCAATATGGGGATATGGTGAAATTGGCAGCCACGCTTGATTCAAACTCAAGTGTCGAAAGACGTATCGGTTCAAATCCGATTATCCCTACCATGAAGATTAGTTGTTCTAGCTCGTTCGGGGATTGGCCGTACATTGGCGACCGGAAAGACGTCACACCGGTAAAGGACGTCAAGCCAGACAAGAAGAGAAATAAGGTGTAAGCCGACTAGCTATCGGATAAATACTCTTCGGTTCGCCAGAAAACTAGAATGTAAAACGAATGGTTGGCTGTTTCTGATATTCTTTTTATATGCGCCCGTGGTGGAATCGCAGACACAGGAGACTTAAGATCTTCTGCCAGAGATGGCGTGCGGGTTCAAGTCCCGCCGGGCGCATTTATATCTGGGCGTAGCGAAGTTGGTATCGCACCTGTTTTGGGAACAGGGGACCGCAAGTTCAAGTCTTGTCGCTCAGACCAGTCCGAAAGGGCATGTAGAATTTTTCATTCACATTATTCCCAGCTCTCTGGAAACGGAGCAGTGTGACGTAGTAAGCTGGGTATATGATGCGCCATCGCCAAGCGGTAAGGCAGAGGACTTTGACTCCTCCATCACAGGTTCGACCCCTGTTGGCGCAATTTATGCGGATATGGTGGAATGGCAGACACGCCAGATTTAGGATCTGGTGCTTCGGCGTGTGGGTTCGATGCCCACTATCCGCACCACGGTCATGAATCGTTGTTGTTCATGGTTGAACTCCTTTGACCACTATTATTCCCGGCTCGCCAGTGATGGTGCAGTAGTGCTTTGTAAGCTGGGTTCTCATGCAGCGGTCGTACAACGGCTAGTATATCAGCCTTCCAAGCTGAGGATGAGGTTTCGACTACCTTTCGCTGCTCCAATTTCGTATGGGTAGGGATTTTAAGCGGTCAGATCCGGCTGCGCCTGTGCGAGATACCACCCCGAAAGGGGCTAACGAAATTATCCATGTACGTTATTCTCGGCTCGCTCGAAAGAGTGCAGCGTGCCTTTGCAAGCCGAGCATCCCAGCCTAGTGATGCCAGTTGCTAGGTTGGTTCTTATGCGACTGTAGTTCAATTGGCAGAGCGTCAGATTTCCAATCTGAATGTTGCGGGATCATACCCCGTCAGTCGCTCCACACGCAGCCCCTTACGCTGCACCGGTTACTCAGAGCCGAAAGAAACCTATATGTTACGACATGGTTGCCAAGAGTGATCATATTGGAACGCGACGTAGCTTGGATAGTGAGAATTAAATTCTGAGGTATACGGCTGGATAGCTTAATGGTAAAAGCGCTCGGAAACGCCGAGAGATGAGGTTCGATTCCTCCGCTGGCATCGCGCCGACGAAAGTCGGCGTTTGCATGGGATAGTAGCTCAGTTGGTCAGAGCTGGCGGCTCATAACCGCTTGGTCGCGAGTTCAAATCTTGCCTGTCCCACCAGCCCGATAGGGCATACATAAAATCTACTAGAACTTTTGTTTTATAGGCGATGAAATAATATGACGTTGATACGTCTATTATTTTTCGCTTATTTTCGGAGTTTTAGCTATATAACACAGGATACTAAAAGGAGGAATTGTAATCTTACGAGTTTTAATTGCCTGTGAAGAATCACAGGAAGTTTGTAAAGCATTTCGATTGCTTGGTCATGAAGCGTATTCTTGTGATATTCAACCTCCGTCCGGTGGTCACCCAGAGTGGCATATTTTGGGTAATGCACTGGCAGCTCTACAGGGTGGGCAGATAGTTACAATGGATGGCACACAACACTATGTTGAACAGTGGGATCTATTGATTGCACATCCTCCGTGTACATATTTATCAAATGCTGGCGCACGATGGTTATGGGCTGGACACAAATTGAATCAAGAACGGTATCAACAGGGATTAGAAGCTAAGGAATTCTTTATGGCGTTTTACAACGCACCAATCAAACACATTTGTGTTGAGAATCCAATTCCAAGTGCTGTTTATGAAATGCCAAAACCATCGCAGATGATTCAGCCATATGAATTTTATGGTAAGGACCATCCATGGACAAAGAAGACCTGTTTATGGCTGAAAGGTCTTCCTAATCTGGTTCCGGTTGAAGCGGTTGAACCGAAGGGCCCGTATTGTCCTTGTGGAACTTCGGCCAATAAAGGCAATGTAAGAAATCGTGGCGCAGCTAAACGTGGTGAGGATGCAAAGAATAGAGCTAAGACCTTCCATGGGATTGCTCGTGCTTTTGCAGAACAGTTCTCAGAGTACATTGAAAGGAGAAAAGAGAATATTGAGACTTGATTTTATAGATTGCGGTAATTGTGTAGACCTTATGCGTGATTTACCTAATGAATGTATCGATTTAACTGTGACTTCGCCGCCGTACGATAATTTGCGTAAATACAACGGATTTGATTTTGATTACATAAGTGTTATAAAAGAGCTTCATCGAATCACAAAACAAAACGGAGTAGTTGTTTGGGTTGTTGGAGACGCAACAATCAACGGCAGTGAAACTGGCACATCTTTTAAAGAGGCTCTTGCTTTTATGGATACTGGTTTTAAGTTGCACGATACAATGATTTACGAAAAAAATAGCAGCACTTTTCCAGCAAGAAAGAACTCAAACAGGTATACGCAAATTTTTGAATATATGTTTGTGTTTTCCAAAGGAATTCCAAAAGCACATTTGATTTGTGATAAGAAAAATAAATATGCCGGATGGAAAGATTTTAGTGGAAAATTAAAGAATCCTGTACCGGATTTTTCTCCAAGAACAAACATTTGGAAATATACGACATCTTTCAATGATAAAACTTCACACCCTGCGGTATTTCCAGAAAAATTAGCAGAAGACCATATCCTTACATGGAGCGAAGAAGGTGATGTGGTTTTCGATCCATTTGTTGGAAGCGGAACTACTGCAAAAATGGCGATGCTAAATAATCGTCATTACATCGGTTTCGACATTTCACAAGAATACTGTGAAATTGCATCTGAGCGTGTTCTGAAATATGCTTCATAAAAGGCTAATTTTTGTAAGAGGTGACATGATGAACAGCAAAATTCCTATCAATGTAATCATTGATTCCGGTTCTTTGAGCCTTCCGGCAAGTCCTATCTTTCAAAAGGAAAAGAGCACATATCTCTGTCCGTTCTGTGTGACGAAGTTGGAGAAGCTTGAACCGAAATGTCCAGAGTGTCAACATAAAATGGAGTGGGGTGTGTGGATGGATAAGAACGCAAAGCACAATTATGCATGTGCTGAAAGTGGTGTGTTATGAAAGATTGGCTCCATGCAAAGAAAAAAGAAATTGAGAACATGACTTTCGACCAAGCGAAGGAAATTGTAGAGAAACAGATTCGTCTTGGGAAAGAGGGAGGCCAATGGTGTCCTCGTGAGCACACTACTCATGCCTACGAGATGATTCTTAAACGAGCCATCCTGTACGAAAGGTTCATGAGTGCATACACTGCATTTTTAAAGGAGGAGGGATGCCTATGAATATAGATTTCTTCCAACGGCGTAAAACCAAGCTTGAGGATACACTTCTTTTGAAAAATCAGGCAGTCGATATGCTTGATTATCTAAAGACACACTACATCAACAACGACCAGTATTGTGCCATTCGAGACTACATTGAAGAAGCTGCGAAGATTCTGGAGAGTGACCTCGAATATGCAAACAATAAGCTACAATCCGCATTCAAACCTAAGTATGGCCGGAACAACAGATTGACTCGTGCTCAATCTAAGATGTTCCGTGATAGAGAATATTAAAAATGGGGTGATGCCGTATGAACACATGCAAGAAAATATGTAACTGGTGTGGTCGTGAAATCAAGCCGATAGGTAGCGAGCAGGGAATCAGTTTTGAGCATCAATACTCTTATGGTAGCCAACTTGACGGTTCGCTTTTGAGTTTTGATTTGTGTCCTGAGTGTTCAGAACGGCTCCCAGTAGTGCTCGGCGCAATGTTTGTACATAATCCCTTAAAGGACGATTTCTAACGGCGAGTGCCGTATGAAATATAAGCCATCAATAAGCCAGACGGAGGATAATACATAAAATGAATAGTGCATGAATTGATTCAAGACAATAAAAAGAAACACAAGTGATTACCAATGAAACAAAATTACATAAAGGAGACTTAATATGGCAGATAGAATTTTTAATCTTCCTCAAACCCGTGGTTCTTTTGAGATGGCTGGTAAGGTCACCGGCACCCAGCGTAGTAACTTCTATAATGAGAAGGAGACTAAGAGTGGTGCTATGCGCCGTGTCCTGAGCTTTGGTGTTCAGACTTCCAACGAAAACACCTTCTATATTGATCTGGCTGGTATGCCTCGTGATAAGGTTTACTTCTTCCGCCGTGCCGACAAGGACAAGGGCATCGAGAAGGACAAGAAGGAAGTCGCTTGGAAGGATCGTCTGACTTATGTTGCACCGGAAGGCTATGACATGATTGGCGTTAAGGTCGGTGTTACCAAGAAGACGAATGAGTCCGGTAAGGTCGTCAATGATAACAAGACCCTGACCGACTTCGATGCAGCTAAGGAGATTTCCGAGAACCTGCATGACGGTGACAACGTGTATGTTCGTGGTAACATCGAGTACAGCACTTACAACGGCAAGCACCAGATCCGCTTCGTTCCCACTCAGGTGTCTCTGAGTTCTAAGGAAATTGACTTCGATGCAGAGGGTTTCGAGGAGCTGGCTCTGTTTACTCAGACCATTGTTTACACTGGTTGCCGCAAGAGCGATGAGTGCGATGAGGTAGTTGTCGATGCAAAGATCGTGAATTACAACACCATTGAGGATGCAGAGTTCTTCATTGACTATAAGGCAAATGCTCAGAATAAGGTCCTGGCTGATTCTATTCGTAAGCGTCTGAAGTCTTATACTAGCTTCGAGTGTTTTGGCCCTATCGTCAATCAGCAGAAGGTTGAGGAAGTTGAGACTGAGAATATCTGGGGTGGTCCTAATAAGATGAAGCGTCAGAGCACTCCGGCAGTTCGTAAGCTGTATATCGAGGGTGTTAATCCTGATTCATTTGATCCGAATCCCGGAGACAAGGACGCAGAACCCACTTACACTGAGGACAATATTTCAGAGGCACGGGCAAAGATTGCTGCCAACGCTCAGGCCAAGAAGGACTTCGACGGCAAGGCTGCTGAGAACGACACTTCTTGGTGGGGTGGTTCTAACAAGTCTACTGCAACTCCTGTAAACGAGGAAGAGGATGACTGGGGACTGTAATTTTTAGTCTTAGCTAAGTAACACAGGATACTCATAAAAGAAAAGATTTAGAGAGGAATTTACATATATGGCTATTGTTTGTGATGCATCTGCTATTCGTAAGAAGCTTCGTATGCTTGTGTATGGTGAGCAGGGGACTGGCAAGTCTCGTTTTGCTATGCAGTTCTGCTACATGAAGACTCCTGAAGGTCGTCCGTTCCGTGTTCTGTATCTGGATACTGAGTCTGGTTCTATCGACGATTATCGTGAGGAACTGATGGAAAATGGGCTCGACCCGATGAATCTCCGTATCGTTTATACTCAGTCTCTCGCAGAGGTACAGGATTTCATCCATACTGTTGCAGATAATGAGGACTTCGAGGATGAAGATGGTAACGTTTGGCTGGATGCAGATGGAAAGCCTTTCCGTGCTGACGCTATTGTTGTTGACTCCGCAACCATTCTTAATCTAACCACAAAACAGGGTTTGACCAATTTCTCGCAGAAGCGTGCAAAGGTTAAGGCTGCAGCACAGGGTCTGACCGGCGATGAGAAGTCGGTGAAGATTGAGGGTGCTGGTATGGAACTGAAGGATTATCAGCAGCTGAACTTTAAGGGTCAGTCCCTGATTCTGGATCTGAATGCAACTGGTGTGAGTTACATCGTCATTTGCCGTGAGAAGGATGAGACTGAAACCAAGCTGGTGAATGGTTCTTCTGTGAGCGTTTCTACTGGCCGCAAGATTCCTGATGGCTTCAAGGGTCAGGAGTACAATGTCGGCACCGAGTTCCGTATGTATCATCCCGGCGATGATAAGTCTATAAACTTTGCTTATTTTGATAAGGATCGTACCGGTGTTCATAATGGCGGTGAGGTTGTCGAAGACCTGACTCTGCTTGAGTATCAGGAGTATCTTGACCGCTCTGCAAAGAACCGTGAGGTCATTATTAAGAATGGTCTGAATGATGCAGTTAAGACCGAGATGAAGCTTCGTGCTCGTGAACTTGGTCTTGATGACAATGATATCAGTGATGATGCTCCTGCAGAGAACACCTCCGAATCCAAGGAGCCTTCTCTGGATGACATTAAGGCAAAGCTGAACGATCTGATTGCTTCCGCTTCTCCTGTGAAGAAGAGTGCAGCACAGAAGGCTGTTAAGGCGGCTGGTTTATCTACCGCATTTCGTTCTATGACTGATATTGAGGAACTGAAGAAGGTTGCCGCAATCATGGAGAAGGAACTGGCTTAATGGAACTTACCCGTAAATGTAAAATTTGCGGGAAGAACATTTCCATCGAGCGAGACCGTAGCACTTTTTTCTACGACAAGACTGGTTTTTACCATAAGGACTGTTTTGTAGAGAAAAAGAAAAATCAAAAACGCCCTTGGACAGATGACCTGCTAAGGGCATTTTTTGACAAAGTGAAAGACACTACGGACAAAAAGGTCGATGATATTCTTTCCAAAAAGAGAGAGCAAGACAACAATCGTGAGCTTGCACATATCAAACAGGAAGAAAAAAAGATTCTTTTCGACCATATTCGAGATATATACGCCCCGGCGGTTGTTCCTGGCAGCTTCTACTCGAAACTTACACAGTTGATTTCCGGTAATTATTACAAATATAGAGGTTCTATTCCTCCGCTAGAACTTTACGATATGTGGGTTCTAGCGAAACCCCGACTAGATAAAATAATTGCCGAGAAAGAAGCAAAGGGCTGTGATATGAGTCAGCGATGGAATTACGACTTGGCTGTTTTATTGGCTCAATACCCTAGTTATCTCGAACGAAAAGAAAGACTTGCTTCGATTCGCAGTGAAAGCGAAGACAAAACGAAGGAAAATCTGACTGAAACGGTACTGAAACGGATGAAAACAGCACCGAAACAGAGTAAAAACGAGAATGAAATTGATATAAATGCAATTCTCGATGAGATATAAAAGAGGGAGGTGGATGAGTGGAACTCATTTCAAATATCCCGAACGAAATTCTATTTGTTGGCGCAATTTACAAGCATCCTGACTATTTGGTCGAGTATGGGCATTATGTCAAGAGTAAGTACGATTTTGCTGATGAAGCAACAAAATTTTTCTACGAAACAGCGTTGATTATTTACGAAACTCGGACTCAAGAATTTAATAAAACGTCTGTTTTAACGTTTATGGCTGAAGACGAGTCCAGATTGTCCCAATATAAGCGTCTGAAGGGCTGGTCAACCATTGAATACTACATGAGCCTTGCGAATGACGATGATATCAAGGGATATTTCAATATCCTGAAGAAATATTCGCTACTTCGTGAGTATCAGAGAAACGGTTTTAACATTGAAGGAATCTTGAAGCATCGACAGTTTGAAATGTTTGGTGCTCAGGACATTTACAAATTGATTCGTGGCAAGGCCGACAAGATCAATACGGTTATCATTACAAATGATGATGCTGAGATTTTGAATAATGGTCTGCTGCCAATGGTCAATGAACGTCTGAGTGTTCCTGATATGGGTTTGCCGTTCCAGTATCCTATCATGAATGATTTGTTCCGAGGATTGAAGTTAGGCACTGTGATGTTTAATGGTATGCCATCTAACGCTGGTAAGACTAGATATATGATGGCAATTGTTGCCTACGTCACATTGGTTCAAAAGCAAAAAGCTCTTCTGTTGCTGAATGAGATGGATCTTGAGTCAGTCCGGTATTGCTTACTGGTCACCGCCATCAATAATCCTGAGTTTCAAGAGTTGCATGGTCATCGCTTCCACAAGGATGAGCGAGAAATCACCCTTGGAATGTACCGGGATGCAAATGGAAACTTCATCTTCCGAAAGCAAAACGAAGACGGGGAATACATAGAAAGTATTGATGAGTTCACCGCTCGCGTCTATGAGGAAAGCGAAGAGTATCGCAATGTGCTTGATGTTTGCCAGTGGATTGAGAGTGAATCACAAGGTTTGATTATCGCAAAGGATGTCTCCGCCGATTATAGTGACAAATCCCTGCGATTTGAAATCCAGAAGGCAGCTCTCACTCAGGGAGTTAAGTATGTGTTCTACGATACTCTAAAGAACGACATTGCATCGATTGGTGAGTGGGCAGCATTCAAGGTTACAGCCACCGAGCTTGAAGAGATTGCGAAAAATCTAAAGATCTTTATCTACGGTAGTATCCAGTTGGCTGAAAATGCTCATGAGTATCTTCCCGATGAGCTGAATTCAAACAACATTGCTGAGTCAAAAATGATTAAGCATGTTGCTTGGACGATGGTGTTATTCAAGGAGATTCCAAAAGATAAGTTCGCGAAGTATCAATATATCTCTCATGACCCTGAATGGGGCGGTGACTGTGCCCATCGGCTAAATCCAGATAAGCGGTATTACGTTGGAAACATCGATAAGAACCGCTTTGGTGAAAAAAAGAAAATCATGTTTGAAGTGAATTTGAACCAGAATGTCTGGAAAGAGGTCGGTGTCTGCACCAGAAAGTAAGGAACTACAATGGTAAATATCGCAGATCTGAAAAATTACATTCTTGAAGAACAGCAGATTGAGCCGATTCTGGAAGAGCTTGGGTGTCATCATATTAGTCACAAAGCTGGGTATTACCAGTGTGCAAATCCAGATGGTGACAATAGAACGGCACTCTGCATTTACGAGAATGAAAATCTTACTGCGGTAGATTACACACGAGATATTGCCAATGGAAAGACCAGTTATGATTTGATTTCTGTCGTCCAGTTCTTTCTGGAGCTGTCTTTTCCAAAAGCTATTAAGCAAATCTGCGAATGGGTTGGACTTGACTACTATCACAACTTCGAGGAAGACCTTCCTAAAAGTATGTTGATTCTAAAAGAACTCATCGCCATGCAAAATGAAGGTGAAGAGCACGAGGATGACCGCCCGATAGTCCCCATCTCCGAAGCTATCCTCGGTTATTACAAACCTTATGTGAACCAGATTTTTGCTGACGATGGGATATCTTATGAGACACAGCAGGAGTTTGAGATTGGCTTTGATGAACTGACAAATAGAATCACGATTCCAATCAGAGATGAAATTGGCACTCTGGTTGGTGTAAAGGGAAGATACTTTGGTAAACCGCCTGAAGGTGAATTGAAGTATCTGTATCTTGAGCCGTGTGCCAGAAACCGTATTCTGTATGGTCTGTTTAAGACAGAGCCGTACATCAAGAATGAAGGTCTGGTATATGTTGGTGAAGCTGAAAAGTCTGTCATGCAGATGTGGAACATGGATGTCTACAACTGTGTGGCGACTGGCGGTAAGAAGGTTTCACAGAATCAAATTGAAATTTTAACACGTCTTTGCGTTGATATTTGTTTCGTCTTTGATAAAGACGTTCAGCTTAGTGAGCTTATGGTTCTCGCCAATCGATTTGTCGATGGCGTAAGTGTGTATGCTGTAGTAGATGATAAAGGGATTCTGGATGAAAAGGAAGCCCCGACTGATAATCCTGAAAAATTTAAGGCATTGATTGAGAACTGTGTTAGGAGAATTAAATGAATGTAAAACTCTGGAAGGGGAGTAGGAATGACCTATCAGACCCGATTGGAACGATTATGGAGAACAGAGGGGTTGAGGATTATAAGACCTACATGAACCTAGATGATTCTTGTCTGAATTCTCCGTGGGAACTGGACAACATGGAAGATGCTGTCAGGCTGTTGAACAAACATATCTGGAATAAGTCTGTTATCTCTATCCTTGTAGACTGTGATGTAGATGGATTCACAAGCGCTTCAATGATGTTTCAGTATTTGAAGACGATTGGTTATTTTGGAAAAATCAATGTTCTGCATCATAGTGGAAAGGAACATGGACTCTCTAAAGAAATTGAAGTTCCACCTGAAACTACCTTGCTGATTATTCCTGATGCTGGCAGCAACGATGTTGAGCAGTGTAAGGAACTCCGCGAAAAGGGCATCGATATTCTGATTCTTGACCATCACATCTGCGACAGAGAGAATCCTTACGCAGGAATCGTCAATAACCAGAATGGTACATATCCTAATAAGGAATTGTCTGGCGCTGGCGTGGTGTATAAGTTTCTTCAGGCTGTTGATGAATATAATTGGACTGATGTTGCAGACCGGTATCTTGATCTGGTGGCAGTCGGAAACATCGGTGACGTTATGGATATGCACTCGCATGAGACAAAGCGCCTTTGCACGAAAGGTCTGGCACGAATTGTAAATCCGATGATTTGTGCTCTAGTTGAGGCGAATAGCTTTAACATCAAGGGTGACCCGACTATCAATGATGTTCAGTTCTACATTGTTCCGATGATGAACGCACTGATTCGTGTTGGTTCATCCGAGCAAAAGAAGAGGATGTTCCGTGCAATGGTTGGTGAAGAGCAGACTTTCCAGTATACTCCGACTCGTGGCAAGAATGCCGGTGTCACGATTGATGAGACTCTGGCGCACCATGTGGCTCGTGAGTGTTCGTCTTGCAAGTATCAGCAAAACAAGATTAAGGATAAGGCTGTCGCGGAACTTCAAAACTGGATTTCTAAGTATGGAGCGGATAGAAGTAAAGTTTTATTTTGTAATTCCACTGGCGTTCTGGACAGTAATTTGACTGGCGTTGTAGCAATCAAACTGGCTGAAATGTATGGTAAACCTTGCGTACTACTCCGAGAGATGGCTTGTTCTGAAGAAGAACCTGACGAGAATCACGAGTATTTTGGTGGTTCGATGAGAAATCCTGATGGCTCTCCGATTGAAAGCCTAAAGGAATTCTTAATGAGTACCGGAGATTTTGAGTCGGTTCTTGGTCACGACAATGCTGCCGGTGTAAAAATCAAGAAAAAAAATGTACCAAAGGCCATTGCAGACTGCGATGAGCTACTTAAAGATGTCACGATGAGTAAGGCAATCGTGGTTGACTTTGATTTTGATTATAATAAATTGAACGTTGCATTGCCGAAAACGGTGTACGAAATGCACAAGGTCTGGGCGCAGGGTATTTCTGAGCCGTATTTCTACATTAGAAACATTCCGCTTGTTCATAGTGGATGTGCTCCGATGGGCAAAAACGGTAATATGTGGAAGTATTCTGATGAAGAAAAAGGTATTGATTTTGTGTGCTTTGCGGATAATGACCGGATGCTTGGTTGGATCAATAATGATTTCTATGGTGATCAGGAAGAGAAATACATCAATGCGGTATGCCGGTTGTCCCTAAATCAGTATGGGAACAAGGTCACACCGCAGGCACAGATTGTTGATTTTGAGGTGATTTGATGAGCGAAGCGATCTGCGTACATTTATACGGAGACGGTTCAAAAAATAATAGACTTAGAGCAGAGTACATCTATTGCGACAGGGCAAATGAATGCTCTGCATATAAGCAGGGAAGATGTCTTTGTGTTACATATCCATTTTCCAGTCGCTGCCCAGTTGGGAATGTTAAAACTGTTGATGGTGGAATGAAACGCTCAAAGATGTTTACAAGGGTAAAAGACTGTGCAAAGTCAGCCCCTTATTACGGAGTACTTCGGTACTCAAGTAATTTGAAAATTGTTCGCATCGGAGACGATGCGGTTCTATCATTAAGCTATGTGAGCTTAAAAATCGAAAATGGCGATTTGAAAGTTAATGGCCCTTGGGAAAGTGGCAGCAAAATACTTTTTATCCCGAAGGAAATTCTTACGGCTGATAATATTTTGAAAGTTTGTGAGTGTAAGCCGATGGCTCTTATGGGTGGAGAAATTGGTTCTTATCAAAATGACGAAGTTCCAATGTTCTTGAGACAGCTTCGTGAATTGTTTCCAGAAGTTTATGTCGAGCTTATCGCAAAGTCTCCGAGTCAAGAGAACAAAGTTCCACATTTTGTTGGAAAGCAAGCAAAGTTACTTACGCTTAAACCGAATTGCGAGTACAAAACAAGGTACGGCAAATTCTTCTTTGATGGAAAGTACGCCTATTTCGATAATTACGATACTGCTTTTAAACCGTTCTGGAAATGTGGAAACATGAGTGTGAAAGTAGAAGTTACAAATGATACAGTAGTTACGGTATCTGATAATGAACAGGTGCTGGAGACTACAGAATTTGTATGAGGTGATTTGATATGGGAAATCGGAAGCGTGCTATTGCCATCGACTTTGATGGCACTCTCTGTGAGAATAATTATCCCGATATTGGTGAGCCAAACTGGAATGTAATTTATGAAGCAATTCAGGAACAGAAGCATGGTGCGGGCTTGATTCTATGGACTTGCCGGGAAGGAAAGCTCTTGTATGACGCAATGGAAGCTTGCTTCGATTGGGGCATTCAGTTTGATGCAATCAATGAGAGTCTTCCTGAGTGGAAAGAGCATTTTGGCACTGCTCCTAGAAAGGTTGGAGCTGATGAATATTGGGACGATAAAGCTAAAGTTGTAAAGAATGGAGAGTTGATTGATAATGAATAAAGTGGATAATTACGATTTGCAATTAAATTTGCTTGACAAAGCACATCAATCACTTGCACATACTATTGCAGATTTAGAACTACTTCGGGAAGGCACAGCATTTAATCAGATTTTAAATGATGGTGCTCATATTATTGAACCGTATGAATTGACTCATATTCTTGATAAATTTGCAGAGCAGCATCCAGATTGGGAGATTTGTATCGAAACCGACCACGGATCGGTTAGTGAGAAATTTAAGATGGATCATGTTTTCTATGAAGGTATGGGAGATATGATTGTTCTTGATTTTGAATGAAAAATGGAAAAACGACGATATAGATATTACAAAATTGATTACCGTACATATAATTATACGCTCAAGAAATATCACAACTTACACAGAGAAATCTACGCTGAAAATGCAAGAGATGCAGTTCAAATGCTAAAAAGTAAAGAGTGTAATCGTGAGTTTGAGGTTGTTAAAGTCTACTTTGTTGATATTTTCGGTGATAGAAACGATAGATTTTATCCACGAACTTATGTGATTGATAAAGAAGATTTTGAGTGAGGTGAGTATATGGTTTACATTACAGGCGATATTCATGGTGATTTTAATCGTTTTTTAGAATTGGAAAAGTTTTGCCATGAACACAATCTTGGAAAGAATGACTGGATTGTCTGCCTTGGCGATGTCGGTTTGAACTATTACGGCAAGGACGACCCTCGCGAATGGAGTATTAAGACTATCGCCGCAGATATTCCTGCAAATCTGTTTTGTATTTATGGCAACCACGAACGCCGCCCTTCTCGTAAGGATGGTTATAGGACAAAGGAAATCAGTGGAGATATTTGCGGCAAAGTGTGGCATGACCCACATTATCCCAATCAGTATTTCGCTATCGATGGCGAAGTTTACCAGATTCTTGCTGATAGGGAAATTCTGAACTGTCTTGTTTGTGGCGGAGCTTATTCCGTAGATAAATGTTATCGGTTGGAGCGTGGATGGAACTGGTGGCCGGATGAACAGCCTAATGAGAAGACTAAGAAAAAGATCTGGAATATTACACATGACCCTCAAATCGATGGTATTGATGTTATGCTCACGCATACTTGTCCATTCCGGTTCATTCCAACTGAATTGTTTATCGGTGGTATTGATCAAAGCACAGTAGACCAGTCAACTGAAATATTCTTTGATAATATATACGAATGCTATCCTAACGATTGTAAACCATTCTGGTACTTCGGCCATTTCCATGGCAACAAGTACACCGATGGCTATGTGATGCTTTTCGACGATATTATTAAGTTTGGAGATAAGAGGAAGGAGTAAGAATGTCAAGTAGTTTACACACGCACTCGAATTACAGTCTGCTAGATGGGTACTCTTCTCCTGAAGAAAATCTAAAAAGAGCATCTGAACTCGGTTTAAAGGCCGTTGCTATTACAGAGCATGGTGAGGTAACAAGCTGGCCGTACTACTCAGAACTAAAAGACAAGTATCCGAATGTAAAACTTCTTTATGGTATTGAGGCATATGAGTGTGAGGACAGGGAAGTAAAGGACAAGAACAGTAAATACTGGCACTTGATTATCATCGCAAAAAACGAAGCTGGTCGTCAGGCGGTCAATCGTCTATCTACACTTGGTCATCTTCATGGCTTTTACAGCCGTCCTCGTATCACAAAAGAGGATATTGCTAAGGAAGACACGAATAATTTGATTATCCTGTCTGCTTGTTTGGCAAGTAGGCTATCCAAAACGGATGATTATGACACTTGTGTCAAGCTGGTCCAAGAGTATAAGAGCTTATTCCCTCACTATTATCTTGAGGTTCAGGCTCACGCAAACAGTGAACAGGCAAGATACAATCAGAAAATCATGCGGTTGGCAAACGATACTCACACAAAAGTAGTTGTCACAAACGATGTCCATGCTGCCACCAAAAAGGATCTTTATTATCAAGACTACTTCCTTCGTATCGCACATGATACGGAAACTGCCGCAGAAATCTATGAAGGATGTTATTTCATGTCTCGCGAAGAGCAACATGAAGTTCTTGATAGTCAGATTGGATATGATGCAGCAGAATGGTGTATCAACAACACTGATGAGGTTGCTGACTTGTGTGACTATGTGGATATGCCTTGGCACGAACCTGAACTTCCCAAAATCGAGATTCCTACACAGTATTCTAGCTCAGCAGCTTACCTGAAAGATCTTGTAAAAGAGGGATGGAAGAAACGCGGTATTGACAAGTTTGATGTAGAAAAGCAGAAGATTTATCGTAAGCGTGTTGATGACGAGTTGTTTGTCATTGAGAAGAAAGACTTCTGTGACTACTTTTTAATTCTGGTTGATTACATTAACTGGTGCAAGCAAAATGATGTCATTGTTGGCCCTGGGCGTGGTTCTGCCGCTGGCTCACTTGTATGTTACCTGATTGGCATTACGCAGCTTGATTCAATCAAGTATGAACTTGACTTCGGACGATTCCTTACCATTGAGCGAAAAGACCTTCCTGACGTTGATGTTGATGTCAGTGACCGTACTAAGGTTGTTGAGTATCTGACACAAAAGTACGGTGAAGATCGAGTGGTTCAGGTTATGAATATCGTGTACACCACTCCGGTTACTTCAATTCAGGATGTTGGTAAGGTGCTCGGTTTCCCGTATGCTGAGATAAGAAAAATCAGCGAGAAATTCGTTCAAAAGACATGGAAAGATTGCCTTGAAGCCAACCCAGAAGTAGCTGAGAATCCAAAATATAAGGAACTACTTGATATCGCAAGTCATATCAATGGTCGCCCACGAGGGTATGGTATCCATGCTGGCGGCGTTATTGTTTGCCGACATCCTTATTACGAGTATATCGGTATCCGGCACGGTACTGACGGAGAGCACGTTATCTCTGTTGACAAGGTGATGGACGAGAAGATTGGACTTGTTAAGTTTGATATTCTTGGTGTTGCGTCGCTGGTTGCCATTGATGAAGCGAAGCGTGAGGATAATATTCCAGACTGGGAAATTGATATCAACAATCCTGAGTTTGAGAACGACAAGGCAACTTACGATTTGATTTGCTCCGGTAAGACAGACAATCTATTCCAGATTGAATCATCCGGTATGAAAGATCTGGTTGCGCAGCTTCAGCCTAGGTCGATTGAAGAGTTATCTGCTCTGATTGCTCTTTATCGTCCTGATGCAATGCCGTCGATTCCTACATATGTTGATTGCAAGTATCATCCTGAACATATTCACTACTTCCATCCTGATATGGAACCAATTTTCCGCAGTACCTATGGCGTGAACATCTATCAGGAACAGAGCATGAAGCTCACGAAGGTCTTTGGCGGTCGAAACGATGCCGGTGCTGATAGAATGCGTAAATGTTTGGCAAAGAAAAAACCTGAGAAAGTTAAGGAAGAAGTTACTATCCTCCGAAAAGAAATACTGGATAACGGGTACGACTCTCGTACCGCAGAGTATATTTGTGACGAATTGTCCACCAAGGGTGGATATGGATTGACGAAAGTTAAGTCCCTTATGTTGGCAACAGCATAAGCAAACGCCGAATATGCGGGAAACTCCTTAGAGCCTTATGTACCAAAGTGTAATAATCATAAGGATTGGACAATCCGCAGAGATAGCGCAGAAATGCGAAGCTCTCAACGACTACCAAGGCGTATTTCGCAAGAAATAATGGTATAGTCTACTCCCTATACAAATACTGCGAAAGCAGGGGTATGAAGATTAACAAGTCACATTCTCAGGCGTATGCCGTTATCTGCCTTCAAACCGCATACTTAAAAACACACCATCCGCTTGCATTCTTTAAGGCTATGCTGAATCTAAATAAAGCAAAGGTCGGCAAGGTCAACAAGATCATGGTGGATGCACGCAGCTTTGATATTCAGATTCTTCCGCCGAGTATCAATCGTTCCGGCATGGACTTTACTGTGTCAAATGGTAAAATCCTGTTTGGCTTATCTGCTATCGGTGGTATTGGCAATACACTTGCTGAGGCTATCATTGCAGAGCGAGATAAGAATGGAAAATTTAAGGGGCTTGAAGACTTCATGAGTCGTGTCCGTACAACGAAGGCGCAAATCATTGCGTTGGTCAAATCCGGTGCGATTCCTACAAAGAACAAACGAATATTCTTGGAAAAGTACATTGCCAGCGGTTTGGAACAATCTGAGTTTAAGCCAGTCAGTACACTTCCTACCAAAGCAGTTTTGCTGAGTAAGTGGGATATTGATACGGAGCATTATAAGGTTGGTAAGAAGGTTGACAAAGAAACCGTCCTACGAATCTATAATGAAAAGCGTCGTGTCGTACATGAAACCGAGAAGCTGAAAAAGAAAGAAGCATATATGGCCGAGCAGACCACGAAATATCTACAAGATGAAGAACTTTGGGAGTTCCAGACTTTACAGACCTTTATCAGTGACACGAATCCTTTCGAGAAGGCATTTGCTTATATCAAGGATTTCTCTGAAATTGAAGAAGGTGATTCTTGTGTGCTTGTTGGTATTATCGCAAAGATCCAAAAGAAGAAAACAAAGACTGGTATGCAGTTTGCATTTATAAATCTGTATTCTGGCGATGGTATCATTGAGCTGACCGTATGGCCGAGAGTCTTGTCGTATTATCAGGATTTAATTGTAAAGGGAAGTCAGGTAGCTGTGCTTGGAAAGAAGGAAGATGAATCGCACGTTATTGCAAGCAACTTCAAACCTTACAAGCAGTGGTTGCATGATAGAGAGATTGCGTAATGAAAGGTATATTATTTACTACTGACGGAGAGGTTCTTTGTGAATTTCCTGAGTTTGAAATTGGGAATCATTACAAAGACAAAACTGTGATCAAAATACATTGTACGAATTGTTGCGTTGTGAGAAAAGTTCAGAAATGGAAATTCGATTATGCAGAACAATGCGAGCGTACCACAAAATGGTTTTATTGCAGAGTGTGCGGAGGACTGACAGAATTTAGATTAGGTGCATAATAAGAGGGCTATAAAGTGGCAGATAAGAAATTTAATGAAAATATGATCCGTTGCTACATCAGGATAAAACGAGTCTTTTATCCGAAAGATGGGAGGGAGGTGGAGCCCGGCGGCTTCGCCACTTTCTCTGCCGAGG